GTAGATGGATTTATAGAAATAGAATTTGATTTTTCTATTAAATCAAAAACCGTAACATTGTTTCTATATTTTTGTATTGGAGCCGGCAAAGTATCTACATATTCTCCATAATATCTATGTCCAACACAAAGATAGAAACTACCATTTTCAAGTCTTATTAATTCCCCGCCAGTAGCACAAACATGAAGGTTCGGATTTGAATCAAAAGCGAATATTGTTTCAAGCATTATATTTTTTCGTTTAAGAGAAACTCTTTCTATTAACGCAGGTAAATTTATTCTCGAGATAGTACTATCTGTTATGAATTTTGATGAAGAAGATGAACCAGCTTTACCATATCCACCACACAAATAAAGAAAATCTCTATATTGGGTTTGTTGCATATTTGTGGTTGCATACTGATTTTGAATTGTTTGTGGCAATTCATAAACACTCATACTATCAAGAATATGTGTTTTTGTATCATAGACATATATGTACTTATTAGCTTTTGAATAAGGAAAAGCGGGAGTTGGTTGATTTGGAAAACCGTGAAATCCATTTGTTCTTCCTCCTAAAATAATCCAATAATCTTTATGCGTGGCAAATGCAAAAGATTGTAATGCAGGAAGATTTTTAAAATCTTTATTTTCTACAATAGAAAAATTAAATTTAGTTTCTCCTAAATTTCTATTTGAACACATGTAGAAAAATAGGCAAAAAGTGATTGCTAATAAGGTCAGTGTTATAACTGTTTTTTTCATATTTTTTAATTTGACAATGGTGCTTTAATTGTTAGGTGTGATTTGTAGTTTTTTAGAGTAAAGTCATCGATTTTATAGGATGGTAAACAATTATATTCTGTCCATACTACTTCATCTTCTATCTTGATTGTAGGTAACTCAAATGGTGTTCTAACAATTTGTTCCTTTGCTTGTTCGATATGATTCGAATATAAATGGGTATCACCGAGGTTTCCAATCAATTCTTCAGGTATCATGTTCACTTCCTTAGCAATTATTTCAAGTAGTAATCCATAGGAAGCAATGTTAAATGGTAATCCTAAAAATGTATCTACTGAACGTTGATTCCACATTAAAGAGATTGTTCGTTTTGGTATATTGTATAATTGCAATTCTTCACTCAACCCACCACCGAATGGTATTAGATCATCGACTGTAGATTTGAATTTTTCTGTACCCATTTTTTGTTCCAATAGTTTCCATCTCTCCTCGCCACTCAATTCTCTTGTATAAACTTGAAATCCATAATGACAAGGTGGAAGAACCATTTGGTCTAATTCACCTACATTCCAAGCTGATACCATTAATCGTCTTGAGTCTGGATTTGTTTTAAGATTATAGATTAGATTAAAAATTTGGTCTGTACCTTCTAAGTAATCTTTATGTTTTTCAATACCCTCAATTACTTTTAATATGTCATGTTGTCCTTCATGAAATCCTTTCCAACTCCTCCATTGCTTACCGTAGATTGGTCCCAATTCACCCCATTTCTTAGCAAACTCATCATCGGTTTTAATTTTGTTGATGAATTCTTCTTGTGTCAAACAATATGGGTCAGGTTCTGAATTTTTTAATACCCAGTTTTTATAAGCGTCTCCATCCCAAATATGGCAATTATTATCAACTAAGTATTTAATGTTTGTATCACCTCTTAAAAACCATAGGAGTTCTGTTACAATCGATTTCCAATGCATCTTTTTTGTTGTGAGTAATGGAAACCCTTCACTCATCTTGTGACGAATTTGTCTACCAAAAACTGATATGGTACCAGTTCCAGTCCTATCTTTTTTTTCCACACCTGTACTGAGAATATCTTTCAATAAGGCTTGATAACTTGAATCTAAATTATTCATAACTTGATTTTATGTGTTCCATTGCTAATTCGAGTGATTCTAACATCGTCATTTTATTATTTTTTTCTCTCAAAAGTCTTGAAAGATCTAATACCTGATCACGAATTTTCAACTCATAAGCTTGGTGCAACAACTCATCTATAATTTCTTCGTTTGTCATGACAAATGTTTATTGTTCCATTCTTCGATAATGTACCCTATGTTGTTGCAAAGATAATCCATTTTAGATAACCAACCCAACACATCGTTAACACCTAAATTATAAGATTCCTCAACACATTTTTCAACCGATTGTCTGTCTAAAAGTATGTGATGAACAATATTATTTTCAATTATTTTTTCAAGCTCTATTTTCATGATTTTCGTTTTTTACATAATGTTTTAAAAATACCGAGTTACATTAACACATAACATGTATTATGATACTGATACTATTTTTTAATAATCATATTGGTGGATTGAATACCTAATCTCAATACAGGTAGTTGTTTTTCGAATTGATCTCTTTGCATAACTTCATAATAACCATCAAGAATTTTCACTGTTGGTGTATTTTCTAATTCTAATAGTATAGTCCCACTCGCAGATGGTCCATCATAGAGTTTAACTGATTTTGTTGTTGTGTTGAAAAGTAGTGTTTGCATTTTTTGTATTTTAAAGTTTAATTTGAAATCTGTTTTTGGTCAGGTCTATCTTTTCCTCAGATGTACCATGAACATTTTGTTCTACATTAGGACTTTCTACGATTATCGTGTGTATTTTGTATCCATATTTTTTTGCCACTATTCGATAAAATCTCATTTCAGAGTCTTGTATAAAAGTATTTGACACGATAATATTACGAAAAAAAATCCATCCAAAAATACTCGGATGCATCCAATGTGCAATTTTTCTTTTACACAAATTGTGAGCCTCCTGTAATTTTGTAGGATCTAAATTATGGGTTTTGTCTTTAATAAAAAATTGGTCTACTTCAAAAATTTGCCATGGTTTACCTAAAGATCTGGCAACGGTAGATTTATCAGGGCCTGGTAAACCCCTTACTAAGTAAAGATTTTTCATTGGTCTATTTTTAGAAGTTGTTCAATGTGATGATCTTTTTGCATCTCAGATAGTTTTTCTCTATGCCGTAACATAGGTATCACTTCAGTTTTTAAATTATAGGGCCTAAATTCAGGATGACCATCCATACCAACATCCATTCTTTGTCCCATACCAAAACGAAATTGTGTTTTAAGGTGACAGTGACCGTGTAAGTGCATTACACCCTTTGCTAAACCATCCCAAGATGATATTGGGTAGTGCATCAAGCGTAATTTAAATTGTCCGTACTCGAGTGTATTATAGTTACTAGTGCTCATGAATAATCCCTGACATCCCTCGCGGTTTTTTTCGATGTGATTGTCGTGGTTTCCGAGGATCAAGTGAATATTTTTACAAACTAATCTACCCGAGAACTCAAGTATTTTTTCAAATCCACCAAATGACCAATCACCTAAATGTATTAGAATATCATCTTGACCAACAACTTTGTTCAGGTTATTGACAATTGTTGCATCCATTCTGTCAAGGTCAGGGAAATCGCGGGTTTGGTTGACAGGAATTTTACCTTCAATCGTTCTCCAGTTCGTTACACCACGACATATGTTTTTGTGATGGTAATGCGTGTCGGAGGTGACCCATACGTTTGTATCGTAGTCTATTTTTATCATCACAACAAAGGTAATAAAAAAAATTTATTTAGGAGACAGAACCCATGTAATTTTTCCAAAGACGTTTGATTGTCCTGAAAACTTCCTAACCTTGAAATGGTTGGATTCTGTTAAAACACAAAGATCCCCCACTTCAGGATCATCGGCTTTAGAAACTACCAAGATACTATCAGTCGTAATACCGAGAGTGGAGGGACCTTTATATTTTAGGTAGAAGGTTGAGTAAACGTCCTCTACTATTAATTCGTTGAGATCTAATCTTTTTGATACATAAGTTTCAGCAGGAGAAGCAAAACCAGTGGTTCTTGTTTTTACATCTAATGATGATTGTAACATGTTACAAATTTAATCTACTTCATTCGTAAGGTCAAAAGAATTTCAAATTATTTTTACCAGCTTGAGATACTTGATACCGAAATTCATCTAGTAAATCAAGAATGTGGGTGGAAAAAAATTATTTATTTTTCAAATACAAACTATTTATAAAAAAAATAATATATGCCAGCATATTTTTTCAATGTTACAGACTCCGAAAGACAGAACATTTTGGATCAACATAAAAAACCGTATGACGGACTTAGAACTATGGGTTGGGAATCTAAGAATCCTCAAACATTATACGTTCAAGATTTTGCAAATGATAAAATGGGTGTTACTATCAATAGCAAGGGTGAGGTTAAAGAATACACTAACACCAAAATACACGAACAAATTGAAGAACAAGAAAAGTGTGAACAATGTGGAAATGAAATGGAGAATTTGGAAGAACTAACATCACAAGAAGAGGATTTGGATGATGTTGAGGATTTAAATCCCTCCGCTGAATTTGATTATGTTGGAGGCGCGGACAATGAAACCGACACTTACGAGGGTATGGATGAAGAAATTTCTGAATCACTAGAGTTAGAAAGGACGACAATTATGGAAATGTTCCAAAGAATGAAAGTTATTTAATAAAAGGTCTATAACCTTCTTTATCATAAATTAATTTATGACCATGGATATCTAAATTCATGGTCATTTTATTTTCCACATCCTCTCTTACCATATCTCTGAGTTCTTGATGAGCAAAGGAACTCAACTTATTCATTACAACATCGATACCCCCGAACCAAGAGCAATGCCATCCGCATAAATTATCACTGTGAAATTTATCTAAAGAATATCGATTTTTTCTTATTTCTTGTGGAGTTGTTTTTAACAACGTCTTCCATCTAACGGCTGCGGTACCTGGCCAATAACCATTATGATATCTATCAAAATCCCAAATACACCATTTTTGTAATTGAAACCCATAATCATCCTGAGGTATTGAATTTAGGAACATATCAAGTTTTTGTGGATCAGGAATCTCGTCCAAGTCTGAAATCAGAATCATATCATCAGGATTCAAATTAAATCTATGGAGAGACCTCAAGATTTCATTTCTCTGAAAATTCTCTCTAAACCAATGTATGTGAAGATCTTCGGGAACATCTATTTCACTTGGTTGATAAAGAATCTTCTCGGGGAATTTTTCAATAACAATGTGGGATATTTTATCTGAATATTTTTCATATAAATGTTTGTTGAGGTCGAAAAATGCTGGCTTGAATTTCCCTGAGTGAGTTTGTTTCGATTCTACAATTATAAACTTATCTACTTTGTCATTAAGAAGTTCTAATCTCAAATCTAAAATATTAAATTCATCGTTGAACACAAAACAATCATAAACTTTTGGTTCTATAAATTTTACATTTGTTTTTTCTCTTACGGTTTCAGTAAGAGATATATTGATAGAATTAATTTTTTTTGATTCAGAGATTACCCACTCCAAGAGGTTTTTTTTACTGAGGAAATGTGAAAATGTAAAAACGTATCCAACACATTCAAAGTAACCATGATCATTAGACACTAACAAACACGGGTTTGAAAGAAGATCAACATACCAATTTTCCATTTTCATTCTAAAGGGCTCGGTATGTTTGGAAACAATAAAAATATCCGTAGGAGTCAAATTATATTTTTTATCGAAATAAAAAATTGATTCGTTTATTTTATTCGTAAAATTTTCTTGATCAGTTATAAAAAGTGTTTCGATTGACTCATTGAATTTTCTCAACGGGTTTTTTTCAAAATTTGACAATAAATCTATTTCGAATATCCTTTTTTTCATAGTGAGATATTTCTTATTGAAAATAATAATATTATATTTTCGATATTAAACATTAATATTATGCATGAATCAACCCCATTCATCTCAAGACATAGAAACTCCAATATAAATTACAGTAACTACTATTATTTTACAAACGTTTTTACCCCCGTAGAACTTTTGGACCTAAATTTACTTGGCGAAAAAACTAAAAAAGAAAAGGGGGGTGTTACAGAAGAAGGTAAGATTTCAGATACTAGAATAAGTGAGATTGGTTGGATTATGCCCGATTCAGAATCGATGTGGCTTTTTAATAAATTGACCACTTTGGTTTTTGAGGGAAATGATGCGATGTGGAATTTTGATCTATTAGGATACAATGATAGTTTACAATACACCACATATTATGGGGGAGGTGGTCACTATGATTGGCACACCGACGTAGGGCCTGGTATGGCAAACAGAAAGATTTCAGTTGTAGTTCAATTGTCTGATCCATCAGAATATACAGGAGGAGTACTCAATCTCAACGGAGGTAACGGAATGATAGAATGCCCTAAAGAAAAAAACACTGTAATAATTTTTCCATCGTTTGTACTACATAGAGTCACACCTGTTTTGACAGGAATTAGAAAATCTTTAGTAACATGGATAGCGGGACCTCCACTAAGATAAGACAAGTTATTTCATCCAAAGACTTTAAGAAAATTATTCGTGAAAATGAAACTTTTCTTTTACACCTGATTGACGACATACAAAATTTACAGACAACATTTATTTCAATAAACTCAATTGAAAAAAGAAAGGAATCTACTGGAATCGATGCGGATCCTTTCGAGATATGGTTGAAATTTGTTAATTTAAACTATTATGAAATAGAAATGAAAGATGCTGTGGATATTATGTTGGATTTTGGGTACGACAATAGAAACATTTTCAGAACAGATTTTGTCAAGGGCATACCGCGAATTTCTTTCCTTCCTACAATGATGATAATACATCAAGGAAAAGTCTTCCACAATACACAAAATAATTGTTATTGTTTTGAGTCAATTATTGAGGGTTTGTTAAGACTGAACCCTGACTTAGTATTAGTCCCTGATTAATATTCCGTATTGAAAAAGAAAACTTGAAACAATCTTCCATCATAAATGTTTTTCCCAAAATAGTCTAAAGAGACGTGGAAGTTATCTGCTCTGTATAGGATTAGTCGGTTAAATATATTTCCAACACGATCTACCATTTCCCATTTTGTCATGTCTTGACACTCATCCCAAGCTTCTTGTGCTTCCTCAGGTTTTTCAGTTTTGTAATCATATGATCTTCTACCAGTTTCTTTGTGTCTAAATAATCCTGTTCCTGAAGACAGAGGGGCATCTGGTGTTAAATAACAAACACCTGCCCAATCGGTCGTAGAATCTGCATGAATCCAAGATCGGTCGGTTGCAATCGTGTATTGATAAGATCCTGTATATTGATCTTCACCCCAAAAGGTTACTTTTCCAGCGTGAGGTCCAACAATCGACTGTATTGTATTTCTAAGGCTATCATTCATGAAAGAAATTGTCCTCTGTCCTGGATAGTTTCCTCTAACAGCAAATTCTTGTTTGAGGGCAAAGTCCCTTACTTGCCAAGGATTTGTGTAGAAGTCATCTACTGTAATCGAATTGATCTTCATACTTTTTTTTTAAAATATAATAGTAAAAATTTTTTTTTGAAATACACTTTTACATTATATTGTAATATTTCTTATAAAAAGTTTATGGAAATAAAGGAGATTGTATCTTATTCGGTATTGCCTTCAGCGAACATTTTGGAGGTTGCATTTAGGACAATAGATGATACTGACGAGCATATTAGGAATGTAGTGATAGAGTATAGTGAGGTCGCCGACTATGGTTTTGAGTTAGAAACTGAGTCAATAGATTTCTTTTTTGATGAGGAAGAAGATTTAGGAAACGATGTATCGGATTACGTGGAATTGGAAGAGGAGGAGCTTGTGAGTTTCTTGAATGAGTATTTTTTAGTAAATCCCAACAGACTACCTGAAGCGATAATTTTTTAAGGACCAACTCTTGTTAGATTGATAATCATTATTTTTTTCTCACCAAATTTATATGATGGCCAAATTCCACTACTTGTGAGTTCCAAACTTTCCAATTTGTCCTCTGTTATTTGAAAAGTGAGGGTGTGTCTAGCATTTGTTTTTAAAACATCGGTGTAAGAGAATTGTAAATAACCTGATTGCCATTGATTGTTACCCCAAATCCAATAAGATGTTTGATATCTAAAATCCCACAGGTCTGAACCTGTTTGACTCACACCCAAATATCTTAAATTTATGAGATCATACCCGAAGTGTAAAAATGTATACCCAACTCGGATTCGATCGAAAGGCACCGGAGCATTCCTACTCGTATCGATATAAACATCACCAATTCTGTAGGTTGAATCAGTGGTGGTGTTTTGATCAACAGATTTCATTGTTATCCTGTTGATCATATATTTTCCACTCAGGGTTACAGTTGTTCCCGCAACATATTTCTCACAACTGACGAAAAATAATGATACGAGGGCTAGTAAAAACAATATCTTAATTTTCATAATTCGAAGATATGAAACATTTTCCATAACAACAAATATTTATTTACATGGTTTTGGATATTGATATCATAATTAACTTTCTGAACAAATTTTCAATGAATCAAAACGATGAGTTGATAGAGCAAGATGCTAAAACAGGAGGGTCGGATCAAGGTGGATCAACTTCATCAGCATCTCCAATGAAAAAATGGGAATCAGGTAGAAAATTCGGCAAAAGTTATATGAACGATCCTAAATATAAATGGAGTAGTGATCGAAATTTTGGAAAAACATATATGAACGATCCAAAATATAAATGGGACTCAGGAGCAAGTAGAGGACATGCAAATCCAGTTCCTTGAGATATTTATAATAAAAATTTTACGATGTATCATAAAAAACTTACACCCGAAGAATCTTTGAAATTGATCAAACTCAGAATGAATTATGATTCGAAGAAAACCCTTAATGAGAATATTAAAATTGTTGAGCAAATTGATATAAGTGGCCACATCAGAGACATTAACGATGAGGTCAAAAAATTTAACTCGAATGAAACAAATGTTATTAAAATCTTACAAAACTATAAAACAAAAGCCAACTTTGATAAATTAGCAAAGGCATATAAAGAAAAATATAATGTAGGGATTGGTCAAGCTCTTTATGATATGATCAATGCGAATGATCCAAAAGAGTCTCAGGACTTGAAAGACTGGGCCAAAAATCTTGGTATGAATGCCGAGGCCGGCAGTATTCCTGGAACTAACGGCAGATACTGGGAGTGGAAATTTTCAAGTGTAGGTTCAGGTGAAAAATCAGGAGAGTCTAAAGGCACACAACCTTCTATACCAACAGAACTCAAAGACATCGAAGGAGTAAAAAAATTCCAAGATTGGGCCGATACAAATAAAGCTGGATGGGCTACAGGATTCAAAGAAGGGAAGTTGAATCGTGGATCAGGATATGGTAAATTCGGTCCAAGAACTTCTAAGGCTTGGAATCAATATAAAAATGAATATTTAGGTGGAAACTCGACAGCAACGGGTGAAGAGGGATTAGAAGGTGGTGGTGGAGGATCAACAGAAGAACAACCGGATTAATTTATATGAAAAAGAACATATTTGAACAACCTCAACCTAATACAGGTACTGATTTAGATAAATTGAAAAGGGCAATTGATGCTGGATGTATTGCAAAATACAAGTGGTTCGTTCCATTGACAGGTGGAAAGGACCAAAAATACCCATCATTGAGAAAAGAAACGGCTACAGGTAAAGATGTCGTAGCGGGAAAGGGCACCAAAGATGGAACTGTGTTCCTTTTTTACGCCGATGGAACTCTTAAGAATCTTAAAAGTGGTAAATCACATCCTTGGGTATGTGATGCTATGAATGTTGTACCTGAAACACCATTGGATAGATACCAATTAGACGTATTGAAAATTATTGGTAAGCCTGAAAACGGTGGTTGGTTTACAAAACCTGTACCCTCAGAAGTAGAAATTGAAGACGGAACTTTCACTAGAGAAGATCTAAAGAACCCGACTTCAGGACAAACAAGTTTATTGAAATATAGTAAATGGTTTACTGGGTTTACTGATGATAATTTTTTTGTTTATAGGAAAGGTGGAAACATACCTAAAGTACCAACTTCTCAAGTAACTGCAACCACAACAACAACCACAAAAACAACCAATCAAGCCGATCCAACACCCTCAACTCTAAGTCAAGGATTGAAGGATCAGTTGGAAAGGGCTAAAACTGATTTTAATAAAGTTGCTTGTGAAGGACTGATTAACTCATATTTCGAAATGGCACAATTTGCAAAAACACAAGATCCAAAAGAGTTAGATGAAATTAAAAAAACTATCTACGGATGTTATAGAAAAAACATGAGAAATCTGAGTCCCAACAGTAAAGACCAATTGAGATGGCTTAGCGGAAATGAAGAAAACGCTAAAAACATACTTGGTATGAAAAAGTTCAAGCAGATTGGAAATATAAGACAAGATAATGAAAGGAGAGTTTACAGACTCGATCAATTACCATCATTTTAAGATATGAAAAATTTAAAAAAAGATATTAGAAAGTCTCTTTTAGAGGCAAAAAAACAAAAAGAGAATAGATTAATTGAATCAAAAATTGTTCAATCAAGATTAATAACTCTTTTAGAATCTACACCCGATTTTGGAAACTTTAAAAATTTAACATTCGAAAGACAATGGGAGATAGGTGTTCCATTTATGCAAGAAGTATATTATCTCAAGAAACTTGGAGTAGATGATAACTTGATTAACGAACAAAGTCTTTCAAATCTTTTAGGTAAAATATTCGGAACCACTTTTTCCTCAGGATTTGAGACTATATTCGAAGCGATGATCTCATCTTTCTTGAAGAAAATGGGTGCTTCAGGATTCATAGCTGATGCAATAACATTTTTCTTTGTGAGGAACCCCAAAAAGGTTTTGGAATCGTTCTCAGATTGTAAAGCTCTCGCCGCAAACATGGGACAGGCTGTATTAGAAGCAATCCTTGTAAAATTACAGAGGCAATATGGTGTGACGGGAACAGCAATGGACTTTGTAAGAAATGCCTTGTTTGAGACAATGGAAAATAGTGATTTTGGAAAAAAACTAGGTGACCAATTCTCAGGTTTAATCTGTGGATTTTTCTCGAGCGCAACTTCAAAAGGAACACAAATATTAAATGCAATTAATCAAACACCACCGAAACCAGCAGTAGCCACAAGTTGATATCACAGGTTAACGACCTTTGATTATAAATGGGTGAAAATTAAGGGAGGTATTTTTGATCTTAAGGAGGGTGTTAATCACCCTCTTTTTTTTGTAAAAAAACTATTTCAAAAAATTTTCCTTGTAATCAAATAGTCTCCAATCACCAAGATATCTAATTTTCTATCGAGGAAAGTTTTCAATGCATCGGATGGAGTTTCAATAATTGGTTCATCAGGACCATTAAAACTTGTATTTAAAAGAACGGGTACACCTGTTTTATCAAAGAATTTTTGTAACAATTTATAAAACCTTTGATTAGTTTTGGGTGTAACTGATTGGTGTCTTGACGAGTAATCAATGTGCGTTACCGCAGGTATTTTGTCTCTCCATTCTTCTTTTACAGTGGTCGTTACAAGCATGTATGGTGAGAAGACATCAGATTCAAATATGTCTGACTGATGATCATAAAGAACCGCAGGAGCAAAAGGTCTATACCACTCTCTACCTTTTAGAAAATTGATATTTTTTTCCATCCACGGTTTTTGGGGTGATGCTAAGATGGACCTATTACCCAAAGCTCTTGGACCGATTTCAGAACCCCCTTGCATCCACCCAACAACTTTGTTTTCTGACAGATAATTGGATACGACTTCAGTCAATTTATCAAAATCCTCAAAATATTCATATTTACAATCTTCAAATTTTAATATCTCGGCTATTATTTCTCCCTTAGAGTATGTCTTCCCCAAATATGGACTCAAAAATGTTGTCTTGTCCATTTTTACTAAGCTTTGATAACCATACCAAGCACAACCTAATGGAATACCTGAGTCATCTGCTGGTGGTACAAAATAACAATCCTTATAAAGTTCTGATTTTATAATCAATTCATTGGAGTTGCAATTTAGAAACGATCCTCCAGCTAGACAAATATTATCCGATCCTGTGAGTTTTTTTGCCATTCTTCCGAGAATCAAAGAAGATTGTTCTTGTTCCCTTTGGTACAGACCAGCCACGTTAGCTCTTTGATAAAAATCACTATAATATCTGACCTCTGAATAGAATTCTATTAATTTTATTGAAATATCGTTGTCAAGTTCCTGAACTGAAAGTTGATGCTCATCTACAAATTTTTTATCAGCGTATGATGCTAATCCCATAAGTTTTCCCGCCGACCACCAATTCTTTTCTTTGTCATAAACTAATTGATATGTACCCATTCCATACATTGTGCCAAGTGATCCTTGTCCTTCAGTGTTAAAAGGATGTGGAAATGGTTGCCACTTTTTGAAAACTTCTTTATATCCGTCCATTGTAAAATTATAAATGCTGACAGACTCACCCCATGTATGACCTTCGGGCAAAATTGGCAAGTTTTCATTAGGATACCAGTTTTCTTTTCTTCGACCAAATGAATTAGTTTCCTCAATAGTGTTACCCATTGCATCAGCAACAACTACAGCACTTTTTTTAAAACCTGAAGAATAAAAAGATGAAAAAGCATGAGCTAAATGATGAGGTATAAATTTGAGTTTTTCGATAGATTGACCCAAATGTTGTTCAAATTGATCCTCCATATTAGAAAAAAATTCAGTAGAGGAATAGACGTATAGGTCTACGTCGTTATAATTTAAACCATAGTGGTTGAGACAATACTCAATACACAGTAAGGGCAAACCCTCTCCACCATTTCTAAATTTTCCACCATCATTTTTAATTCTTGATAATCTAGATTGAGTAATACCAATCAAGATTTTTCCATCTTTAATTAATACAGCCCCTCTATCGTGTCCGGCGGACATTCCCATTACAATCATAGGTGAAATATAATAAAATAGTGTTACAAAATAAATGTACTTAACGATCAGACATGACTTCGAGGAAACTCAGTACCTTGGGCGGGGGTCGAACCCGCACGGACTTTTTCGGTCCACAAGATTTTAAGTCTTGCGCGTATACCTATTTCGCCACCAAGGTATTAAGTCATTCTGTTTCTTCAGATATAATGGTCCCGTATTGAGACGCGGCTTTAGGATTCCTTTTCATGAAAATTTCATACGCCACCTGATATCTTCCAAGTTCGATTTGACAAGGGAAACAATCTGCGTGTAAGGAGTCGATTAGCTTTTGTAGTGAATCAATTGTATTTGCTTTAGTAATATCTCCGCCACCCAAAACTTCAATACGAGTGTTTTCGTTTAAATCCTTTTCACGTTTTAGGTCAACGTAAGCCCACAAAAATAATAAGGTCAATATTGTAAAACCAATTGTTATTTTAGTGTTGCTGGTCATTTTCATAATTATAATTTTATTTGTTAATAAATGAATGATTTTTGGAAGTCATCCCAAACCTTGTTTACAATCACGTTTTCACCAAGCAAAGTTGGGGCGAATGGTTTGTGTCTCATAGACATTTTTGCTTCTTCAGGAGTCATATCAGCTTTTTTGAGGTTACATTTGAAACAAGAGGTAACAAGGTTTTGCCAATCATTTTTTCCACCTCGTGATTTGGGAATTACGTGATCCAAGGTTAGATGTTTACTTGAACCACAATAAACACATTGATGGTTATCCCTCTTATAAATTCTATTTCTGTTGGGGCGAAGGTTTTTCCTGAAATGTTTAATATATTTTAGTAATCTAATAATCAAAGGACGAACATATGTTTTAAAACCTGTAACAATTGGGGATTTGTCAGACTTGACAATCTCTGCTTTCCCTTTATCTACCAAAACAAATCCTCGTCGAATGGTTGTTACATTCAACGGGGTGTAGTCAAAATTCAACACTAATACTCCGTTCATTCCAAATTTTTACAATATTATATTATTTATTTTTGAAAAACAAAAAAGGGTCAATTTTATTCGACCCTTTTGGTATATCACAATTTAGAAATAGTTTATGGTTCGAGATTTTCCACGTCTCATTGCAACCAAATTCTCATATAAACATGTTGTCTCCAAAAGACACAATATATCTTGTCTTATACTCATAGTCATAAATATTATTACTAATTGTATTTTTGTAAAAGTATTTCCTATATTTGTCAAGCGTGCGTAGCTCAATTGGTAGAGTACTGGCTTCCAAACCCAGGAGTTGTGGGTTCAAATCCTACCGTACGTGCAGATAGGTTGATTGGGGAATGGTGATTCTGATGACAAGAGATTGTATATCAGTCAGTATCATCTGAGTTGGGGTAAATACCTCTGAGTAATGCCAATCGTAAAAGGAGATGTCCACGCAACCATCTTCTCCTTTCCTAAACGGACCATTAGCTCAGAAGGTTAGAGCAGCACACTCATAATGTGAAGGTCGATGGTTCGAATCCATCTTGGTCCACCATTAATTTATTTTTGATATATTTATATTAATATTAAGCTATGAAACACATCTGTAATCTAATCAACAAACTTACTTTTGGAAAAGTATGTTTTGGTTGGTGTAAAAAATAAATTGTGACTAAATCTAAAAGCATTACACTCGTCCGTAAAACTCCCAAATTAGATTTACAAAAAATTCAAATTGGGAATTATGCATCTCGGATACTATCATCGCCAATTTTTATAAACCAATTTTGGGATTCGGTTGAGATGGTAAATCGTAATTACATTACAAGTAATCGTAAATGTATTGAACGAGAATTAAATCACTACCCACTTCGTTCTTTCAGATTCATAATAAATAAAAATTAATGATAAAAAAAATAAAACAGTGAAAAAATTTATAACCGCAGTAATTTTTTTATTTTTTTTACTACCATTTATTACTTTTGGACAAGATAAAATTAAATTCACTACAGGTGGAGTTACTTGTTCAATGTGTTCGAGAGCAATTCACGAATCACTTTCTAATGATAAATTCATTCAAAAAATAAAACCGAATCTTAAGACACAAGAATGGGATTTGGAATACAAAAAGGACGAATTTCAATTTAAAAACCTAAAAAAAAGAGTTGACGATGCTGGTTTCAGTATTATTACCTTATATTTTAACGGAAAATTGATTTTTGGAAACGACAGAAACAAAAAAAATTAAAATCAAAACTATGAAAAAACTATTATTATTATTAGGTTTTACTCTAATACTTTTTTCTTGTAAAAAAGAAAACACAAACATAGTTGAACAAAAAGAGATTGAACTGTCTCAAGTTGCTTCTGAGGGTGATGCCTTTTCAGAGCAATCTTTCAGTCATGTCTTTGATGATGTGATGGGGATGAGTGATGAGGTAGGAGTTATGGGTTCAGGCATTTTTGGAAGAGAATATGGTCTAGACACAGCACAGAGATGTTTTACAGTTAGAATAGAACGCCCATTGGCACCTCAAGCATTTCCAATGATTGTAACAATTACATTCCCACAATCAGGTTGTATGGGTCCTGACGGAAGGGTGAGAAGGGGACAAATAAAAACTGTTTACGGATGTAGATTGATGATTCCTGGTGCAGAATCAGTCACAAATTTCCTTAATTATAGTGTTGATTCCGTCACAGTTGGAGGAACGTACAAAATTAAAAATATAGTTGATCCGGTACAAATTATGATATTCCCTCCACAATACAATCATAAATGGTTGGTAACAGTTGTTGGTGGAAGATTAGGTTATCCTAATGGTGATGTGGTAGAATGGAACTCAACAAAAACAATTGAACAAATTGAAGGTTCTCATACACCTATACTTCGTGATGATATATTTAAGAAAACTGGTAATTCAAGTGGTCAATCTGTAAGAGGACTTAGAGCGACAAGTTGGTCTTCAGAAATAATCGAACCACTCATAAAAAAGAACACATGTAGATGGATAGTAAAAGGGCAAATTAAAACTGTAAGAAGAAATCTTTCTAACCCTAGTCCTTGGATTGGTATTCTTAATTTCGGAGATGGCAGATGCGATAATCAAGCATCATTAAACATAAATGGTAATATTAGAACAATAACTTTACCATAAAAAAAAATAAAAATTATGAAAAAAATCACAAAAATTTTAATCGGAATTGGTCTTGTAATAGCAGGAGCAATCGTATGGAAGACTTGTTCAACAACTCATCCTGTTGACCCTACTTTTGGAAACACAGGATTTGAAGTTGTAAATTCAACTGAAGACAGCGTTCAAATGTTTCTGACAATAAACTCACCAGCAGATTCCACTTGGGTTCAATCTGTTGACGGCATTTTTGGTATTCCAGCAGGTTCAGGATTACAAGGGTCTGTATGGTTGCAACCAAACGATACTTTGTCTTATACACCTACATTACAATTTTCAGGTAATGTATCGTTCGGAACTACTCCTGCACAATGTCCAACAGAAAGTTGGCCTACAGGTGTTAATATATTCGAATGGAGCACAAATGTCCCCAAAGGTGCTAATGAAGGGCTTGATTTAAGTTGTGTTGATGGTGTTAACTGTATAATGCACATAGATTTGATTGATGGACCTGATTGGATTGCAGATACTATAAGTGTTCGAACAATAGAAAATAAATTTATTGGAGGTAATACTGGTATTCCCGGTGTTTTCCCTTATGGATGTCCAGGTTGTACAAACACAGACGGAAAAGCCGCCTGTCAAACACCTAACGAAACACCAAATACTGAACCAATTTGTACTCCAACAAGAGGTACAGACCAAAAAGGTGGTAAAATAAGAATAACATTCAAAGGATATATTGAACCCGCTAAATAAATGTATAAATTTTTAGACTTTATTTTGAATTTCTCAGATTACCACACCAAAAATGGTTTTTATAAAGCTATTGTGTGGGCTATAATTACTATGGTTCTACTTACAGTGTTATTAAATAATATATTATAAGATTTTTATAATCAAAACAAAAGAAATACAAATTATTACATCACAATAAACCCTGAACACTAAAAAGTTCGGGGTTTATTATTATATTTGTATTACATTGGAAAGTAGCTCAGTTGGTAAGAGCTTTCGTCTGATACGCGAAGGGTCACAGGTTCGAATCCTGTCTTCCCAACATTACGTTAGATCTTTGTATAAAAAAAATAAGTCTCCTTAGCTCAGTGGTAGAGCATCTCGCTGTTAACGAGAGGGCCCAAGGTTCGAAACCTTGAGGGGACGCGTAAAAAATTATAAGTTTTAATATTTGAATTATTGTAAATAATGGCACATCCTAACTTACATGCCGAATCTTCGGCAAAAAAATTTGGTGGTAAACCTCAAGACTACATCCATTTACACGAATGGTTGGATGAAACTAAGGGTTGGATTGGTGATTCACTTCACAGGATGTTCAGACATCATGCTGAAGGTATATTCGAAATGGAAAAAAAGTTCGGTAGTGAGTTTCAAAATTCCGACAATAAAACTGTATACACAAGATACGTGGGAGAACAACATGTAAAAGAGGATTGTTTTGGATATATTCCCTCAGCGAAAGAATGGTTGATGAACATCCAAAACAAGAACAAACCTCAGTGGATGCTCAGAACCCTCAAAATGAATAGTACAGATTCCGAAACTCCGACATCTCTATAAGACCTAAGTCTCGATATCTATTGTCTGCCATCTGATTGTACTCATAGAAAGGATTGGTGAATTTAATAGGATTGGAAGATCCTCTTCTAATTACTCCAACACCCCAATCTGTGTTGATTGTATTTACAACAAGATCTTCTCTGTGTGATCTGAGATTATAGATTACTTTCCAAACCGTACCATTCCAAGGTTGTTGTTGTCCATCAACATAATAATCTTCACGTTGCATGAAATATGACTCTGGATTACTGTCATGAAGGAAAATAAAGCCGTTAGGATTTAGGTGATATAAAGAGTTTTTAACGTCTCTCATGACTTGTGTAGAAATATGTAATCCATCTATGAAGATAACATCCCATCGAAATCCTGAATCTAAGTCCAAATAGCCATTTTCTAATCCACTGAAAAATTCATCGGAGGTCATTTGATATTTTACGGTGTTATTGACAAATTCAAGACCTGGATCTACACCCATTTTATTTTCACAACTTATTAAATCAAAACAATCTGATGGATCACAAACACCTATTTCCAAATAATTTCTGAAATTATAACGATTAATTACTTCATTTATTATGTCATATCTGTAAACGTAATTCACAGTCAAAAGATATAACGACTTTATTGAATTGTAAACTTTGATTATATTTAATGATATGGAGAATATTTTGACACCTGAGGAAAAAAAATATCTTAGGTTTTATGCGAAATATATTAAATCATATGGCGAAGATGAAACCACTTTTCGGATATATGATTGGACACCTGATTACAGAAAAATTGTTGGTAAATTGAATTCTGAAGAAAATTACTATCTTGAAATACCCGAGAGAATTGGACCAATTTTAAATAGAATTTCTGAATCTTTAGCCAGTTATGAGCCAAGCTACGAAAGTGATGACATATCCGAAACTTGGGCAAATTTTATAATTAACAGTTATAACAATAGTATTGAGGTCCAATTTTGTTACAGTTATCAAACAAAAGAAGATGCGCCAATGAGTTGGGATAAGGAAGAAATCAAAGATGACGAAAATTTATCGAAAATTATGGATGAATTGTCTGAGTCTAGCTTACAAACTTTAACTGTCTATTTTAATGGAGGGGGTGATAGTGGACAAATCGAGGAAGCCAGGGATGAAAATGGAATTGAAAGAAACTTATCAGCAGCAATTGAAGAATGGTGTTACAATCAATTAGAAAGTAATTATGGTGGATGGGAAATAAACGAAGGTTCGAGCGGATCATTTAAATTCTATGTAAGACAGAAAGAAGTAATCTTGGACTTCGGTTGGTATAATGAAAATAGTGAAATGGATACAATTTACGAAGAAAAGTTTGACAAATAAAAAAAGTTTACTATATTATTTAATAATTATAAAAAAAGAGAGAGCTACAACGTTTAATTTGGTCTACACCAACAAATTCATGTAGTTCATACTTGATAATATCCTGATGTATAGCAATATACAAACCCTAAGCGACAGAAATGAAGTTTGGGGTTTTTTTATTTAAGGAATATCCTATATCTTTGTGTTGATTGGCCCCGTCGTCTAATGGTTAGGACACCACCCTTTCACGGTGGATATTTCGGTTCGAATCCGTGCGGGGCTACAAAAGTCTTAAATTCGAGCAATAAATTGTCTTAAATTTGAGCAATAATAAATAAGGTCGGGTGGCCGAGTGGTTTAGGCGGAGGTCTGCAAAACCTTCTACACAGGTTCGATTCCTGTTCTGACCTCAATAATGGAATGTAGCTCAGCTGGTAGAGTACTATTCTGATACGATAGTTGTCGGCGGTTCGAGCCCGCCCATTCCAACAAATAAAATGTTATGAGACGTAAAATTATCTTTATTGATGTAGATGGACCACTGGCATGGGGCACTTGGGGTGACGGGAGAGTTACGCTCAACGAAGCAAGCAAGACCTTCACAATTCCATACCCTTGGGTTGAGGAGGATTGTCAAGCTTTACAAAAGATTTGTGATGAAACAAATGCATCACTCGTTGTAAGTTCAGATTGGAAAAAGCATTTCAGTTTTATACAACTGAAAAGAATCTTCCAATACTACGGTATAACCGCTCCGATTGTAGATATTACAACTCATCAAGACTTATGGAATAAGATGAGCAGACCAGCAATCGAATGGGAAAGAGCATCTGAAATCACAAAGTGGGTGAAAGACAACAAAATCTCCAATTGGATTTCAATTGATGACATGAAACTTGATGGGCAATACAAATGGATGAAACCAAGAGTTCCAATGTGGAGACACGTACAGGTAGATGGTGATTGGGGTAAAGGTGGTAGATTAAGAGATAAAATTGATGAATGTATCAAAAAATTGGAAAAATAAACATATCTTTGTGTTATGAAAATGAATAGAGCGGATTTGACATTCAAATAAAATATTATTACAATTGATTATGAAACTATTTTGGACTTATTATGTTATTTCTGTTATCTACTGTGAAATTAAACTTTTTATAACATATAAGAAAGAATCAACGGCTGGTGCATTGAATATAACACCAGCTTTGGATGCAATTATGGTATTAATTTTGGGTTGGGTAATTGCCCCAATTGACTTTTTTTTGACTTGGATAAAATACTACAAGGAAGCTGAGGAAGCCAGACGAAGAAATTCTGATGGTAATAACTCTTTATAGGTTTTTGCGAGTTGTTTTGGGATTAAAAAAACTTTCGTTAAGTTATAATACCCATCAAACTTTTGAATCGTGAAATATTTTCTTGAATCGATTCATTTTTACTAACAGTATTCTTACTCAACCAATCAACCCAACCGTAACTTTTAACCTTATCATTCATTGATACGGTTTTCGTATTTTTTGAATCAAAATCTAATGATCTAAGTGGGTTAGTTAACAAATCCAAAATAGGGTCCTTTCTAGAATCTAAACTTGGTTTATCTTTTGGTTTATTAGGATCTTTTTCCTTCGACTCATCTTCAAACTGTTTAAAGCTCATTATTGTTTTAGATCTATCCAAAATTCTGACAATAGTATTTTGTCCAGCAATACCCAAAACTTTATTTTTTGGTATATTTTGACCCGCCCTTACTTTGATATTTTCTACAGAACAAAACTCAGTATAATAGGTTTTCTTATCGATTGCATGTTGAACAGTTATTGAATTTTTGCAATTATTTTTATCACTGATATCGACCACTTTACCGATATCGGGGTTTAACACCTTTTTTCCTTGGGAAATTGTATACTCCAAACTAGAAATATATCTTCCGTTTGAAAGTTCATAATCTTCATTGATCGGTGTTATAAAATCTCTATGTTCGAATTGTAAAATGGTGGCGTTTTTTAAAGGCTCTAATATGCCTTGTAATATTGGATCTTTATCCCTTTGTGATATATCTTTGATATTTCTGTTAGAAAATTTTCCACTGAAAAAATCATCCCAATTTGTTTTACCACTATCGTCAGATGGCGTCGCACCTGATAATGAAATATCAGAAGAACTTACATTTACCTTATCGATATATTGCATTGGGTCAACGAATTTACCATCTTTTTTTAGTGAGAAATGTAAATGTCGGCCATCACTTCTACCTCTACCTGGATCATTCGCACCACCACCACTTACCCCAATGATATCACCCTTTCTAACTTTTTGTCCTTGTCTAACATTTATTTTTTGCATGTGACAATATCCTGTTTTGAATCCATCAGGATGAGTTATAATAATTGTACCACCACAACTATCGTTTCTAATTTCTCCAACCTCTACAACACCATCAAGAGGAGATTTAACGTTTGCTGCATTAGCCGCTAAGTCAACACCATTATGGTTTCTACCCCATCTTGGTCCAAACTTTGAATTTACAGATGTGTTATCAAGGGGTGAGGAAAGTACAACCTCATTTATAACCTTTTTCATATACCATAAATACCCATTAAAAGAAAAAACCTACTTATTATTCGGCCTCATTCTTTTTATCCAAACCATATTTGATGTATTTGTACCAAACCCGTTCGTGTATGTAATATTGGATTGGTTTATAAAGTAACTCTATGACGCTGAATGCTGCACCAACTTTGACAGATCCTGTTGCAAACCACATTATGATAAATCCTATTAACGTGCTGATTATACGATAACTTATAGTTTTTGCAACGTGTCTTCTACTCTGTACCATTAAACTTCGTAGGAATTTACTAATTCAGATATATCAAGTCCCTCCCACCCCCGATCCCTGTTCAAATTTATACCAAGGGCTCTCGGAAGTTCAGGATTTTCTGGATCCTTATCGTTTAAGATTACTCTTGTACCCCTTCCCAAGTTCATCACAAGTTGATGATACTTTACACCAAGTTTTTCCAACTCTTGTTTTGTAAATAGTTCATAAGTACTTGGACGAGCAGTGGTGATAACAACAACAGCACCTTCATCATAATAATTGTTTACTGTGTCAATGACTTCTTGAATTGGTGTTAATACAGCTGTTGAAAGTTCACTAAACTTACGATATTGAACTAATGTACCATCAATGTCGACAAATAACGTTGGATTTTTAATTGTTTTACTCATTGCTCAAGAAAAAATGTACCCCCTTACTTCGGTAATCACCAAACGAAAAATCGAAATTTTTATATTGAATCGACGTTACGTAGTCCTCACCTTCAATATCGGTAATGTTTATTTTTAGATTTGAAATATTAAAAGGTTCCTGATCGGCGACATCAATTTCGAAAAATTGTCCTTTTACATGGTCCTCAGCATAAACCGTATCGTGATTATAAATTTCGAACATTTCTGAGTCAGGATGATTTAATTCTTGAAACAATATATTCTGTACTTCCTCTTTGTATATGGTTCCGTTTTGTTCATCAAATACTGTAATTTCAGAGTTTTCGGGAATAGCACCAATTATTGGGGATTCGCCAGAAATCAGCTGATCTGTTTCAACATCTAATATATCTGCGACATCTTCCAAAATACACTCGTGTAAATTCAAGTGTTCTAATTTTGACCTTTCTTGAGGATTAATTCTGTGTTGATTTATTTCGGATCCACGTCCTTGTAAGATGATGGTAAATTTGTGCATAAATTTAATTTTAGAGCGGGAGACCAATATCGTACCGGTCATATATTCCTTGGAAGGATATCTCTCTACCAAATGAGCTACCTCCGCTTAAGGTTTAAAATAAATTTAAAAATTAAATATGTCAAGTGAACAGTGGTTGGTGGGATTCAGTACCTCGGGGTCGACTCCCTTTCACTGCTGCAGTCAGTTACACCAACATGTTCACCATCCGTTAAAATGTGATATTATCACTTGGTTGATCCCAATCATCTGAGTCAACATCTTTTGGATCAAGTTCTACCTCGATACTGTAGTTATAAATCATAAAAAAAACGGGTTTTGTGAGCCAAAGACAGGAATCGAACCTGCGACCTACTGATTACAAATCAGTTGCTCTGCCTGCTGAGCTACTTGGGCGTTCATTTTAATTACAGCAAAAATAAAATTTTTTATTCCAAATCCAAATTTTTTTTGTTTAAATCTAAAATAGTTTTTTTTCCAGTTTTCCAATCAAGCCAAATATCCATATTTTTTAATTGTTCAAGAGTATTTTCATGAACTAAAACAAATCCTTCAGGTGCAACACCTTCGAACTTGAGAACTGAGCCGCGTTCATCAAGAATTTTTTTTATATCTATCATGGTGCAAATTTAGAAAATTTAATTGTTATAATTTTCCTTTACCATATTTATATTAGAATATAGTTCGAGGACATAACTTTTAAACAAAAAATTTATGGACGATGCAAATAAACAGGGGCACTTGGCAGAAAACTCTTCAAGAGAATCTGTCTCAAATATTTTTAATGTTGGCACTGTTTTTCAATCCATTTGGATTCGATGCCGTTCAGTATTCCCTAATATTACTGACAGGAAGTTTATGGAAAGCGAACTTCATTTTGTATTGTATTGCGGGATTATTTTTTGGGCTGTATATCTACTTTCGAAAATTATCTAAAGTGCTGTAAGTTTACCAGATTTGAAATCTTCAAAATTTGGTCCTTTGATTAGAAAGAACTCTTTTCCAACTTTTCTATAATTCAAAATACCTGCTCGCTTCGCAGCAGCAAAAAACGATGAGTGCTGACCTCTGAGTTCTCTAGATGATTCAAATCGGGAATCGCCCCTTGTGTATTTTGTTTTACCATCACTATCAACCTTCTTTAGGTAACCAATATCTGTGAGGAAATCTAATTTTGTCCCAATTTTACCCGCATCAAGATACTTTACTAGTTTTGATATCAAACCTTTGTTTTTTCCAAAAGTATATCCATAACTCGAAGTGAAAACTGTAAGTCCTCCTGATACTTTTTTTTGTAGTTCAGGGTTCTGTTCAACTTTATTTTTAACACTGTAACTCAACCATTTTCTTATACTGTCTGCGGTATTTTCAACAGTGCCTAAAGTAATGGTAGTATTAAGGTCTAAATTCTCCACTCCCAAGTCTAAGTAGTCATTTTCCTCTGATGGATCGTTTCCCGAAAAACCAACGTCAATTTTGAATACATTTCTTTGGAATCTTTGATCGTTAATTAAATCCCCATATACTATCATAATTGAGTATGAATCAATAACCTTCGTATCATCATTCTTTTTCAGATAGATCGTAAGTTCACCCATCGCGTGTCCTTTCATCCCTTCGATATTTTCAAACCCATCAATTGAAATACCTAGTTTTGTATCAGCTTTAAGGAATCTATCAAGTTTGTCATATCTTCTGTAATTGCTAAAAACTTGATAAATTAATTGGTTCTTGGTGTTTTCTGTATGGGTCTTTTTGTAGTCCTGAATTGCATCAACCATTTCTGAGAATGCAAATTTGAATACATCAATTTCTCTTTCATTCATTGATTTATCCTGAGTGTCCCACCAACTCTCTTTACCTGAATCATCGTAATGTACGGCAACTTTGTCGTAGTTACCATTTTTTGAATTTTTTTTATTGATAATGTAGAATAAAAGTTGTGATCCTGATGTGTATCTACCAAAGTGACCCGATTTTTTCGATGTTGTACACCATCTTGTACCTGCACCGTACTTACATGAAGCTTCTTCAGATTTTGGAATTACAACAACAAATTGGTCATCCTCGTAGACTCTATCAACTTTTGACTCCATAACTTTTTGATGTTCTTTTTCTTGAAGTGGTCTGATAACCTTAAAAAGTTCGGATGTGCTTTGATATTGATTTATATCTTTTTTTTCGAGTTGTGAATTATGTTTGTCAAAATACTTCAACATTGTAATCACAGCATCAATATCATCATCTAAATCTTCGCTGTCCTTGTTTAAAGTTTTTAAAACGAAATCAGTGTATTTGTGATTAAAATCTTGAAGGTCACTTATGCCAAGAATCCAATCTAAAATTTCAGGGTCCATAGATTTGACATACTTTGCTCTCAAATCTTCTTTTCTACCTTCACCCAATAAAATTGATATGAACTTCATATGGTATAAATATAAAGGAAGGGAGATTGATATCTCCCTTTATTATGGTAGTCCCGCGTGGAATCGAACCACGGATTACTGCTTAGAAGGCAGTAGTTATATCCATTTAACTACGGGACCATTATTTCCAAAAAAGTTGAATCAAAAGTATAACAAAACTTAAAAATAGACAAACCATAGTTTTAGTTGTCAACGGTTCTTTTAGAATGAACCAAGCCATAACACTGAATACAATAACACCAATCGAGAACCCGATAATTCTGTTCGGCCAAGTTTCACCATTATACAAATTTACCATCTCTCTACTAGCGAGAATCACGAAATAACCAATTGGTAAACCAATAAGAGCCATTAAAAAAGGATTACGTTTAATCCAATTACTCCATAGGTGACCTTGAAGTTGATAAAATGTAAATGCTTGAGAAATCAGATAAACAGAAAGAATAAATATTATAGAATATACCTTATTCATATTTTGAAAAAAACCCTCGTATGAGGGTTTGGGTTAACCATTTATTTCGTTGAGGAACTCATGAATTATTTCTTGACACTCTTCTTCAGTTCCCTCTTCTCCATCCCACATAAGATCGGATGAATCTGCTGTCCAATCATCCCATTCGTCCCAATTAGCAACAATTGTAAATTTTTTTCCTTTTTCGGTTTCACCGTTGAACCATACAGTTTTAGAGGTTGTCTTTGGTGATTCGTAGTCGATAAACATGGTAGTAGTTTTGTCACAAATATAGGAAATTATTGTTACAAAAAAACCCCTTATGGGGTTTATTTGAGATAATAAATTCTGTGATTGTTCGTAACATATTTTCATTATTATTTGTTACTAAAAAACCCCCACCTTTAGGGTGAGGGTTCTATAAATAATTCAAAAAGATATTATCTTCCGAAGATATATCTTAAACCGAGTTGACCTTGCCATACATCAAACACTGAAGTATTCCACTGATATGTGTCTCTTATGAGACCTACAGAAGTTGTACCGTTTGCGTTGAGGATTGGTTGAGTTGACAATCTATAGACAGGTTCACCAGCTGTGTTAGTTGATGAATAGCTAAGGATTGCAGGGTTTGTAGCTCTTTGAGATACGCCCCAATCTTTGTTTAACATATTTCCGAAGTTTAAGATATCCAATCTGAGTTGGAATGTATTTCTGCTACCTTTGATGTCAATAAAGAAATCTTGTTGTACAGAGATATCAAATCTTTGTAAAATTGGGATTGTGAGAGCGTTTCTCTCAGCGTATTGACCTCTTCTTGTAGAGAGATACTTGTCTTGGTCGATGTATGCGTCAAATGCAGCTTGTTGTTGAGCTTCAGTGAACGATACACCACCTGATGTGAATGGAGCAAATTTGATGTCCGTAGCTTTGTTTGGAACAAAGATAAGTTCATTGTTATTTACTCTATCACCGTTTAGGTCACCCGCTACGAAGTAGCTGAATGGGTTACCTTGTTGTCCTACATAACCTAATGTGATTGTTGTAGCGCCAGCGCCTTTCTTTGCACCATTCTCCAATTTATAACCAAGAAGACCAACAACTCTGTTAGGAATCCAGTTATCAGAGAAAGCTAAAGGAAGGTCATTGTTTCCGTTGATAGCTCTTGCTGACTGCCAAGAACCAGAAGCAATTGAACCAGCACTCATGTAATCTTTTGAAAGTGATGTAGTCCAAGCGAGTGAACCCCAAAGACCTTTCTGTACAGGGTATTTTAACTCCACAGTTGCGGATGTGTTAAACGCTCCGTTTCTGTTTGTTAAAACTGCACCCATTGATACGTTGTCATTTACTCTTACGCCAGCATCGTTTCTTGCGAATACGGGTCTTTTGTCAGGACCATTGAATACTCCCACAGGAACATCCAAGTTAGCATTGTAGTAATGAACAGCGTTTACAAATCTGTTGTACATAAGTTCTACGGTTCCAATAAATCCGTATGGTAACTTCTTGTCTGCAGCAAGGTTGGATTTCCATACTTGAGGGAACTTGTAGTTAGGATCAGTAAAAGCTAAGTCAAAAGTAGAAGGAAGCGTTGGTGTAGAGGGGATAAAGTATTGGTTAGGGTTAGCTGTGAAACCGTAGTTTGCAGCTGCCGGACCTGATACATCAATAAATCCTGTCAAAACACCATTATTACCCACTTGATTAGATACAAATACATAAGGAGGTCTTCCTGTGAATACACCTGAACCACCTCTTACTTGTAAATCATTCTGACCTTTGTGATTGTAGTTAAAACCAAATCTTGGTTCGAAAAGAACCTGAGTTTTTGGTAATACACTTGTATTGAATTTCTCACCACCAGCGAAAGTCATTGCTGTAACAGCTTTGTTTTCGAGTGCTGTGTTTTCGAACCCAATAACAGCTACTCTCAAACCACCAGTAAGTTTCAAGTTAGCGTTGTACTGATACTCATCCTGAACATAAAGGTCAAGTCGAGATGTTTTCAAAACTTGCAATGGTTCGATTCCACCAGGAAGTGCTGAATAGCGAAGTTGGAATCTTGCAGGAGCAAGAGTTGAAGGTCTACCACCGTTTGCTAATGATTGATTAGCAGCTGTGTAAAAATCTGCAAGAGAATTGAAGATATACACACCGTTTGAAGCGGGATAGAATAAGTTATTAGAACGATATTTTTCAAAATTTACACCAGCCACAAATGTATGCTTGTCCATAAACTTGGTCAAGTTATTTGTAATGTGGAAAGTGTTGTAATCCAACTTGTTACTTGGTGTGAATGGGTCGAAACCTACCGAAGTGTAGGTCGCGGTACCGTTCATTATGTCAATAGTTGGAAACATCTTTGCCAAATATGCTCTATTTTCAATTTGTTTGTCATAACCAACAATCAAATTGTTGTGAACAGTGTTGGAGAACTTTGAATTCAACTCCAAGACACTTGAACGTGTGTTATCCATTATGATATAACCACTATTCTTGAAAGACATCGCGTTAAATTGTGTGGTTCTGTTACCAGCACCTGCTGACTGAGAATTGGAAATGTTGATTTCCGCATCAGAGTTGTGCCACACATAACGAGCTGTCAATTTGTGTTTGTCGTTGATGTTCCAATCTGCTCTCACGAGAAATTTCTCAGACTTATTTGAGTTGTTGTACCCTTCCCAAGGACCCGTCTCATAATTAAAATTTGTTCTCATAAAATCTGAAAGAGTTTTCATATCAGAATACAAAACTCTTGAGATTTGAGAACCAGCCAAAGGTGAACCTTGTGAAATCCAAGTTGTACCAGGTTCAGTTTTTTCTAGTGTTTCGTAGTTACCAAAAATGAATAATTTGTTTTTGATAATTGGAGCACCCAATCTAAAACCTCTTGTTGTTTCTTCGAACTTGGAAGCTGTTACAGTCGTTCCTTTTGCGTTGTTACCAACATAACGTTGGTTGTCTCTGTTGAACTGATAATAAGAACCTTCAACTTTGTTAGTACCACTTCTTGTTACAGCGTTGATACCCGCACCAACAAAACCACTCTGACGAATGTCAAATGGAGCTACGTTGATTTGAAGTTGGTCAATCGCATCCAAAGAGATTGCAGTCGAACCGGTTCTACCACCAGCCTGAGCTGAAGAACCAAGACCGAAGCCATTGTTGAACTGAGAACCGTCAATAGTGAAATTGTTCAGTCTGCTATCAGCAGCTCCGAATGAACGACCGTCACCCATCGGGTTGTACTTTGTGATTCCGTCAATTGTTCTCGCACCAGTGATGGGAACAGAAGTAAGTTCCCTTCTACCAAACTGCTGAGACGAACCTGTTCTGTCCTTACTGAAAACGTTGTTTCTGTTTGTACTAACAACTACTTCGGACAAGACCTTAGCATCTTCAATCAACACAATATTCAAGGTAGTTGTAATACCAAGGTTTGTGTTGATATCGATAAGTTCTTCCTTTTTATAACCCACGTTCGAGACGTGAACCACATAAGGACCACCAGGACGCACAGCAGGAAGGGTGAAGATACCCACTTTGTTTGTAGTAGCACGATATTCAGAACCAGTTGGTTGGTGAACTACGTGTACTGACGCTCCCACTAAAGCATCTCCTTTTTCATTTTTCACCACACCAGACAGGGCAGAAGTTGTGATTTGCCCGAAAGATGTGAGAGTCACGAACAAGGATAAAAGTGACATCATGATTGTTTTTTTCATGTTTTTTTTTGTTTATTGGTTTATAAATAAGAAATCCCGCGACACGAGGTCAACGGGACTTGTTTAATTTCTATATGGGATTGGTAAAAATAATGTTTCACAAACTATCTCTCCTATTCAATACTCCAATAAGTATAACCTTAATCCTCCAAGTTGTCAAACATCTATGTTAAGAAATGTTTAACAGAATATAACACTCTGATAAACATTGAAAATTTTTTTGTGGAGATGGCGGGATTCGAACCCGCGTCTTGTTTGCGATACCTATAAGTGACTACACGTTTATTTGATTGGTTCTCAATCAACAAATAGAAAGTTCTTATTTTTCCATCAAAACTTACAAATGTGGTCGGTTCCTATTAAGTCGGATTGAACCGAAAACACCTCCTGACAAATTTTCTGAACTTAATCACGTGGTATTTGTCAGACCTCATGGACTTCTGTTCCTAGGTTATATGTCCTTGCCGACCCGACGTTGTTCTCAACTATTAAGCTGCAACAACACTTTCCTCACGGATAAGACCGATAGCAGAAAGTTTAGCGAAAGTTTCGCCATTTACGTTTCAAATTAGTTTTTAAGGAGTTAATTCAGCTCCTACGTGCCACTTATAACTACACACACCAATCAATTCCATTCATCCCCATAATTTCAAATAACTTTTTTAAAGGTAAGAATAAATAGTTTCTAATCCAAACGAAATTTATATTTATAATAAAATCATTGTTTTGGCATCAAGTGAATTATTTCAAACATTAAGGAAATACGTCAGAGGACAGGCAGATAAGTACGATATTGAAAGAGCCGATCCTATGGTGTACAGAGTTGTTGAAAATTCAGTTAAGGGACTGACTGAAATACAATTCGAGTTTCAAAGGGACGATGATCTTTTGAAAAGATTGGGAGTTTCACATGACGATATCTACTTCGTGAACAATATTTTCTCACCAAATCAAAATTGGGGTTTTTTGGATGAGTCTCAAGTTATTAATGATTTCTTAGAAGGGTATAATATTTTTAATGTTCTATCCGATGAAAATCTCGATACACTAATATACATTTTGAAAAATGTTGATCCCGCATTTAACTACGAAGAGCTCGGCTCTGAGGAACCGACAAATAAAAGAGCTGCAGAAATAATGATGAAGGTATTCACAAGAGAAACGACCAATATAGTTGGTGATTACAGCTCGGAAATCGAAAGATCGGCAGCAGAAAAAGCAAAAAGTGTAATTGATGAAGAGTTATCTGAAGTCTTGGAAAAAAACGAATTCAAGGTTGTTCGTAGTTGGGATACAATTTCTACCACAGTTGGCCAATTGATAATGTTATACGTGAAAAATGGTAAGATATGGTTGAATTTCAAAGATTTATTCGAATCGATTTTTGACGATGAGGACCACGGATGGAATTGGTCTGAAGAGAGTTACGAATGGGCTTACAATTCAAATTTTGACAAAGAGAGTTTTAACAGAGAAGCTTCATGGCAGATTGATAAAATGAAAGATAGAGTTGAGGAAGATGACAGGATAATTGAGTTTGTACAACTTTACGATAGAATTACCAAGAAGTTCAAGGTTGGTGTTGTATATGAATTACCCAATTTAAAAGGGGCAACATTTAGAATTAAGGACTTTGATAAAGATGATATGAAAATTGAAGTGATTCTAAGAAAGGGTTTGAAATCAATATCAAGAAAAGTTTCTGAGGAGAATTTTTACAAATTACTCTATCAACCAGAATTATTTGGTTCACCTTTTGGTGATGTGTAAAACTTTACCTACCTTTGTAGTAAATTTTTACTAATGAATCAAGATTTACAGTTATTAAAATCTGTCTTGAGTGTCCCAACCAAAACCTATCAAGAAGGTGAGATGGTCAAATATCTCATCAATTGGTGTAAAAAGGAGGGTTTAGATTACCAAGTAGATAAAAGTCACAACGTTTACGTTACAAAAAAAACAGGTGAGGTTCCTAAAGGATTTTATTACCCTTGTGTTGTTGCTCACACTGACACAGTACATAACATAGACACAATCAATGTTCGTGAAGAAAAACTTCCAAATGCACAAGGAGAAATAAAATTAGCCTATAAAGCATACAGTAATCAGGGTCTACCGATTGGAATAGGTGGTGATAATAAAGCTGGTGTTTTTGCCTGTTTAACTTTACTTAAAGAGATGCCATTTCTCAAAGCAGGATTTTTCGCTTCTGAAGAAACTGGTTGTCACGGGTCACAAAAAGCTAATGATAGTTTTTTCGAAGATGTGGGGTATGTCATTCAATTTGACGCACCCGAAAATTGGATGATTACAGAAAGATGTTTTGGACAACAACTGTTTGACAGAGATTCAGAATTTTTCAAAGTGTGTGATCAAGTATTGACTGAAGGTATGGTAAATGCTGACATGGATTATATGACCCACCCATATACAGACGTATGGGCTCTTAGATCTAAATTCAATTTTTCTTGTATCAATTTCTCTATTGGTTATTACGACTATCATTCACAAAATGAATATGTCGTTGTTGAAGATGTTTTCAATGGAATCAATATGGGTAGAAAAATGATTGAGAATTTAGGATACAAGTTACACTATAAGAAAAGTGTACCCACACAAAAAATTGGTAGATTATGGGATTAAAAAAAAGGGGGTTTAGACCCCCTTTTTTATTTTCCTTTCTTTAGTTTTATTTCTTCACAGTCCACGATAACTTTGTATTGTGTCCCTTCCTTTACATTACCTTTGAGTACCTCCTCGGAAACCAAATCCTCTACTTTGTCTTGGATTGCTCTTTTTAGAGGTCTCGCCCCATAGAGTTCATCATACCCAACTTTGGAGATGTAATCCACTAAAGATTGATCGTATGATATTTTGTAGTTCATTTCATGGAGCCGAACAATTAATTTCTTGATTTCAATCTCAGTTATTTTTCTAATATCATCTTCTTTCAATGCGTTGAATGTGATAATATCATCAACACGGTTCAAAAACTCAGGAGAGAAAAAATTTTTCATTTCTTTTATAAGAATTTCCTTTTTCTGCTCATCAGAACCGTATTTTGAAGAATTGAATCCAATACCAGTTCCAAAATCTTGTAGTTTTTTCACACCTAAATTTGAGGTCATGATGATTAAGGTATTTCTAAAATTTATCTTTCTTCCTAAACTATCAGTGACATGACCATCGTCTAGTATTTGTAAAAGAACTGAGAAGATGTCCTTGTGAGCTTTTTCAATCTCATCGAAAAGAATTACGGAGTAGGGTTTGTTCTTGACTTGTTCAGTGAGTTGACCACCTTCATCGTAACCTACGTAACCAGGGGGGGCACCAACTAATTTTGAGATTGTATGTTTTTCTTGATATTCGCTCATGTCAACACGGATTAGAGAGTCCTCCGTACCGAAGATTTCTTTTGCGAGTTGTTTAGCCAAATGTGTTTTACCTACACCTGTAGACCCCAAGAAAATGAAAGAACCGATAGGCCGATTTGGATCTTTGATACCAAGTCTGTTTCTGCGAATTGATTTTACAATTTTTAGAACTGCGGCGTCTTGGCCGATGACTCTGTCTTTTAGAACAGAATCTAAATTGACAAGAGCTTTAGTATCGTCAATTGACATTTTTGAGACAGGGATTTTAGTCATTGAGGAAACAACTTCATAAACCAACTCCAAAGAAATTTCTTTTTTCGATTGAGACAATTCTTCTTCAAACTTTCTCTTAGCGTCTTCAAGTTTGACAATAATCTTTCTTTCTTTGTCACGTAGTTCTGCAGCTTGTTCGTAATTCTGTTTTTTAACAACGTCCATTTTGAGTTGTTTGATCTCAGAAGCCTTTTGTTTCAACTCCTCAATAGCCACTGGAATTTTCATTTCAAGTTGAGTTCGAGCACCTACTTCATCAAGAATGTCGAAAGCTTTGTCGGGAAACTCACGATCAGTAATATAACGGTCAGCTAATTTAACACAAGCTTCTAACACTCCATCGGGATATATTACTTTGTGAAAAGACTCGTATTTGTCTTTCGAGTTTTTTAAAATAAGTAATGTTTCTTCTTTTGTAGCACCCTCCACCGTAATTTTTTGAAATCTTCTTTCAAGTGCTCCGTCTTTTTCAAAATTGGTTCTGTACTCATCCAAAGTTGTCGCACCAATACACTGAATCTCACCACGAGAAAGAGCAGGTTTGAAGATGTTAGATGCATCCAATGAACCCGATGCGTTACCAGCACCTACAATAGTGTGGATTTCGTCTATAAAAACAACCACATTTGGATTAGCTTGAAGCTCTTCAATGATTACCTTCAATCTTTCTTCGAATTGCCCACGATACTTTGTGCCAGCAACAATTGAGTTGATATCGAGGTTCACAATTCTTTTGTCAATCAAATTCTTCGGACATTCACCATTATAAATTTTCATAGCGAGACCTTCTACAATTGCAGTTTTACCACAACCAGGCTCACCAACAATTATTGGGTTATTTTTTTTTCTACGGGATAGAATTTGAGCAATTCTCATAATTTCTTTATCCCTTCCGATAACAGGATCCAGTTTTCCCTGTTCTGCCAATTTGATTAGGTCTCTACTAAAATTATCTAATACAGGTGTTAGACTATCAGAGGTCTGTTTTTTCTTACTCATCATTTTTTCTTCGTCATCAATAAGATCATTCATATTTGATATTTTTTTTCAAAGATGTATCAAAATCTGGACATAAACAATTATTTTGACAAATTGTCTTTAATTATTTTTTTTTCTGTCAATTTGTCTTATTGATTAATTTTAAACAATCAAATTGTCATCACAAATAAGACGGCATCAATATTGATAATTTATTAAATAAATAATAAATTTAAAAAAAAACTACTATGATTTACGGACCAAACGATTTGAATGAAATCTTCGAAAGATTATTCAACCAAAATCCTAACACGTACTCAAAAACCTCTGTAATCTCTAAAACAGATAGCGAAAACAATTACGAGGTTAATCAAACTAAAGATGGAGCTTACCTATTATTCGAAGCGCCAGGATTTAACAAAGAAAACTTAAAAGTTGAAATCGAGGACGGTGTTATGGCAATTCAAGGGAAAAGAAAATATAAGATGAACGGGGAAGAAATTTACAAATCCATAAACAAACAATTCAAACTCGGTACAGACCATAATCTAGAATTAATCGAAGCAACAATCGAAGACGGTTTATTGACTGTATTTATTCCAGGATTTAAAAAACAAGAGAAAAAGAAAATTTCGATTTTATAATAAATGCTCATTCAAGATCGAATCCCCTACCTAAAAAGTGGGGGATTTGTATTTACATTGATGGATAATTGGAAAAAATTTGTTGAAGATACTTTATCGGCTCAAGAGATATTACAAAAATATCTTGAGTTAAGAATTATGTTCCAAGAGTTGGGATACACTGAGGAACAATTAAAAAATATAAGTTCTGGTCCCGAAAGAATTTTTGAAATCGGAAATGAAATAGGGATGCTTATCAGTGAATTAAAAAAACAACTTCGAGCCTTTGGTTTCGAAGTACGGGATGAGGATTTTCGGCTTTATTTACAGTCAATAATGAATAAAATTAATCTTATAACCCCTTTAGAAAATGGCAGTAAAAAAAGAGACGATTGACGGATTTAAAATTATTAACGAGATTGTGTCATCAAATATTAGTAAAACAACATACGACACAGAACTAAAATCACTAGTTTGTGAATTCAATAACGGATTGATTTACGAATATAGCGATGTACCTCACTCAACTTACACCAAATTCAGAATGGCTGAATCTCAGGGTAAGTTTTTTATGAGTGAAATAGCTAAAAAGTTTTCTTACAAAAAACTCTAGCTCACTGAGTATTTATATCAGATGAGTAATTTCCAAAAAATACTTGACAGTTTTACACTGAGGGACACCCTTAACCCAAAAATTTGGGAGAATTCTGATGATCCAAAAAAATCTAAAATGAAACCCAAAGTCAGAAAGGGTTTGATGAAGATCGCTAACCAATTCATTGATTATTTGGGTGAAGATGCTTTTGTTGAAGATATTACTCTAACAGGATCTTTATCAAACTTCAACTGGTCAGAATATTCAGACTTTGATCTTCATGTTATTGTAGATTTGAAAAAATTTGGTAAACATGAGGAAACTTACAAAGAGTTATTTAATTTAAAAAAACAACTTTTTAACGAAAAACACGACATCAAAATCTTCGGATATGATGTAGAGTTATATGCTCAGGGTGACGATGAGAAACATGATAGTTCAGGAGTTTATTCAGTTATGGATGATGAGTGGATTAATAGACCTGAAAAGATGAAAAATAAAATTGATAAGTCTGTCATAGAAGATAAAGTGAAGAACTGGAATGAAAAAATCGAAAATGCTTTAGAGTCACTTGATAAAGATGATTTGGAAAAAGGGAAAAAGATGATTGGGGATTTAAAAGACAAACTCAAAGAATATAGAAAATCAGGACTGGAAAAAGAGGGTGAACTTTCTTATGAAAATCTTACTTTCAAATTTCTAAGAAGAAACGGAATGATTGAAAAATTATTTAATACATACAACAATTACGTAGATCAAGAATTATCAATAGAACAATCTTTGAAAGAAAGTATAATTAAATTTTTACAAGAAGCACCTTCAAGTGGACATTTACTTGGAGGTGAGAATATGAGTATACCAAAGGATGGGGCACATGCCGGTCAAAGTGGATGGGCTTCAGCAAACGCATGGGATGTTAAAGCATCTGTCGGAGATCCTGTTTTTGCTCTGGCGGGGGGTACGTTAAAAACATTTACCGATTATGGTGATGATGTAATTAAAACAAAGGGAAAAAAATTATATGGTCAAAGCTTCACAATTGATAGCGATAATGGTCTTCCTGACATATACTACACTCATTTAAAAGGAGTACAAATTAGAAAGGGTAGTAAAGTAGAATGTGGTCAATTGTTAGGATACGTGATGGATTTCCCAAATAGTTCATATGATCATGTTCACATTGGAATAGAATGGGGGCACAATATAAGAGAATTTTTGAATGATGATGGAAGTTTAAAATGTGCTCAAGGACAGAAGTTGGGTAAGTATGGTAAAAAATTCAGTGAGGATGAAGAAATATCTAACATTGTTGGAAAATCAAACTTTATACAGGAATTGATTAAGCTTGCTGAAACAAATAAGTCTTTTCAGTACTATCCGAAAAATATAAAATACGAGAAAGAAGTTGAAGCAATTCAAACCGCATTACAATTTTTAGGATTTTCCTTACCAAAATGGGGAGTTGATGGAAAGTTCGGTCCTGAAACAGAAAATGCAACCAAAGAATTTCAAAAATCAGTTTCCATTTCATCAGATGGAAAAATCGATGGATTTGATTTAAGATATCTCGCAGCCATGTTGGTGATAAGAAATTTTTCAGAAAATGATCTCTCAAAAATCCAAACAAAAAAAGAAATAGATACAGGAAATATTACAGATAAAAATTTCTATGAGAGATTGTTACAAGAATTAGATGCACCTGTTACAAGTGAAAATCTAAAATTTTTATACGCGTGGAGACAAGCGGAAGGTAAAGGAGGAAGAAATAACCCATTCAATACAACTTGGAAATTACCAGGTTCTACAAACATGAACAAAGTAGGGGTACAAAATTATCTTTCGAAAGAGGACGGTATGGTTGCAACGCTAAAAACTTTAAGAAATGGAAGATACTCTTGTATTGTTCAAGGGTTAAAAAATGATAGTGGTGCTTCAGAGATATCCAAATGTCCGTCTTTAGAAACTTGGGGGACGGGGGACTTAGTTGCTAAAGTGGTAAACTCCTATGAGAGAGGGGCTTCTCCGAAAATTAAGGATCTAGCATAATTTAAATTATTTACGCCCGACGTATATTTATAAAGAAAAAAAATGCCAACTATTTCAGCAAATACTTTTTATGAATACACAATTGGAATGTTAGGTTCCTTTAGTGGAGGGACAGCACCTGCGGGTTCAGTTGTACCACATCCTGTCGCAACAACGGCAGAGGGAGACAATTCAATTGTAGATTTAAGTGCTGTGACATTAGGTGGATTTGACGGACTAAATAATTAAAAAAAACAGTTAAAAATAAAAATCATGGCGGACATCAAACCATTAGGTAGTGAAAGATTAGACGGTTTGGACAAGATCAAAAGGATCATGGAGATTGCTAAGTACAAAGATACTGCAACCGAATCTATCAATGAAAATTCTTCCACTCATTACAACATAACATTTGCTGACGGAAATCAGTACGGTATTGTAAAAGAAAAACAAGGTTACATTATCAAGAAAATGGTTTCCGAGGGCCAAGGTGACTACATCGAACCGATGCAGAACAGAAAATATTTTTCGAGTTACTCACAAGCATTAAAGAAATTGAACTTGATGATCAAAGAAAATAATTCAGTTATTGGTAATGATGAACAAGTTTCTTTATTTGGAGAACAAAAAAAATTCGTTCTGAAAAGTCCTCAACCAGCTCCAGAAGCTCCAGAAGCTCCGGTAGCACCTGAAGAACCTATGGCTCCAACTCTACCTGAACCAGAACTCCCAGCGGCTGAGGAAACTCCTGCACCTGAGGAAACTCCTGCACCTGAGGAAACTCCTGTTGAAGACGTACCAACAGGTGAAAATATGGAAGTGGAGGCAGGTTCCGAAACAATGGACTCTGAGCCTGTTTCATTTAAAGTAATTCAAAAACTAACAGGAAAACTTACTCAAAAAATAAGACAATTCTCATCAGAAAATGAAATGTCTTCCGAAAATATCAAATATGTAATCAACATGGTTCTTTCTTCTGTGGATCTAGCTAGTTTATCTACCGAGGATAAAGATGAAATTGTTAATAAGTTTGAATCTGATGAGGCTGACGCTGTTATTGACGGTGGAGATGATAAAGACGGTACAGATATCACTGATGATACTGAGGTTGAAGACATTCAAAACTATATGGATATTGAGAACGACGCTGATATGGTTGACGCAGGAGCACAACCCGAGGGATTCGGTAAGATTGAGGCGGGAGAACAAATTCAAGCTGCAATTGGACCGGCAATTGAAAGATTAGCTATGTCGTTTGTGGCGGATAAAGCGGCAGACAAAATTTCTGATATGTTCACAAGTGAGGAAGAAATTGAGGAGGAGGAAGGAGGAAAGATGGAAATGAGTTTAATGGATCATTTATTTTCAGAATCTAAGGTTGACAAAGTTCTTTCAAAATATTTTGAAGTCAAAGATTCTGAAAAAAGAATGGTACAGGAAAAATTAGCAACAAAAAAAATTCAAAAAAAACACGTTGTTGAAAAGAATATGAGTTCAGTAAGAAAACTAGCTGAGTCAATTGAACAAGAGCTTGCTTCTGAAAAATTTTTAGAAGAAAACTTTGGATTCTCTTTAGTTGGTAAAACTAATAAGAAAAATTTAGTTTTTGAAAAGAACAATAAACAAACTAAAATTTCACCTGAAGGCTTGGTTTTATGAGCTATCTAATCTACGTTAATGGACTTGGTCCTAACTTTAGAGGTGATAATTTGTATGAGTTCATATTCTCGGACGAGAAAGATGTTTGGGGTGAAAATTGGGATAGTAAACCATCAAATGGTTACCCTCAACCACCCGATTTGAAATATGTGAAAAAAATTGGAGTTCTGAAAAATACCGATATAAAGTTGGATTTAATTCAGAACTCTGATTATTTCAGTATGATAGATGCGGTAGACGGAGTTATTGCATTAGCCTGGGAAAACGATGAAATTGAAAATAGGATGGTATTCAGATTTGGACAAAGTGAGGATGAGATTACTGACATTTTATATTCAAAAGATTTGATTCTCAAGATTGAAAAAAAGGAATCTTATGAAAATTAATAAAAAAGCCTTGGATCTTGTTGAAGTAGGATTGAAACCTGACACAGTGGCAAAAATGTCAGAATCTCAAATAAACATTCTTCATTCGAAAATGATATCCGAACAAGTCACATCCGAACAAGTCACAGAGGTTCCTGGTAAAACAACTTACAAAGTTGGACCACAAGGTGGAAAGATTGGAAATATGACTCTCTCGTTAGACCCTAACAAAAAAGAAGTAATGGTCACCACTGAAATAGAAATGACAGAACAACCTGACACTGATATATCCACAATGGATAAAACGGCAGGTGGAACAACACAAGATCCTGTACAAGTACAAGGACCGGATGGTATGGGTGATTTAGGTGATAAGCAAATTGATAAGGAAAAAGAAATCTCTGAGAAAAAAGAAAATAAGTCTAATCCATATGCAATATGTCATGCACAACTTGGACCAAAAAAGACAAAAAAATTTGAAAGATGTGTTAAACAGGTAAAAAAATCCATACAAGAGGGGAATAATCCTTTATCTTTATTCATTGAAGCAAAGATCATGGAATTAGTATCAAAACACATACCTCCAAGAATGACAAAGGGTGAATTGATGAAACACTTGGTTGAAGATGGACCTGCGGTGGCGCCTTCAAAACCTGAGACAAGACCTACAACAAAACCAAAACCTGGTACAAAACCAAAAAAGCCGAGTCACCCACTCAAAAACCCTAATCCTGGAGAAAAACCCGCTCCCAAGGCCGAGTACGAAAAAGCTAAATCAGAAGTATTAAACTTAATAAAGAACATACTAGATAAATAATCATGGCAAAGAAACTGATAGAACAGTTAAATTACGGTGATAGACCTGAAAGAATGGACCCTGCATTGGAAAGAAAGTTAGCGGACCCACAAGGGTTATTCGCTCAAAATCCTGCTATGAGAAAAGGGACCAAAGACGTTCAAAGACTTGTAAGTTCAAGATTCATCAAAGTGGCAGATAAATTAAAATCTGTACCAGGTCTTAGGAATCTTAGTCCAAGAGTAGTTCAGGCTTTCTACATGCAAATGATGAACAGTGTTCCAAGAATCATGCAAATTGAAGCGGCTAACCGTGATGCCCTGATTGAGTTAGCCAAGAAAGCTTCTATGGAGGAAACGGAAATTCCTGAAGATTGGGTTAAGATAGATGCTCAATTAGGTACGCCCATAGACACATCAAACTTTAGATACGAACCTGAAGATGAAGAAGATGAAGAAGATGAAGAAGAAGAAAAAGAAAAACCAAAGTTTCAATCTTTTGATATTGAAGATCTAACGGATACCGAACAATTAGAGTTGGAAAAACACAAGAGAAACATCATCAATGCTATAATTCAAGGATCTGCAAAAAAGGGACATTATATTTTCCAAAAACCCTCAGTTAAAAGAGCCCTAGATCGCATCAACCCACAATTGTTTTCACTCTACTTGGCAATCATGGCGGTAAACGATTTCATGTATTTTACCTCAGAGAGTATGATTGAAATGATGAGCCAAACAGGAACTGGTGTTGCTGGAAAAGTTGAATTAGATCCCGATGATGAGGATGGCGGTGAGGAAGGTGAAGAAGATGATGGAGAATCTCAAATTGATACCGTAATTAAAGCACAAGGATTGATATTCCCAATTTTATGCCATGAAATCATAAAAGGTATCGAAGAATCCAAAGGAAGACATGGTTTACCAAAGGAACCTGAAATGCGTACAAAGGTACAACAACAAGTTGATACCTTAGCAAATGAACCAATGCAACTTCGAATTGGGCCAGAAATTGTAGAAAAAATTCGTTTTTCACTTCCCGATGAAATGTTTGATGAATCTAATAAAGGATTAATAAATTGGTTCCACATCTTGTTATACCAAATCGAAGCAAGAGAATTTTTGGAAATAATCGGTGACGCAATATCACAGGACAAATCCAAAAACCAAAAAGCTACCGCTAAGTTCGAAAAAATCATGAAAGAGGCTCAGGACATGAAATCAGAGTTTGAAAATTACAAAGAAGACAATGATATTGAATCTGAGGACGGGGATGATGAAGACGGATTAGACGATTTCTTAGGAAGTTTGGGTATATCGAGACCCAAATAATTTTCAGTGACAAAAGAACAATTAATTATTGAAGTAACGAAGTGTATGAAAAACACTCCGTATGCGATGAGAACCTATCTTCAAACTTTTGACAATACGGTTAAAAAGTTTGTTCCGTTGGATCTTTTTCCTGACCAAATAACTTTGGTTGAAGACTACGATAACTTTAACGAAAATATTGCATTGAAGTATAGGCAAGCGGGTGTATCCACCGTGACCGCAGCTTGGGCCTCAAAAAAGTTAGTTTTTGCGAAAAAAAACAACCCTGAGAAAATCTTGATTATAGCAAACAAACTTGATACTGCTGTTGAGTTTGCTAACAAAGTCAGATCCTTTTCAGAACAATGGCCAGCTTGGGTAGGTGTTGGATTTTCAATAGAAAAAAACTCACAAAGACATTTCAAATTTACAAACAATTGTGAAGTAAAAGCTGTTGCAACTTCAAAAGACGCTCTTCGCGGATATACACCAACAATATTAATATTTGACGAAGCCGCTTATATTGAGGCCGATGATGATTTTTGGGCTGCTTGTATGGCCTCACTTTCAACAGGAGGAAAAGTGATTGTAATTTCCACTCCGAATGGGTATGACCCGATATATTACGAAATTTATGAACAATCAATGAGAAACATGAATACTTTCAAGATTACTGAGTTGTTTTGGTATAAAGATCCAAGGTACAATAGGGATTTACAAATGGTGAAGTGTGAGGATCTTACCGACTATCTATTAAACCGTGAAAATTACAAAAACACAGAAGTTGTTAATTTGGAAGTAGATAATCCGTATGAAAGGAATTATGATATAGTAAAAGATTATATTAAAAAGGGTTATAAACCTTGTTCATCATGGTTTGAGGGAATGGTAAAAAAACTTAAATATGACAAGAGAAAAGTAGCTCAGGAACTTGAGTGTAACTTCCTTGGATCAGGCGACAATGTATTTGATTCCAATCTTTTAACAAAAATAAAAGATAATGATGTGAAAGAACCCGACGGTAAAATGATGGCAGGTAATCTTTGGATATGGAAAGACCCTGAAATGAGTCACCGGTACATCATGGGTGTAGACGTTTCAAGAGGTGACTCAGAGGATTTTTCTTGTATACAAATCATTGATTTTGATGCGAGAGAGCAAGTATTTGAATATGTAGGTAAAACTCCTCCTGACGTTTTAGCAGAAATAGCTTATAAGTGGGGAAAAATGTATAACGCCATGATAGTCACAGATTTGACGGGTGGGATGGGTGTTGCTACAGCAAGAAAACTACAAGAACTAGGATATAAAAATCTCTATGTTGAAGGATTGACAGAGAGAAACAAATACAAGTGGGATCCGAAAAGAGACGAAAAGATACCAGGTATCAACTTCAATGCAAAGAGGGTACAGATAATAGCATCATTGGAGGAAGCGTTGAGGCATGAATTTAAAATAAGGTCAGAGAGACTCCTAAATGAAATGGGTAAATTTATTTATGTAAATGGTAGACCTGACCATCAAAGGGGTCATCATGACGATGCATTAATGTCCATAGCAATGGCAATCTATGTTGGGGATACAGCATTTCAAAATTTACAAAAAGTTGTACAACAAACTAAAATTATGATAGACTCATGGCATACAGAGCGTAGTGAAAACAAAATAAGATCTGATTTTTTTAATCCACATATTCCTGTTTCAAACAACCAAAATCCAAGATATATTAACGAAGCGTCGAGGGAAGACTACAGAAAATACGGGTGGTTATTTGGAGCCAAATAACTATTTATATTATCTATGTAATAAGTAAAATTGTAAAATGGATAATAAGAACCTAACGGTATGGCAACGACTTTCCGCCGCATTTGGACCTAACGCACTCCTTAATCAGGATTACCCGACCTTTCATTTCGACAAAGAAGTTTTGTTAAAAACACAAGACAAGGCTCAATATGAGAAGGAAAAGTTACAAGCACAACAAACTTTCTATTTATCGAATCAATGGGCAAAAATTGAGAATAATTTGTATTCTCAAGCTGTGTATTATGAACCGACTAGATTAGCCTCAGTATACGATTACGAGTCTATGGAGTACACTCCTGAGATATCAGCCGCTTTAGACATATATGCTGAAGAATCTACAACCACCAATGAAGACGGATTTATTCTACAAATTTATTCTGAGTCAAAGAGAATCAAAAGTGTCTTAGCAGATTTATTCAATAACACACTTGATATAAACACCAACTTACCTATGTGGACAAGAAATACATGTAAGTATGGTGATAACTTTGTCTATTTGAAATTAGATCCTGAAAAGGGGGTTGTCGGAGTCCAACAATTACCTAATATTGAGATCGAAAGGGTTGAGGCAGGAATGCACGAAAAAAGAGCTCAATCACTTGAGGATCCTACAGCTCAAAGGGCATTACATTTCAAGTGGAAAAATAAGAACATGGAATTCCAATCATGGGAAATCGCTCACTTCAGATTATTGGGTGATGATCGGAAACTTCCATATGGTACCTCCATGCTGGAAAAAGCAAGAAGAATTTGGAAACAACTTTTACTTTCCGAAGACGCGATGTTAATCTATCGTACATCAAGAGCGCCTGAAAGAAGAATTTTCAAAGTTTTTGTTGGAAATATGAACGACGAAGACGTTGAAGCATATGTACAACGTGTTGCTAATAAATTCAAAAGAGACCAAGTTTTAGATCAGAAGACAGGTAATGTGGATCTCAGATTTAATCAGATGGCTGTAGACCAAGACTACTTTGTACCTGTAAGAGATCCGGCTGCTCCTTCACCTATCGATACTCTACCCGGTGCTGCGAACCTCGCAGAGATAGCCGACATTGAATATATTCAAAAGAAATTATTGACGGCACTTAGAGTTCCGAAAGCCTTTTTAGGATTTGAAGAAGTTGTTGGTGACGGTAAAAACCTTTCATTACAAGATATCCGTTTCGCACGCACAATTAATAGAATTCAAAAGAGTATGTTACAAGAGCTGAATAAGATAGCAATCATACATCTTTTTCTAAACGGATTTGAGGAAGAGATTGCCAATTTCACTTTAGGTTTAACAAATCCATCTACTCAAGCTGATCTTCTGAAAATTGATGTTTGGAAAGAAAAAATTCTTTTGTATAAAGATGCGGTGTCCGATCCTGGTAACGGTATTCAACCCGTATCTTCAACATGGGCTAAAAAACATATTTTGGGGATGTCCGACGATGAAATCAAACTTGACTTACAACAACAAAGAATTGAAAAAGCAGTTGGTGAAGAATTAAAAAATACACCAACAGTAATACAGAAAACAGGAATATTTGACAATATAGATAAATTATATGGATCAACAACTGGATCTACCGACACTGCTGGATCAACCCCAAGTGGTGAGGTATCAGAACCTGCGTTGGGGGCATTACCTTCTGAAACGACACCACCTCCAACTGAAGATGTCGCAGCACCTGAGGTAACAGGACCTGAAGTAGAACCAACAGTACCAGAATCACGATTCGACAATATGAATATTTTGGTCGATTCGGACATGATTAAGGGTAAAACAATTTTGGACTTGAGTCATGGCCAACAATATTTAGGAGAAATTGAAAAAGAGTTAGACGACTTACTAAATTCCTAATATTTATAAAAAAAATTGACCATGACTTTTGGAGAGGTTAAATCCATAATTGAAGAAAGTTTGATTGAATCCTATAAAGATTCTGAAAATTTCAAAGGTGTGATGAAAGAATTCCACACTAATATCTTAACTAATAAGTCTCTATCAAAACTGTACTCTTTGTATGATGATCTGACTTCTCAAAAGTCTTTGTCCGAAAAAGATGCGAGAGAATATATCGAGGAAGGTATATCTCTGATAAGATCTATATTAAAAGGAGCAAAATTACCAAAATCTAGCTCTAAACAAATTCAAAATAAATACAAAGATTTGGATACTTTGGTTTACACAAAAAATTTTGATATCTCTGAAAGAGTCTCAGCAAAAAATAATATAATTTCAAATTTGACCAAATCTCCAAATGTTTCTAAAGAATCAATCAATCTTCCATTAACATCTATGGTTTCAGTAGCCAATCAGACTTTGAAAAGTTACATCGAAACGATGGATGAATCTACCAAAAAAGATTTCTTTAAAATAATCAAATCAAATCAAAATGATTTGGAGAAAGAGTTCACAACCATCAAAGAAAGTGCTATAAACAAACTTCAAACTCTGTTGGAGGGCGAAAATGAGTTTGAACTTAAGACAAAAATTTCAGAAACAATAGATAGATTAAAGAATGAAGAGTTCAATCAGATGAATTTTGTTAGGATTAAATCACTTGAAAAATCAATCTAATTATTGATCATTTTTTCTTTGTAAATCGCCTTAAGTTTTTGTGCTCTTTTTTTGATTGAAGGTTTAACATATTCTTTTTTTTCAAAAAGTTTTTTTTGTTGTTTTGTTTTTATTACCTTGGATTTCAAGTTTTTGAGAGCTTTTTCAATATTATCGTTTCTTCCGATTTCAATAATTAACATACTAACATATATTTCAAAAAGTCAATTTTGACAATTATAACCTTTTTTCATAATATTTTAAAAAACAAATAAACTTTGTATATGAAAAAAAATGAAGAAAGGAAAAACCTCAAAAATTAATAACTTCGAATCCCTCAAAGTAAATTATGGGACAGTAGATTCAAAAAAATTAAAATCAATTTACATAAACATACAATCATGGGTCAATCCCAAAATCGTATCTGATAATTGGAATAGAATTGTATGTAATTTTAGTCGAGAAATCAAACACACAATTTATTACCAACTTGATAGAAAAATTTTCGAGGACAAATTAATTGTAGATTTGGATCTCAGGACCTCGGGAATCGTATTTGGAAAAAAATCATTCCTCAATTTGGAAATTAATCTTTTCACTTTACAACAAATAGATTTCAAATCAAATATTATCAGAGACTCAGTAAAAAAATTAGTATCCTTGATAAATTCAGAAAACTTTAAAAGTAATAATTATTTTGATTTTACACTAACCAAAAACGGAGATATTATAAAATCAAAGTCAGAAGTATATTTATAGAAAAAGTTTTGATGAAACAATATAAAATACTTGGACCACATGAAACAGGAAAAGGAATTTTGATTGAGGATGATGCTGGATATCTATCTCCATTAGATAAGTTGAATGAATCTATTTTGAAAGAAGCTCAAGATAGAGACTACAAAAAACCATTCGAATTTTATGCTGTACTCCAAAAATATAATACAGCTAACAGAAATGGAAGATTTTATCCCGAGACCATACTAAAGAGAGAGGCAGAAAAATATAAAAACACAATCAAAAAAGGACTATCAACTTCTGAATTAAATCACCCTGAGTCTTCGTTAATTGATCTTGACAGAGTATCACACATAATTACTGACATATGGTGGGAAGGTAATATTTTAATGGGTAAATTAAAATTATTAACATCTCCAGGTTTTCATGAGAGTGGCATTGTGTCCACCAAAGGAGATATCGCAGCAAATCTTTTAAGACAAGGAGTCACTATGGGAGTATCATCTCGTGGCGTTGGATCCTTGAAAAAAATAGGGGAGAGGAATGAAGTACAAGATGACTTCGAACTAATATGTTTTGATCTTGTTTCATCACCGTCAACACCAGGAGCATATTTATTCCCGAATGTTGAAGATAGAATGAAATATGAAGAAAATTTAGAGGAGGAGAAAATTACTGAGGTAAAAATTGAAGGAAATAAGTCTATTGATTTAATGAAAAAACTCACCGATTATTTAGATAGATAATTCTAAACCATGAACGAAAAATTTTTTGTTGCAAAAATTACTTATGATTTACCTGATGAAAACACAGGAAAAATTAAAAAAATCAAAGAAGAAAAACTTGTTAAAGGTTTTTCGGTAACCGATGTTGAAGCTAAAGTTACAAATAGATTCGAAGGTTTCTCAAATGAATGGAGGATCACCTCGGTATCTGAAAGTAAAATTGATGAAGTAATTAATTAAAAGTGGTTTGAGACCACTTTTTTTATTTGGTGATATTTATAAAAAAAAATTATGAATATCCTATTAACTTCTCCTATATCAGATTCTCCAAAAAAAGTGATTGAAAACGGTACTATTCAAAATGGTATAAATTTGGCACAATCTCTTGGATTGGCACAATATAATCTAATCAAGTACGAGGTAGAAATAGTGAAAAATGATCCAACCGGTTCAGGTTTTACTGTGGAACTAAATGATTCAGGTTCTTTTAGAAGTCTTATCGTGTTTGATACAACAGAATCTAACGTTTTGAGTTGGGTCAGTTCAAACTATCCTGACGCAACAATACAGAGATTTCAAAAAACTCAAATTGTGTTAGCGTAAAACGAAATTTTTTCAATTAACACACTATTTATAAGTTAAAATAATAACAATTTATTATGCAAGAAAATAAATCAATTGTTGAAGAGGCGTTGATTCAAATGAAAAATGTTGAACAAGCAATCGCCGAGAATGCAAAAGGAATACTTCGTTCTACAATGAAAGAAGAAATCGGGCAATTAGTAAAAGAATCTCTATCGGAGCAAGACGATGAAGATGAGGTTGACTTAGACTCAGAAGTAGATACTGATGATGAAATGGATTCTGATGAAGATGAAATGGATACTGAGGTTGATAATGAAGATGAAATGGACATGGACATTGAGATGGACATGGATATGGATTCTGAAAGTCCTATAGACTTAACAGGAGCATCTGACGAAGAAATTCTTAAAATTTTTAAAGCAATGGGCGAAGAAGATGGAATCATCGTTAAAAAAGATGGTAATGATATTCATATTACTGATAACAATCAGGACGCTGAATACCTTGTTAAATTAGGAGAATCTATGAAAGAAGAAACAGTCGAACAAGATGACATGGAGGAGGACATGGATGTGGATTCTGATGGACCCGACATGAATACTGTAAGTGATGAAAACATTGACATGATCGTTGACAAACTTTTCGATTCCGATCATTCTTTAGAAGAGGATGATAACGAAGACGAAGAAGTTGATGAAATTGTTTATGAGATTAGTCTTGACGAAGATGATGATATTGAGGAAGATGATGATATTGAGGAAGAGGAAGAGATTGAAGAAATCGAAGAGGATACCTATGAAGGAATGCATCATAACATTGAAGAAGAAGACGAAGAAATGCAATTCGACATTGACACAACTGAAGAATCTTACGACCATGAAAAGGTCGGAGTAAAAGAGGCTAAGATGGCCGTAAAACCAGTAGGTAAGGGCATCGGAAAACCTGACTTCAAATATGACGGTGAGACTGAATACAAATCACCAAAGAAAATGAAGCAAGGAACAAAAGGCGTTGGTATGGGTAAACCTAAATTTGAATACAAGAAAGGTGAAAATATGGAGGGAAAATCCAAAGTTGTTAAAGCAGAGACAAAAGAAGGTCAAGGATACAAAGACAAAGAGGATGAAAGGTTATCAATGAAGCATGGTAAAATTGCTTCGAAAAACCTTAAAACCACTAAGGCTCGTAGAGATGATGCTGGTTTCGAAAAAAGAGAAACCAAAGAAGCTGCTAGAACTTACGGGTTTGGATCAGCGGATAATTCGAGAGGTCTAAGAAAAGGTATTACTAATAACAGAAACCTCACATACGAATCCCTTGAAGTAGAAGTGAAACAACTTAGAGAAAAAAATGAAGAGTACAGAAAAGCACTTAACATTTTCAGATCGAAACTAAATGAAGTTGCAATCTTCAATTCAAATTTAGCTTACGCTACTAGATTATTCACAGAACATACTACAACTAAAAAGGAAAAAATTAACATCCTTAGAAGATTTGATAGTGTTGAATCATTGAAAGAATCTAAAAACCTATACAAAACTCTAAAAGATGAGTTGTCACAAACTGAAACAACACCTTCTAAATCTATCAACGAATCAGTTGGTAAAATCGAAAAGGTTGTATCTACTGGGTCAGCAACAAATCTAATAGAAACCAAGACTTACGAAGCACCTCAATTCTTAAGAATTAAGGATCTTATGAATAAGATTGGATAATAAAATATAAAAACAAAAAAAAATAAAAAATGGGAGCATTATTAGAATCAGGTCTCGTTGGTAACATCGGTCTTAAGCACCTTAAAGTTATCAAGGAAGACACTATCAACAAATGGGACAAATTAGGATTCTTAGAGGGTCTTAAAGGTCACCAAAAGGAAAACATCGCTCAGCTTTTCGAAAACCAAGCATCATATTTGATCAATGAAGCAGCTACAACTGACTCATCAGGTTCTTTCGAAACTGTAGTTTTCCCAATCGTTAGAAGAGTTTTCTCTAAACTTTTAGCTAACGATATCGTTTCAGTACAAGCTATGAACCTACCAATTGGTAAGTTGTTCTACTTCGTACCTCACATTCAGAGATATCAGTCTCCGGATGAATTATTACCTACAAATGGTGGTGATCACTATGCACCGTTTGGGGCACCTAACGGACCGTCATCACAAAATGCTGGTTACAACCAATACGATAAAGATCTTTATGATCTTTTCTATGAGGGTAACGAACCAGATTTGGATCCCCCAGGTCTATTCGATTATTCCAAAGGTACATTTTCGGCAGAGACCATTACAGCTTCTACGCAAGTATGGAATTCTGCAGGAAGTGCTCTAATCCAATCAGGATACGTTGCAGGTACTTACAGAAAAGTAATCATGGCACTCTCAGGTTTCAACAGTGCAGGTCAAGGTCAATTGATCGGACCAGACGGTAACGAACAAGATACTGAAGCTTTCTTATCTTCTTTACAAGTTCTTCCAATCACTAATGCAACCGCTAATGGATTCTCAGGTGTTAACTCACCAGTATTATTCAGAGTTGTAACTCAGGTTTACGGACAAGGTATTGTACAATACGGTGGACAAGCAACTACTTCATTCCCTTCAACAGGTAATGGTGGATCTTACAACAACATATGCGATGCTAATGGCGTAATTTATCTTGAAGCTGATCTTCAAGTTCCTTGTGAAGTAACTTCTTCTTCACTTGATGGTTATTCTGGATTCACTACAACAGTGAACACAGACTACAACCAAGCATTCAAGTGTAAGTATAGAGTTTACAAAGAAATGGAATTCGAAGACAGATTGGGTGAGGTTTCTTTCGATCTACAGGCTGTAACAGTATCTGTAACTGAAAGAAAACTAAGAGCTCAATGGTCACCTGAATTGGCTCAAGACGTTGCGGCATTCCACAACATCGATGCTGAAGCTGAATTAACTGCTCTATTATCAGAGCAAGTTGCAGCTGAAATCGATAGAGAGATCCTAAGAGACCTTAGAAAAGGTGCAGCTTGGAACTTAAGATGGAACTATAACGGATGGAAGCAATTGGGTAGCAATGCAGTACCTTATACACAAAAGGACTGGAACCAGACGCTTATCACAGCAATCAACCAAATTTCAGCTCAGATCCACAAATCAACTCTAAGAGGTGGTGCTAACTGGATCGTTGTATCTTCTGAAATCAGTGCAATTTTTGATGATTTGGAATATTTCCACGTATCAAACGCGGCTCCTGAGCAAGATCAATACAACATGGGTATTGAAAGAGTTGGTTCTCTTTCTGGTAGATATCAAGTTTATAGAGATCCTTACTTCCCAGCAAACCAAGTGTTATTGGGTCATAAAGGAACATCATTACTTGACACAGGTTATATCTACGCACCATATGTACCTTTACAACTTACTCCAACAATGTATAACCCATTCAACTTCACACCTATCAAGGGTATCATGACTAGATACGCTAAGAAAATGGTTAACAACCGTTTCTATGGTAGAATCACAGTTGATGGAGTTAGAACATTTGATTTGAGAGAGTTAAGATAATATGGTCTAACCAAAATATTAAAGGGTCCTTCGGGACCCTTTTTTTTTTATTTTTATATTTATAAACATGATAAAACAAAATTTGAATATTGATTCGAATGAAGTTCTAAGGATTTTAAATTTACATAAAATCGCAACAAAAAATCATTATATTCTGAGAGAACAGACAGAGGTTGTAATTGGTATCGACAAAAAAACGGAAGAAAAATATTTTCCAACACAGAAGCTCGGAGACAAATTCGAGTATGGGGTTTATGACTCACCCTCTGTAAAATCAGAGATTCAAAGATTAAAACCTCAAATCGAAGATTTTATTGATAAAACTGATGCTAATAAATTCATTGTGAATGTATCTGCGGGAGAGTCCCAAGTTACAAATCCGAAAGGATTCGAAAAAAAAGGGAGTTTGGCATTAGAAAGAGCCAGAAGCATAAAAAAATATTTTGAAGAAATATTCCCTTATTTTGTAAAAAAAGGCACACTTGTTATTTCTATACCTCCCGATGTTGATCATGTAAAAATAGGGGAAACACCATATAAAAGAGGTGACCAAAACAACCCCGATAAAAAGAGAAAATACAGAGAAGAGCAGTTTGTAAATTTTGATATCACGGGTTCAGGTTCTAAAACTACAGAAGTAGTGAAAACAAAATTTTTGTGTAATACGGAACCGCTAAAAAATGAAGGTGGGTATTTGATGGCTGATTTAGATTTTACTCAAATAGTTCCTTGGAAGTTGAATAGAGGAGAGGGTCTTGTTTATATTACAATTGAAACTATTAATATGCCTGATATCATTTATTTTGAATACAATGGTAAGATTTATGGTGATACATTATTTAGAGGTCTCAATACTGATCCTTATAGGATTTTCTTGGGCACCTCTTTGAGATCGAAATTTGGTAACGCTGATTTACCTGCTCAAATGGGTGATAATAAAATTACAGGTTTGAATTCAAATGATTCGAGAATAATTGATTCATTAGATGAAATGAAGAAATGGGGACTATCTGAAAGTTTCCGAAATACTTTTGGACCCAACTCTTCTTTGTCTAATAGTCAATATATGGATGCTTTCAATAGATTTGACAGGTCGGGTAAAAAGAAAAGATTATTGTCAGACTTAGGTGAATATTTCCCATGGGGTATCCTTACTTCCGAAATGGGGAAAGGAGTTCATAAGATAGGTCCTATTCAAAAAATAGATGGCGTGGATGAAATCAAGATTTATAATGTAGCTCCAGTCGGCACTACTAAGTGGAGTATCTACCTTAATTGTAAAACCCCTGAATAAGATTGGATACAATTTTTTGATATCATCTTCATAGTAATCTAAATATATCTTTTTTTCAAAATCAAAAATTCTTAATTGTGTTACCTTAATCGTGTCCTTTTTGTTGTACCAAGAAACAAAGGTCACGTGCTTTCCGATAATTGAATCAACGTATTTTAGAACTGGAGCATTTTCTTTTTTTATTTGTGCAGCAACATTTATGAAAAATAAAGGGCATACAAATAAAAGTAATATAATTTTTTTCATAAGATTATTTTGTGCAATATTAAATAAATTTGCTCAAAAATAAAAAAAATCTCTAAAAATATAAGAGTATTTCAGTTTCATCATACAGGTATTGTCATAAGAAACAGTTAGATATGGTTTTAAACCTTTTTAAGACACTAATAATAAATTTGTGATATACCTTGAGAGGATAAAGATAATAGTCCTAAAGGGATGTAATTGCAATTAACTGTGGTCGGAGTCGAACGGATACACCCCACAACTTTGGTTTCCAAGACCAGTTTGTCTACAAGTATCAGAATTTATGAAAATAGCCCTTTCTAATTTTGTTCGAGTATCCTCAATGATCTTGATATCGATTCACTTTCATTCAAATCGAATAGACCGTTTCTAAACCCGTGTCTCAGGGCTTCTGACACAATCATAAGTGCTTGTTCTTTTTTTAGATTGTCAAGAAAAATACCCAAAGACTTATTATCCTTGTATTGAATGGTCTCAAATAAAAAATATGATTCTGTTGTTCCTGTCATAATCTTCTTATTTCAATATTTATAATATAAGAGTATGATTATAAAACTAAATGAGACAACAAGGACGAAGGGATCTGGTAGATATGAGATACCAATAATTATGGGTCCTGAAGATTGGAAGAAAAGTAGTCTTCAACCATTTACTAACGCGGTTTCCAAATACGTTAGCCCCAAAAATTCTCACGATTCGTACGATGGGGATATGAGTCAAAATCAAAAACAAATAGATACAGACGAAAAGTTTTATAAGAAGGTTAAAAATATGTTGAAAAAAGTTTCTAATAGTAAAAGTGATAAAGGTGATAATATTCATGGTTATAATCCTGAAACCGTTAAAAAGTACAAAAAAAAGTTTGACATGAAAGAAGAAAAAGATATTGAAAAAATCCTCAAAGAAGATTTAGCCGTTTGGTTTGGAACTAAAAAAAAATCAAAGGGTAGTAAACAACCACAAGGTCCTTGGGTTAATATTTGCCGTAGAGATAAAAATGGTAAACATCCACCCTGTGGTAGACCTCAAGCTGACGACAAATCTTATCCAAAATGTAGAGCCATGGGGGTTGCAAGAAGAATGTCTGACTCACAGAAAAAATCTGCATGTTCTCAAAAAAGAAGAGCGGAGAAGAAGGATACTCAAACAGGTAGGGGTCAGAAGCCTGTAATGACCTCGTATAAACCGAGGAAAGAGAGTTTAGAACAAATAATCAAAAAAGTTTTGAGAGAATCAATCCAACCTCGATAGTATAGTTTTTAGAGAATATTGGATGTTCTGCCTAATTTCATTTTCAAGTTCGTTTCTTGTTTTTTCTAAATTTTCATCGAACAAATATTTCAGTTTTTGAAAGTTTTCTGTGCTTTGTACATAAACAGTATAACTATACGTGTGATTGATAATATGTATCGTATGGTTCTCTATCAATATGTACATCCTCAAAGATTCGTTTTTGATGATCCTTTTGGAAGAGATTGGAGAAAAACTTAATTTTGAACTTGGATGTGTAATCAGCTTGAAACTTATTTCGCACGCGAATTCTTCCTCACTAGTAATCAGTGGCTTGGGATCAAATTTATCCTTCAGAGTTAAAAATATCCGATACAAAAGTCTCGGTAAAAAACCTACAACTTTATTTTTCTCCATTATTCAAATATAAGAAAGATTCAATCATTAACAATAGACTCCTGAGCAACGCTTATTACCATCCAAACCTGCTATTCTTCCTTTACAAACAGACACTGCATACCCATTAGCGTAAGCAGAAGGGTAAACTTTGAATTTTGCTTTTGCCGCCGCTTTACCTCTGGCACAAAGTTTTGTACCTGTTTTTTTCCTTCCCTCCTGAAGATCCTCGTATTCGATGTACGTATCCTCGACTCTCATATGATTCATAAAAAAATCAAAAACTTGATCCATATTTGTTTTAGCTTCACTAATATGGTCATCAGCCCAATCATGACCTTTTTGAATTATGGAATCAATCATGTCAGGATCCATACTCAATATTATATCTGCTTGTCTTTTAATTTGCTCCAAATTAGAAAAAGTCATGTAATTTTCCATTCTATTCTCTTGGAGGACTTTTTTTACTATATCACTTAGTTGTGACTCTGATATTTTTACTATTTTCTGTGCCATTATTTTTTATTTACGATTTGAAATTGTAATTGTTTCTTATAAGTATCTTTCTCTCCGTTAGTATTCACTCTTATGTCAACAAAATATTCATTTGGTATTTTATCTCTCATATCAAATATGAAATAAAATTCATTAGGGGTTCTGTTAATCTTAGTCCAGTTTTGTACTTGCACTTCCGTTTGACCTTCCATGACATAGATACGATAGTAAGCTTCAACGTTTTGTAGTACAGTGTTGGAAGTATATGCTTTTTTTACCACCACACCAACTTTTCTAATGTCTGTGTTTAGGATCTTTTCATTTTGATTGATACCGTAAAAACTGAAACCAAACTGAGATGGATCCTGTGATTGAGATCCAATTATTATATTTGCTTGGATTGGTTGTAAAACGAATTGATTTTTGACTGCGGGTAAGTTTTCACCGTCGAGAATTATCTCTGACCAATTGTCGTAGAATATACAAGGTGTTGAGTATGATCCCAAAGAGTTTGGTACTGATACTTCATATACTCCTTTTGTTACCAAACAAGTGGTAAGATCGTTTAGATCAGGTACCACCACACCATTTGCGTCCAAAATATCAACCGTTGGAGGTTCATCTAAATTAACAAAGTCACCATTTTGATATACGTAAAGATAGAGTTTGTTGATCCTACCTTTAGTAAATGTATTTCTATCATCGTCAATCAAATCATCATAGTTTGTCAACAGATATGGTTGGTAGAAAGTTTGTGTATGTCTAGAAAAAAACCCAACACTATAGTTTTCAGTCAGGCCAGTAATATTTTCAATTTGAGGCACGTAAGCAATACCCCAACCTGTAGATCCAGTTGTTCCTCCACTCAAAATAGAATTAATCTCATTGGTCATGTCAAAATTGATATCTTCATCTCCGAACTCGAAATGCTGTATATCAATAATTGTAAGAGCTGAATAATTTAGACCCGATAGTGATCCTATTTGTGAGTTACTATTGTCATATATTCCAGGATATGACCAATTTTCAATTGTGGTTCTCGCACTCCAATTTGAAGGTCTTTCTGAAAATGCTTTGTCTGTAAAAACTACGTTCGGTGAAAGTTGTCCTGTTGCAGAGTTTCGTGTCATTGCGAAAGGATAAAAATCATAGCCTACACCCTCGTCCCAATTTTGTGGGGATCCTGTGCTTCCTGAATATTTGGGAATTTTGAAAAGAATCAAATCGAATGATGTAGCTCTTCGTGCACCATCTGACATGAAACCATTGAGTAATTCCTCATCAAATGAAGATGTGTTTGTCATTGTCAAGGTATGAGTGATTCCTGTGTATCCGCTAGTACATCCTGTAGATATCTCCCCCGACTGAACTTTCTCAGTCAAAGAAGTTATATCTAAATCAAATATAAATCTTGAAAAACCAGCAGGAGGTAAAATTTGTTGACTTGTTCCAAAATTTAATTGCATGACAGGATTCCTTCCTGTATTCACAAGATTATTTTGGACAATTGTATTGTTCTTGCTAAAATATGATCTGAAAATTGACATCAACCTTTATCAATAAATATCAATTGATTCTAATATTACTGTTGAGAATTTTTTGAGACCCTTGTTGTATTTCTTGAAGGATATCTTGAACTGAAGTCCCATTTGTGGCAATAGTGGTTGGGGGGAGTTGATGATAAGGGTGTGAATGACCAACCAAAAATTTTACAATCAAACTTAGGAGCTTGAGTAACTCTTCACCTCTAACACTACTTGATGTGCTATTTATTATCTCGTCCACAAATTTGTTTTGATCAATACCATATAAAGTTCCATCAAGATTGATAATTGGTTTTCCTGGTATTTGTGATTTGTGTGACAAAAAATACAAAATATCACCGCCCAAAGTGGAAATCGACTGAGGATCTGACGTATATTCAATTAATGGTTCTACTACCCTTTTGGGGGAGAATTGTTGACCATAAGCGTTTTTAAAAAATACTAAACCTGAACCAGTAACACTAGCGGTAGGGTTCGGTAAAACTTGTGTATACAAGAATGATACGTTGGTCAAGGTGTCATCTGTTGTTGGAGCAGTGGATGATAGATATTTTGATATTGTAATACTAGGTCTGAAGAAAAAAGGTGTATCCTTGTTATTATTATATGCCTGAAGTGTTGTGTTAATTTTAAGTATTACATCCGACATGGATAAGCTCTCGATTCTGATGACTTCCGACAAAACAGTATTATTATAATCTTTCGATAAACTGAATTCATCATTTGTTAGAACATCGCCTTGAAATTTGAAGATATTGATTTCCCCATTAAAAACGTTTTGTTTGTTTTCAGGATTGTATAACGTATATTCTATCAAGTATTTAACAGGTAGAATGACTTCAAGAAGTGTTTTATATTTTTTGAATCCGTTTTGTCTTTTTGTTTGGTTGAATTGTGATAATTGTATAAAGGCTCGTCTATTGTATGCCACAGGAAATTCCCTTGGGTTTGTGCTAAATGTCTTTCCCGCTCTTAGGAGTACTTCATTACTTTTCAACACCATGTCAGCAGTTCCTCTACCGAGAATAGCGTTGTCGCCAGGTTCTGGAAAAACACCCTTACTTTTGTCATCTTTGTAAGTCCCTGTGAATTTGTCCTTTATAGATGGATATTGTTCATATTGAAGACCTGTACCAAGCATACTGTTTGACCCTTGGTTATCCTGCCTTGATGTAAGCAAGGGTGAGGAGTATGGACCTTGAATGTAAAATTGATTTGAGTATTGAATACGAGGATTCTGATAAATAATCTGAACCATCTCGGTTGGTTTCGGAGTTTGGCTTATAAAGAATGGTAAAAGAGGTAAAAATACAAATGGGTCTTTTGTGGTCCAAGGATCATTAATTTCATTCCAGTCAGGAATTGCATTGTAAATCGCTTGAACATTATCTGTTTGAGCTGATGCTCTGATCCTTCCAAGCATGAGTGGGTCTTGATCATCAAAGACGTTTGCTTGAAATAGTATTTTTGAATATATCAAATTAGGGTCAATCATCACGTTCTTTTTTCATATTCCTCCAAAATTAAATTATATGTTTCCTCAACCTTATCGAAATAGTGTGTCAAATTTATAATTTCTTTTTTTATATTTTCATGTTCTAAACTAAGATGCTGCATCATATCAACCATTTTTTTGTTTGGCGTATTTTTCAGATCCTTAATGCTTTCTCTAATTTCTTCAAAGTTCATATTAAAATTTTTTTCCGCTCATAGTTAATTGTCCTGGTCTTCCTGATGGTAGAATAATATCAGGGGGTATTGCAACTTGTACGTATCCTGAGGACGCTTCGGATATTTCTTGGCCTGTCTGTCTCGCCAACTCAGCAATCAACCCAAAATTAGGAGTCCCATCAGCATTTGGACCCGTTGGTAAACCAAATTTCTGTAATTGTTCGATTACATTTATGGTTGTACCCTCAGGAGTGGTTCCACCAAGAAGAGGAGATAAAAGCATCAGTGGGTATGGTATTTTTAATCCCAATCCTCTTTGAATAATACCAAGTATACTTAAAATATTATCAATCAGAGATTTACATTTTCTGTAATCATCGATGAGAATAGCTATTGCAGTAACAACTTCCAAAAGAGAAGCAATCATCTGATATTGTTTCATAACTTTAGATTTCGATATATCTCTTAAGACAGATTGAACGAGGACTAATAAATCTCTTTTTATAATCTCGAAGAGTTCCTCAACAAAAAGGGAACCAACTTTCGATACGAAAGAAATGAAGAATTTTTTGAATTTAATTAAAAATTCTTCCAAAGATTTTAATTCTGCCACATATTCATTACCAATCGATATTGCCATGATAAAAATTGGTAGTAGTACCTTTGGAGACAACACCGTTGCAACGATTGCCAAAGGAATTTTTGATAAAAGGTCTTCATCTATTTTCAACTTTACATTAAAATCGTTCGGAATTTTTAATTTCCAAGAAGGATCATCGGACGTAGAATTGATAATTTTTTCGATGTTGGCTTGTAAAACTTTCGGGTCATCAATATTCTCCGTGTTGATAGCATCCAACATTTGATTAACAATGTTATTGTAATCTACCTCTACCTTTAAGTTATTACATTCAACAAATTCTAAAGACCGTAATTGAATATTTGAAATTTTGTTTTCAATAAATGCCCTATCTACATCAGTCATCTCAAAAAATGAATCATCGACTCCGTCCAATTCAGCAACTTTAGATATACCACTTACATCAATTTCTTTTCTGTTATCGAAACATAAACCTAATACTCTTTGGACAATTAATCCAAATTTAGTTTTTGATTCTATATCTCCGGAGCCGATTGTTGCTTTAATATCCACAGCGTTTGTCAAAAGGTTCACAATTTCGGACATGATATTAGTAGAGTCCATAATCCTAATTGTGGACATGTAATCAGAAAGAAACTCACCGACATTACCTTGGGATTGTCTTTGTTCAAGTTTGACTTTGAAAAAATCACCAGTAACCCCTCTAGCGTTTTGAGTAACATAACTTATGTCAAAAAGTTTCTGTTGTGATGAACCTAAGTAAGGATTTCCAAAAAATGAGGAAAAGGTCTGACCCGGTGATTGAGTTCTGTTATAAAGTTCTTTATTCATGGAAAAAGGGAACTCTCCGAAAATGGGAGTATTTTTTTCATAAAGAAGTTTACCTATACTAGAGTTAGGATCTGTTTTTAATTTTCCAAATATATCAATTACCTGAACAGGAATGAAAATGGATGAAGATGTATTGTATTTTTGTTCTTGAGCACAACCCACAGCTTTCAACATCTCATTATCCATGATTTGTTTAATTTTTGGTTCACATCTTGTATATGCCTCTAAAAATTTCTTTTTTATATCACCCAAAAAACCTGTCCCTGATCCAGCATTTTCTTTTGCAAGACTCATAAGATTTTGTAGTTGTGACTGACCTTGTCTTTGATATCTTTTTTTTTGTTCTTTGAGTTTTTCTAGTGGAGATAGTAGGTTATTATCAAATTGATCAAACGGTATTTTTTGATTTGAAGCTTCAAGATTTTTTGCTGCGTCAGAAACCTCTCTGAATGTTTTCAGAGATTTGATTTTTTCTTGAGCTTTTTGGTAGGAATTATTTAAATCTAAAGAGGGCATTTAGGTTACAGTTTGTACGATCCCTCGTCACTATCCACTTCTTTTTGAATTAAATTTTGAATTAAATCGTCGTCCAAGTCAGACAATGAAAAACTCTCTTGCTGATTGTTAGACTTCTCCCATATCGAAGCTTGAAGTTTCGAAAGGCTTAACTTTTTTTCAACACAATCATTAATAATCTTTTGTTGTTTTTCTATCACAGGTCCTATTGTTTGCATATCCTCAGGATCTTTCATGAAAGACAACATTTTGTTTTGAACTCTTATTGCAGTATTTCTTTGTTCCACAAGTTCATTGTAAATTTCCTGCATTAGAGACAGAAGTGATTCTTTTGTAAAATTTATTTCTTTTCGTTGTGGACGAGGCATATTGTATAAATACTTTCAGTTAAATTTTCAATTTAGATTGGGTGAAAAGGTAGAGTCTCTTAAATCGTTTTATTGCACTTCTAATCTCTTTTGTACTCAAATTTGTCATTTCCCTGAGTGATAGTAATATCACATTTTTATTAAATTTGTTGTTGTCAGCGCCTGAGAAAATCAATTCGTAGTTCTCAAATATATCTATCAAAGCATATCCGAGTTTCTGTTCGTTATCACTCAGAGACTCTGAATCCATAAACAATTTAAGATCATTGATATATTTTTTTATCAATCCCTCTACGTCTGAAACGTCGTCATCGATTCTATAAATCAAATCTGGTCTTTGTTCAAGAGATGAGGAAATGTCCTCATAACTCACCTTTCTATTAGTTTCTTTTTGGTCCTTGATTATTTGGCCCATTAGATAATTCTTACATATCGTACCGAAATAAGAATAAGCCTTTTTGTTTTTTGCGGGCTTGAATTTGTCCACTTTCGTCATTAAAAACGAATGTGTGTCGACATGGATTTCAACAAAATCCATGTCTTTACGATACAATCTATATCGTCTGATTATTGACGAAATCATCTTATCGAGAGGAGCCCGTAAGTATTCGTTGTAAATTTTGTTTTTTTCCTGCCACGTTTCAGCGACGAGGAAATTTCGAACCGCTGTTTCTTCTCTTACATCGAAATAATTTTCTTTGACTGTTTTTCTACCTCTTTTTTTTGATAGTGTTTCTTCTGTTTGACCAGAAAGAATCTTGATCATTATTCATTCGTTGTTTGGTATTTTATTGACCTATCGTCAACGAAGAAATATTCTTTTTTGGCGGTTTGTAGCCAAAATCTAACTTCGTCATCTGTAAGAATTGATTCTCCATTCTTATAATTCCAAAATATTGAACCCTCTCTTAAGTTTGTGTGCTTGTATCCTAATCTTGGAATAGACATAATTGTAACCGAATTATATGTCATTCTGAGTAAGAACTCATAGATAAACGTAAGTTTTATTGAAGATTTGAATCCACCAAAGTCTTGAATTGAGTTTTTTCTCAAAACCATACCTGATGTTTGGAAGTTTGTGTAATCATTGAGTGTTTCATTTGTTAGATACCCCATTTCTTGAGAGAAGTTTGCCGCAAAAGAAGCTTCATTTGTAAATCCTTGGAACACTCCTTTATCATTCGTATCTACAACGATTGGGAGAAATGCATCAACATTAGGGTACGCCTTCATGTATTTTGCAACATTCTTGAACCATATAGAGGAATACTCATCATCGAACTCAAAAAAAGACACCCAAGGGTTCTTGGCTTTTTCTACACCATAATTTACTTGAGAGCAAAAATTGGGTTCTTTCTCCCATACGTATTTGTTCACGTTGAGATCACCAAAGTCGTAGGAATCTAATACTTTTATAAGAGATTCCTCTTGAGTGTGAACAATAATTAACTCATCTATAGGTAATTGTTGATTCTTTAGAGATTGAATTGCTTTACCAAAAAATTCTGAGAAATCTCTAACAACTGCGGACTTTATAGGTAGTATAATCGAAACATTTAATTTTTCTGACATAATTAATTATTTTGTAATTTTTGTAGTTGATTTTCGAAAGATTCTGCTCTCTTGATTTGATACTCTTCGAAGATTTTGCAAACTTGTTTTTCGAACTCAGTAAAATCACTATACTTGTTCACTGTTTCTTCCATTTTTATGAACATCTCGGGATTCAGATTGTCTTCCAACCAATTTTGAATAAAATCAGAAACAAAATCTACAATCATGTTCTTGTCTGCTATCCAGATCCCATTATCTTCAGACATCCATTCTGGCATTATATCAGGAACCTTACCCAATACAGGAACACCACATTTCATTGATTCCAAAGGAAAAGTTCCAAAACTACTGTCATTATCTATCCAAACTGACAAGCAACAATCTTTCATGGTATTTGCAAATTCTGTTTCCGACAAACCCCTCATATCTCTAAAAGTTATCCAACGGTATTGTGGATATTTTAAGTAAAATGTTTTAATAAGATTGATGGTATCTCTTTGATCTCTTGTGTGGATACCAACAATTGTCTTTGCCGGAAATTTGGATTTTTCGAAACATTCAGAAATTACCGGTGTAATTACATCGAAGGTTACATTCTTCATTATCTTGTTTACATACTCTTTTTGTTTTGTAGATGTTGTTATACATTTGGTGATCCCAAATTGTGACCAACTTTCACCTGGTTGAAGTGTCTCAAGTATTGACGAATAAGATTGAGATAGAACAATTTTACCAGCAGGTAGGTTTTTAACTTGTGAAAGAACATATCCAAAAATTTCAGGTATCACAATTAAATCCTCGGGCGCAATTTCTAAATTTTGATTTTCAATCGATTGATGTTTAATTTCAGACATGTATTTTTCACCAAGCCATTTACCAACTCCAACGTATTCATTTTTTTCATGAAGAATAATTATATTGAAACCATTGTTTTTCAATGACATTGCCATTTGATAGACGTATCTGACTGATGCTTTTGCATTACCCTTTGTATCTTGTACAAAAAAATAAATTTTGGCTTTTTTTTCTTTCAGTCGATTTATAGAAATTTGTACTTTATCCAAGTTCAATACTTTTTGTTCCATATTAATAATGTTTGATAATTTTTTTATTCAAGAGACTATTGAATGCAATACTGAATGGGACGGAGGTTTGTTTTCTGTTTTTCAAACCTAAGTTATCTTCAACAGGTAACTCATCTGCTAAAACAACTTCCACCATCATTTTTACTAACTCGAATTTCACAATATTGATTCTATTCTCTGAACTTCCAGTGATTTCTTCATTCCCCATATCAACATACCTCTCAATTTGATCCAAATCGATGAAGTAGTTTTCCCCGAGTATATTTATCATAAAATTTCCTCCAATTTCGTTTTGAGTTCTTTCAAACTTTTAATTGTGTATTCACTATAAACTTCCTTATTGTAGTAAGTCTCAAACTTAATAACAAATTTATTATCAGGTTTCTTCAATAGTAGTTCAGGATTTGCAGTAAGTAAAATGTCTAACCCGTCCCACATCGAATTTATAGTGATTTCTGAGTAGAAATTTATTTTCTCTAAAAGACAACCAAACTTGGATAAGAAAAAAAGTGAGGCTGGTTTAGATTTACCAATTTCATCTGAGACTATTATTATATCATGACTATCTCTCATATCGTAATAAAATTCATTTAAATCATGCATAGTAGATAACTCAACAGACGGGGAATGTCCGAATATTTCCATCGGGTGGTCTTCGTACATAAAACTGTAAAATTCGTCTTTACTTTGAAAGGCAAAGTGGTCCATCAAGTTCAATGAAGTAATTGGTTCTTTTATTTTATATTCAAAATTCGGCTTCTCTGTCGTTTCCAAAAAAGGGTCAATATGAAACTTGACATAAAGTTGTTTGAATTTCAAAATAGTGTCTCGTAAAACTCCATTAATTTCTATTCCTATTCTCATTCTTCATATCTTTTTAGAATGTGGGTTATTAATGGATTTCTCACAATATCACTGTCTTCAAAAATGAATACACCAACTTTATTCATATTTCTCATTTTTTGAATTGCATCCCAAAGCCCACTTTGAGTTTTGTCTTTATATCTGTCAGTTTGCTCTAAGTCACCTGAAATAAAAAACTTTGAATTGTATCCAATTCTTGTTAGTAGTAATTTCATTTGATTTGGGGTTGAATTCTGTGCCTCTTCGAAAATCAAAATAGAGTTATCTATATTCATTCCTCTCATATAAGCCAAAGCAAAAACTTCGATTGCATCAAATTCCTTTAACTTTTCTCTTATATCTTTTCCGATAATTTTGTTGAGGAGATAATACGAAGGAAAGATATAAGGATCTAATTTTTCTTCTACATTACCAGGTAAAGATCCTAACTTTTCCTCAGCTTCCACCGCTGGTCTTACAATAATAATTTTTTCATAAGGTGAAAGTGGGTCAACTAGCAAATCAATTGCCGCTTTCATTGCCACGTGACTCTTACCCACACCTGCGGGACCCGAACAGAGGGTGATTTCATTATTTTTTAATATATCATAATAAACTTTCTGATTTTCTGATAAGAATTTTTCTTTAGTTTTTTTCTTGATTAATGAACAGATAAAATCTTTTTTAGTTTTTATTTGTATTTCAGTTGAACTTGGAGTAACAACTGGCGTTCTTCTTGGTTTACCCATTAAATTAATTTTTTTTCTAATGATCCTGGTTCTCTTTTTGTGACGGTTTTTCCACCATCAGGACTTTCGTAGATCCACGGGGTTTCAGTTTCATGTTTGTCAACCTGACTCTTAATCCAATTATATGTTTTTTTAAGACCTACGGAAAGAGGCTGACTGACTTCCCATCCTATCTTTTCTCTATACAATTTATTGTCTGAATTTCTCCCCTTAACACCGAGAGGGCATTTAAATCCGTATTTTGTCACAAACTCTTCTCCTTCGATGTTTTTTATTTTTATGTCTTTTCCTGATATTGCAATAGCCATACTGGCTAAATGATTAATGGTTACCATTTCTTCGGAACCAATGTTTACAGGTCCTGTGAAATTCGAATTCATCAATCTAATAACAGCCTCAACGCACTCCTCAACGTAAAGGAATGATCTGGTTTGTAATCCATTTCCCCAAACTTCTATTTCATCACCACCCTTGCTTTCTGCCGCCTTTCTACACATAGCGGCCGGTGATTTCTCCCTTCCTCCTTTCCATGTACCTTGAGGACCAAAGATGTTGTGGAATCTTGCAATTCTAACATTCAATCCATAGTTTCTATGGAAAGATAAAAATACTCTTTCTGAGAATAACTTTTCCCATCCATATTCAGAGTCTGGGTTAGCAGGATATGCAGAAGACTCTTCACAGTTTGGATTATCGGGATCAAGTTGATTATGTTCGGGATACATACATGCTGAGGATGAATAGAAAACCTTTTTGACTTTCTTTTTAACACATTCTTTTGCAACATTCAAATTGATTGTTGCTGAGTTGTGCATAACATCTGCATCGTGTTCTCCTGTAAAGATATAAAGTGCACCGCCCATATCTGCGGCAAGTTGATAAACTTCATCAACACCTTCTTCGATGACAAGTGAAACAACATCAGGGTCTGTAAGGTCACCCAAGATAAACTCATGACAAATTTCATCTTGGAAAAAATATTCATGTTTTTTTATGTCACATATTCTTACGTGGTTTCCTTCCTCTTTAAGTCTCTTAGCTAAGTGACCACCTATAAATCCGCCACCACCTAATACCAATACTTTTTTCATATTAATTCATTTCTTCAATTATTTTATTGATACCTTCTTTTAAAGATATTACAGGTTTCCAAAAATTCAAAATGTAAGGATCGGGTTCATTTCTTTTATTAAGCTGAACCGTGTCTTTTTCTTCTGAGGGTATAATCTCACAAGGAATTGTTTCTTTGATAATGTCCGCAACTTCAAGTATGGTATTCCATTCAAAGTTTGTAATGTGTAAGTTTTGTGATCTATCAATCTCGTCATACTTCTGAGAAAGAATATGAAGACATCTTGAACAATCCTCTGCGTGAAGAAACTGTCTTTCTTCTGTGCCATCAGTAATCATTTCAATTTTTCCAAGTTTTGCTTTCAGGATAAAATCGGTGATTACATGTGATTTTTCTAAATCATGTTCTGGTCCATATACGTTCCAAAACTTCACTGTAAGTCCACCTAAAGCGGTTGAAAAAATTTCTCCCAAACTCTTACAAACACCGTAGGGGGAGTAAGACATATTGGCCATTTGAGATGACGCAAATATGAAAGGTTTGTTGTGTTTTTTGATTGTCTCGAAAGTATACAATGTGAGCTTTGTATTATTTTCAATGAATTCATATGTGTGTTGATATTTTTTCAAATATCTTGACCCACCTACATCAAACGCCAAAAACATCACAAAATTACATTCGATAATCAAATCTTCCAACACACCAGGTATTCTCAAATCCTGAGTTGGGTCTGTTGCAATATCAAAAGATAAAACATCATGTCCTTCTTTCTGTAAAAATTTACACAACTCATAACCAATCTGACCTGCAGATCCAAGTACAAGGTATTTCATATTATACTAAGTTTTTAAGGTAGTTGTCCCACATGTAGTCTTCCGCTACAGGGAAATCTTTTGCCTTTAAGAAATTTCTTTCTATTGCTGGCATCATTGATTTATATTTTTCAACCGTCACAGTTTCTAAATTTGGGTCGTCTTCTAAGAAAATTACTCCTGTTGGGTCGAAGTATTTTTCGACAGCTTTTCTTGAACCGTAATAAATTGGTACTGTACCCATTGCAAAACAATCAGTGAGTTTTTCTGTAAAATACACATCAGAGTTATCATTTTCGATTGCCACTGAGAACATATAGTCTTTTAGTCCGTCCTCTTTATCACGTAACTGATTTGGTCTACCTGTACCAAAAAGATCAACTTTGTTCTGTAGTTTTTCTACCCATTGTAATCTGTTTTGGTGTCCTCTTAACCAACCTTTACTTGATGCGATCATTGACACAAGTTTTGTTTTTTCATGTATTTTTCTATTATCAGGCCAAATCCAAGGAGCGGCATTTGTAATACAATATTTGAAAGGTTCACCAAGAGCCAACAATTCATCCATACAAGTAAAAATGATTTTGTAGTGAGATCTGGTCTTTTCCAAATCTTCTGTCAATACTCTGATTGTCGCCTCATTCATTTGTGGTGACTCTAATAACCATCCAATTTTATCCGATCCTCCGTCTCTGAATCCCCAATCCTTAATGTAATTGTCAACATATACACTAAGTGTATACGGATCCGCAGTTTCTCTCGATAGCCAATTAATATGTTTTGGCATGTTACGGTTTGATGAACAATCATATTCACCCCACCAATCTGATACTTTTCTAATTTTTACTTTTTCCGACATGTGTTATTTTTTTGTTGGTATTAATAATCCATCTTTCCATTCTACATCAACTAAATTCCAATAGGATTCGTAGATGTCATCGGCCTTAGGGCCACGGGGACCAAACCAACGAGAAGGACAAACTATTTTTTTATTTTTATTTTGATTTAAGAAAGTTGCCCACCATGAAAAAGTGGAGTTAGAAATGATGTGATTTTCACACAGACCCATGAGATATAATTCTTTCCAGTCTTGATCTTCTTTTGGGAAAACTACATTTGGAAATGAGAAATTATTCATAACGAAATCTCTACTTCCTGGCCATCTTGATTCATCTTCAGTGAAGAGAAAAACTGTAGAATATTCTCCAATAATTTTTAATGCCTCTTGAATATATTCTACTGATATTGTTGGGTGTATTTCAGGAAACTGTAAGTATTCTCCTCTTCTAACGTGTATGGAGAGTGTTTTGGGTTGATTGAGTTGGGGGTATTTGAATTTCAACTCATCAATAATTTCTTGTGAAGGTTGGAATATGTCTCTTATACGATCATCTAATCCAAACCAGTTTTTGGTGCTTTGAAAATATCCGTCAAAAACAGTATTTTCTTCTACAGGATTTACTTCACTGTACTCAAAGGGACCTTCAGTGACCCTTGTAAAATTGTCTAAATTATCTACGAATTTTAGATTTCTGAATACGTTCTCAATATAATTTTCGGCACCTCTTCCTTGTCCTGGTGTCCATGATTTTGGAACAAAAACAACTTCTCGGTTGTGTTTCCATCCCTGTGCTAATGCGTGAGCGGCTTCAAATAATTGATTACCTAATCCACCCATCAAATTACATGATATCAAGTTTCCCATATTTTTTTATGATAAACTTAATCTACTCAGTATTAATGTCTATACCCAATTTTTATTTTTCCATGACTCAAAAACATAGTCATAATCCCATCTGAGTTCAAATCCCAAATTTTCCATACCTTGATGAATTTTCATTCTTCTTTCTTCATAGTCTTCACCTACTCTGTGAAATTGTATCTGAATGTATTGAAAATTTTTAAGTACATCTGATGTAATCCATTTCTCGAATAGAGGGTATTCTTCACCCTCAATATTCACTTGCATGAGGTCAACCTTTTGAATGTTGTATTTGGTTAGATATTGTTCCAAGGTGTAACATTTGATCTCTCTCTTTTCCTCAGTTTGTTCCAAATACTCTGATGAAGCGTCTCCGTTGAAAGACAATTTAGTGGATCTTTCTTCTGTTGATATACCGTTGTTTTCAATTCTTACTTTTGGATTATTTCCGTGGATTTCAGAAATCTTTTCACAAAATTCTGAAATGGGTTCAACCACCAAAATGTTGGATTTATACTTACCAACAATCTTATTAGTCCATTCTCCTTTGTATCCACCTAATTCAATTACCCAAGAATCCTCATTTAGGGGGTAAGTGGCAACTAAGAGTTTATTACCATTATCTTTATTCCATCTATCGTTATGTTCTGTGTGCATTTTAAATTTTATTATACGGTATTTTATTTGCTATTAAGTTGTGAATATTACGAACTTTACTTAAATCAACCTTATGATCATTAATTGGATTCGATTCATTATAGACATATAGTATTTCATCAATAAATTTGAAATGTTCCAACCCTGACATTTCTATCATAGGCCACATAAATGATAGGTCACCTGCCACACTGTAGTACTTACCATCCCCATCCTTCAAATCTTTTTCATCGATTTTTTTCCATAACCAAGCCTTCCACGTTCTCATATGAGAAAGGGTGAAATTGGATTTTCTTATATTTTCCAAAGACGTAATTGGTCTATTGAAACCCGGTCTACCATCGTGGTATTTGAAAGACCCACTGGTCATCCAAACATTCGAGTCTTTATAAATTTCATCTATCTTGCCGAGAACATTAGGATTTGGTAACCAATCGTCACCATCAATTTCAACACATATTTCATCTCCGTCCAAACCCATACATCGAATTACTTGATCGTAATTTCCTCCCTGATAGAGTTTAGAATGGTTTTTGATAAGAATAAACCTGTTGTCATCTTTGATTACAGATTCAATTTTTTTAATTGTCGAGTCAGTTGACATGTCGTCCGTAATGTAACATTTGAAGTCAGGAAATCTCTGTGACATAATACTCAAAAGACATCTCTCAATATATTTTTCGCAGTTGTATGTTGTAGTTAGTATAATCATATTTCAATCAAGAATCCTTCTGGTTTAGTATTATATCTGAAGAACTTAAGTCGTGATCCGTATTCACTCATATCTTTTTTCTTGAATTGATCAATTACGGCTTCTATTTCTTGAACATGTACGGTATATCCTTTATCTAAAAGTTTCAAACAAAAGTGATATTGTTGGGAGTCGGTCAATATATCAGTCCCTCGTTTGTATGAAATATGTCTCATCACAAAAGGTACAGTTCTATCGGGATTCAACTCACTATAATAATCGGCTAAAAATTCAGTGTGTCTATTATTCATTTCGTCAACTAAGTCAGATAGCTTGGCTTCACCACCGTGTTTTTTTGCGTGAACAGAAAGTGCCCGATTATCTCTCGGAAGACAAGGACCACCAAAACCAAATCCGTATTTCAGGAATTTATTTCCGATTCGAGGATCAGATCCAACAGCTTTCAAAATACTTTTAATTTCGTTACCGACTCCCGTTTTTATTGCAATCTCACCGATCATATTTGCATACGCTATCTTTGTGGTTAAAAAACAATTTATAGCAATTTTAGTGAGCTCCGCTGAGGTATAGGACATTACATTAAAGTTTGCTGAACCTCCGCAAATAATTTTATAAAGATTAAGAATTATCTTTAAGTCATATCCATCTGGACTACCAATCAAAACCATTTTTGCTTCTTCGATACCCTTTATTATTTCACCTTGTGCAACAAATTCGGGATTATAGACAACGTTTATTGAATATTGATTTAAAAGCTCTGCTATTAGTTGTACGTCGCCAGGATTAGTAGTACAACCAATTACAAAGGTTTTCCCCATAACCGATTTTCCATCCTTGAAAGTTTTTACAAAGTCATCAACGACTGACCAAAGTTTTGTCAGGTCATATATCCCATCTGATGTAGAGGGAGTCTCAACAAATGTCCATATGTAATCACAATTTTCTATTACCTCTATGTTATTTTCAGCAACCTCAAGAAATCGTCTTTTGGAGTACATTTCTGTAATAAATGGTTCATTCGTAATACAAATTCCGTTTTTAAGATTTTTCTTGTAGGTTTCATTTGTATCAGAAATAATCATGGGTACACCGTGTTTATCACAAACCAATGCGAAAGACAATCCTAATCTACCGGCACCAATCACTCCAATTTTCATGAGTTCAAAATTTCGATGTATTTTTCTTTTATCTGTTTCGCTACGTTATCTGCGTAGTATTTTTCTAAATCTGTTGGTGGTTCGAATAATTGCTTTTCCAAAATACCACCCGAAGAATCAACCTTGTAAATATACCCTGGCTTACCACACATCCAACCTTCAATTGTTGTTCTACCTAATTGTATACCAGCAGTCATTTTACATTTTTGAATAAAAATTTCGACAGACCAAGTAGATTTGAAATGTTTTACATGTTTGTTTTCAAGTATCTCTGAAAGATAATTTGATTTATCATCACCCACTAACCAAAGTTCCATTTTGGATTCTTTAGTAAATTGTATTAAATCTCTTATAGTATTCTCTCTCAAGTAGTCTATAGTCCCGACAAACAAAAGAGCGTCCTCTTCTTTTAGTCCTTTTGGTTTGAATTTTGTATTATCTATAGGATTATAAATTACATCGACATCTTCGATATCATATTTTTCATAAAGATATTTGCTTATTTCAGGTCTAATAGCAACATATTTTTTAATTGAAGAATCTATATGGGGGTCCTCTAATGGAATTACTTCAGAATGTATGGTCGTTAGTTTTGGAATATCAGGGTATAGCTGACAAATTCTTTCAGTAACTGGTTTGTGTTGAGTATGAATTACATCATAAGTAACGTCAGAAATTTTATAGTACATATTAGGTGATGAAAGTTCGACACCGTTGGGTCCATTGAACCCCCACTTACCATCACCAAGTTTAAAACCTGGCGGTTCCATATGTGATATTGATCTGATACCTTTTTCTTTAGCTAACTTTGTTAATGGCCCATCAATTTGTGACATTACTGTGACATCGCAGTTCAATTTTTGGAGACCTTTGGCTAATTCAAAAACATACAATTCAGATCCGGTGAAAGTTTTAAAAAAAAGTGAGGTAATTAGAACTTTTAATTTGTCTTCGAACTTGTATTTGACTTTTGCTGGTAATTTATCTTTGTACTTTTCAGCAAAAACTTTTCGGTTTTCATCCCATTGTTGGTTAACCATACCAATAGACTTGTGAGTGATTCTGATATTTGTAATGACACCAATTTTAACGTTCTCGATAAAGTTTCTAAAACAAAAATTAACATCGTACATGTGAAATCCTGTTACGGATTCATCAAAGTTTTTTTTGATCTTTGTTTTATCTAATGCTATGAACAATCCGTCAACTATCACGGTCTGCTTGATTCCATTACCCAAAGAATCTGAGTATTTTGACTCCCATTTTTTTCCGTCGTGTTCATGGTTTACGATACCTACCATTCTCCCTTTTTGCTCCCACCACATACCACTTATTGGTATGTGTGTTGTTCCTGCAACCCCTAAGATACCGTACTCAGATTTTTCGAAATGTCTGATAATTTTGGAGTACCATCCGTTAGTGTCAAACAAAATATCGTCATGACAAAGGACAATTATGTCAGTTTCGGACTCTGAAATGATTTCATTGTAAACTTGACTGAGACTTTTTTCACCATTGTTCACCTTTTCGATAACATTGATTTTTTTGAATCCTGATGTTTTTTTGAGATACTCAATAAACTCAGGATTAGTTTTTCTTGTACTATATCCAACAGTCAACATTATGTTAATCTTTTTTTCTTGGCTTGTTTAATTATTTCGTTAACGGTTAAGTTTGGGTCTGATTTGGAAATAGATATACAATCTATAATAAACTCTGCAAGAACATTTTTTTTATCCAATTTTTTTATCAACTCAATAAGAGTTTCCAAACTTTCATAATATTTTCCCATGAATAAAGTTTTAAATGCCCGTACTTCCGAACCCGTTGTTTCCTCTATCCTTCTCTGATATTTCTTTTCTTTCTTGTAAGTCGACCCATCTTCCATTTACAACAGGACAGAGGACCGCTTGTGCAACTTTCATACCTATTGTAATAATAAATGGTGTCTGATTTGTGTTAAAAACAGGGATTTTACATTCACCTGTATAGCCATTGTCCATGGTGCCAGGTGAGTTGAGCACCATCAATCCTTGATTAATAGCCAGACCTGACTTAGTTCTAATTTGAATTTCATATCCATCATCAATATCAAATTTCAACCCTGTTGGTATTAGTGCCCGACTTAGAGGTTGTATCGTGCAATCGATAATTGAATGTAAATCAAATCCTGAGTCAGTTGGATAGTTGTATTTTGGCGTAATAGCTAAGGGTGATATTTTTTGATAACCCAAAGGTCTTTTTGTAGAATAAGACGATTCATCCATCAGATCTTCAGAGGAGAAGCCGAGCAGTTCGTTTAATTGATTGATGTTATTGCTATCATCCAAAATATTTTCAAAACCCTCTATCTTTTTTAGAGCTTCTTTTAATTCTTTTTTAAAAAGATCATCCATATTATAATAAATTTATAAATTTTTTTACCACCTCGTATAAAACAACAACATCTTTTTCACAATATGTGTTTATTTTATCAATATTTTTTTCATCCCAATAAACAGAGTGTACTTTAGAGCCATCCATATCTTCAGATTTAGAGGATTCTATATCCATAACACCGCACATCAAGTCCAACGTAGAAATAGATGCATATTGACCGTACTGCCACACGTCTCTTGTGTCGATAGCTTTGATTTCCCATGGTTTAGTGTCATAAGTTGGGAGGAGTTTGGGTGGGTTTAAGCCATTAATTATCATACGTTTTGCTAATGTCGGTATGTCAAAATTTTTGACATTATGGCCGCAAAGAAAATAACCCATCTCACCACATTTGAATAAAGTTTTTCTCAGTTCAACTAACAAAGTTCTTTCATTGTCGTCAGAAAACACAGTAGTTTTGAATTTACCATTTTGATCTACTATACCCAAACATACAGTAACTATTTTTGCAAACTCAGGAACCAAAGCTGCTCGTGTTTTGAATAGTTTGTTTAAATCTGCGTCAGTATCTTCAGGAAATCTTTTTTTAAACCATGACTCATAGTAACTGAAAAGGGAGGCCAAACGTTCGTTTAATTTTTTCAAATTATCGAAATCTTTCTGACATCCAACAGTTTCAATATCGATAAACAATATTTTTTCTAATGGGACATTTATCATAAAAAACTTTTATAAAGTTGTGCTCTGTCTTTGGTTACTTTGTTTAAATCGTAAGTATCTTTCACAGTTTCATATAATCTTTCGCCCAAATCTTTGATCCAATTCGGATTTTTAATTAGTTTCTCGATGTATTTTGCCCAATCTGAGTGATTCCTATTTTCATCAACTAAAAGAGCATTTCCGTCTGTGAAATTACCATTACTCAACGAATGTTTCAAATCAATTGTGTATGGACCAATGTTGGATGCGATCAAAGCTTTTTTATAAAAACCTGATTCTATTACTTTCAATTGGGACTTAACTCTATTGAATATGTGATTTTTTAAAGGTGATAAAGATATGTCAAATTTGGAATAATTTCTTGCGTATGCTGTGACAGGTTTTGTCCAAACTCTAACATATGGTTGATTCATTTCACCCTCGAAGGGATCTTGTGAATACTTCAGAAGATGTTCTTTGTATTCAGGACTTACTGTGGTGTAGTTTTGAGTAAATACTTTTTCATAGGTTGCCCAAACTGTTTCTGCAGGTAATATATTTCTTTTCTTCTGCTCGCCAGTTTGAGCGTTGATTTCTGTCATTGAACCCCTTGTATCAAATCCACAAATAACAAATTGAGTTTCATTTTTATATTTCGAAAGTTTACTAAATGATTGATCAAGTAAGAGTATGTCCGATAAATGTGATGATCCACCAAGCCAGCCTATTCTAATTCTATCAGATTCAGGTGTTGGTTCATTAAATTGACCCTCTTTCGGATTAATAGCGTTTGGTAAAATAAATACGTTTTTATTAATTACCTTGATTTCATGAGCAAATATTTTTGTAGTTGTGGTCACATATTTCGCAGCACGAATACAATTAACAATTTTCTCATTGAGTTTGTTAACTCTAATTACATCATGGATTGGATGGTCTTTAGTTGGCATCCAATAATCATCGATGTCACAGACAGTTATAATTCCAAGTTTATTTAGTTCTTCTACTAATTTAATACCCTTGTCAAAATCTGATCCGATGTTTCTATGATAACTAACAAGATGATAGTCTTTATAGTAGTCTATATTGTAGGGTGGATCATAAACGATATCAACGTGAAAATCATCACCAAATGCATTTTGTAGGAAAATGTGCGGATCTACAGATCTAAATTTACCAACACCGGTTCTATCTGATGGTAATGCTAATACTTTGAATTTGGACATATTATAATTTTACTCCGTAAAGTATAATCTTTTGTCCTGATTAAAGAAAGTTGTTATTTGATTTTTTTAACTTTTGTAACTTTTCCCTCGAAAATATGGCTCCCTACCCTGAAAGAAAAAATTTCATTTGTTTTTTCAGTTCCTTCGACTAACAAACCATTTTCTCTTAAAGCTTCATTAACGGCTTCTTTTACGAGTTTGTTGAGGGGAGTTAGGTCTATGTTTTGTGTAGATATAGTTTCGGATACTGTCGGCATCAATCTTGAGGCCTTTTCGATAAGTTCATTAGATAAAACAGGGGATGATTGTTGTGGTTGTACAATCGGGTTTTCCATCATCAATTTTTTTATTGAATCAGGTAGTTTAGATTTTTTAATTGCCTCCACTGTAGTATCACCAACCGGCTTAGTATTTTCAATCACAGACTCAGACATTAAACTCTGAGGAATATTATATTTTGCTTGTGGTCTATTGAACTCTTGTAAGTTTATATTGGGTGTTTCTGTTGATTTCTGTCCACGTGGTATTTGATTATGTTTATCTATTATGGCTTTTGAAATCATTAATTTTTGCATTAGGTCACTCATATTAATTAAATTTTACAATAATAATAATACTACTCATAGATTTGTCACCATTTGGATTGAAGTTTGGTTTTGGTGTATTGAATATTTCTCCTGTCGGTTTCAGAGAAAGTATCTTATCCAATCTAAAAATTCTCCAACCAGGTAAAGGTTGCTCTCCCTTATACCCTGTGAACGAAGCCCCCTCCTCATCCCAAGCTCTCAATGCTAGGTTATTAGTTCCTTTCATTCGACCTAAACAAACAGGTTCAATTTGACGCAAACCTCTACCACCAGGTTCATCACCATCATAGTAGATTATACATTTCTGTCTTTTTTTTATAGAGTCAATGACACTGTCAACAGAAGCAATCTCTACAATTAGTTGTTTGAGAGATTCCTGAAGTTTCATCAAATTGCAAAGTTAGGATAAGGTTTAGATGAATTGTATTTGTTAATCTTGATTTCATTCTTTCTTTCGTTGACATCTATTCCCGTTCCAGCATTTTCATTGTATACATCAAGAAAAATACCTGTACCCCTACCCAAATCATCCCCATCTGCTATTGCATTGGGACTGTTGACTGAGTAAATTACTTTTTCCCCGTCGTAGTCATTTTTTGTTATAAGTTTTTTTCTTTCAAGATCTGCGATAGCTGTCAGTTGATTATTAACGTCTTGACTAAAATCTAATGGTAAATCTGCCATAAGTTATCTATTCATTAAGTGGTTTATTCTTTTAAGGCTTTCAGTAACTGCGGAATCATACTTCTGTAGTGTGGATTTGTGTTTTTTTGAAGGTCTAACATTTGTATAATCTTTTTCATGATTATCAATATGTTGATTTTGCATTCCTGTTTCTGATTTGTTATGTTTGGTGTTGTAGTTTGAATCTCTCAAAAATCTCAGTGCTCCGTTAACCCATCCTTTCATTTTTTCTCCTCCGTTTAGAACATAAGATTCTTCACTCGGCTTACCTTTGAAAGTATCGAAGAAGTTTTTAATCCTCTTCAATTGTTGATAGGTAACTGAAGATTGTTCTTGCAGCTCTTGATTACGATTATACCCTTCAGAATACTGATTCGCATCTTGAACTGATTTGAAAGAAGACTTCATGTGTTCTTTCATTTCTTCAGGGAATTTTACCCTTTTGTTATAAAGATCACTGTTCACTTTCTAATAATTTTATAATGTCTTTTTTTGACATCCCGTTTCTCCTTGCTTGATTGACCAAAGATTTTATGTTTTTCTTAATAACAGAAATAGATTCATCCTCAGAATCATTTTGTCTTTTTACAATATCAGACCTATTTGACTCTTTGTTCTTCATCAAAATATCCTCGACAACCTTTAACATCTTCTGTCTTTGAATCTCTTCAATCTTACTCTTTTCCGTGATTCGTTGTCTAATAAAAGAACCTTTTTTCTTTTTCTTATCCAACTTTACCGTCTTTCCCATCTCATCAGCTCTTTCAATCGGATTATCAACACCCATCTTCCTCAAAATTTTTATCGTTTGATTGGGTGTTTTTCCCGAGGTTTCTTCATAACCAAAAGCTTTAGATAAATCCTCCTCTTCGATTTCTTCGACAGATTCACCATAATACACTCTATACCCTCTTGATATGGGATCGTTTGTTATTCTAGCTGCCGGAACTGTCTGATCCATAGTTTTTTTCGGGTGCATTCTTGGATCTAAAATTGGTACCTTCGAATTTGCCATAGATCCGTCTGCAGTTACAAGTTCTTCTAATTCTCCCTTGAGATCTTTAGTAGTTTTGACTTTTTTTTCTTTTGCTACTTTTAATAAATGTTTTCTCACTTTATCTCCTTGTTTTTTGTCAAAGTCTATTTTCTCATCTTTTTTTCTGGCTTCAGAGATTGTGTTCTCTACCGAAAAATAGAGGGAATATTTGTTACCCTTATCTCTTAATAAGAAGTAATATGGGTTCGAATACAGTTCTTTGTCTATGGGAATCATCCTGTTTTTTTAACTATAAATACTTTCAATCAGGTATTTATCATTAATCATGGCATACCAAAACATAAATCAATATAACTTCAGGAAATGGTATCTAAAACCTGTTAATGAAATAACAGATCTCTGTTTGGCATCGGATGAAAAAAACTATAACGAAGAAGTTGTATTTTCTCCGTATTTGATTGCAGAAACATTTGGAGACAAATTGCCAGTTTATTTGGATCTCAACGATTCAAACTGCACACAAAAGTTCAACTTGGAGTACGGTGATTACAACCCTGATAATACATTAGTTTCTTTAAATTATTATACAGGATCATTCGATTTGGATTGCGTAACTGCAGGGACTGTGTGCGATGTAGGTCTGACGGGGATAGATAACGGATTAGTAGATCAGATGACAGGTGAAACTTTGAATTATACAAATGGTTTTTTTACTGACGACCGCAAATTCGATAGATTATATGTTGATAGGAGAATGAAATTTATTCAAGTTACGGGTAATACAAGATCTAACTTAGAATTCTCAGGAATATCTGCTCAAACCCTGTACGAAATCTTATCAGTGACTGGCACTACAACAGGTAGATATGAAGAGCTTTATGGTGGCTTTTACCAAGGATTTTATAAATTGTTCGGATACGATTACGATATTTTACCCGAAAGAATGCATTTAGGTTGGACCGCAGAGTTTTTGTTGAAGCCGAGATTAGAAAACGAATATATCCCTGAATCAGGATTTACTACTTTAAACGGATATTACCCTGACAACAAGAATATATTTTTTTATATTGGAACACGAGCTGAGAATAAGTTCTATCACTTCGCAAGTGGTCATCCAAAATCAGATAGTGGATATACTCGTGTTACCTCCGCACTTACTTTATGTGAATCATGTCTATGTGGTTTAGTCGATACAACAGAAATTGAATTATGTAATGGGTCCGATATTCCTATTGATTTCAATTGTACAACAATCTACCCACTTTCAGGCTTTACATTAGGCCCATTGGAATGTTACAAAGAAAATACTACAGAATGTGGTTGTGAAGACAAAATAATTCCTGATGAAGATGCTGATCCTTTATTTGATTCAATGTCGAATGCTTTAGCCGTAAAATTTTCTGGTGATCCAAGTAATCCAAAAATTTGTGTTAGAACCTTAGTGATTACTGGAGGTTGTGAAATTACAGGTGCTTGTGAGACCTCAGGAATCACTTATGTCACAGGATATACAATAAATGAATATTGTTCACCAAAAGGCATTTGGGATAATTGCTCAGGTACAACTTATGATACACAAGAACACTGGGTTCAAGTAGATGTTACATGGAAAAGATATGAATGGTTGGATACTTGTGATTTGGAATATCTTGGAGGACTTGGTCAGATAACAACATTAGTATATCCACCAGATTTGGAAAAGTATACGATTCCTATTATTGAACCACCAATAACCCATAGTGGAATCACGATACCTTCAGAAGAAAAAGTTGTTCTGAATGAAAAATGGCTTGATACGGCTAAGTTTAGAAAGGGACAACTTATCATATCGGTAAATGGTCGAAGATTCTTTGTTGTGGAGGATGTCGAGGAAATTATACCGAGAGCTTTAAACACCCCTAAACAAAGACAAGTTGGTGTTCCATTCAACATGTCATGGGGTGGAGGCACTCAAGGGTTACATGAAAACTTAACGTTCACAGCGTGCCCACAAACACTCACGGGATTGACATACCAACAAGATCCTGAGTGTTTCCCAAATAATATTCTGAGTGGAACGAGTCTTTCAGGACTTACCACTGATATATTACTCGAGAGATATTTCGCAGGAACTTTTGAAGGTGGAATATCACAATTCAGATTCTACATTGAACCGTTATCTCAACCTGAGATTAGGCATAACTTCATATTATTGAAGGACGCGTTCTCAATGTATGATCCAGCTTGTCCGAGTTGTGCAATTTTATTAGATGATTTTTATTATGAAGAATACTGCGATAACCCTACACCCACACCAACAATTACTGTTTCGCCTTCAAACACTCCAACCATTACAACCACACCAACAACCACACCAACACCAACAGTAACAACAGGATTGACACCGACACCCACACCTAACCCAACTACTACCCCAACAAATACTCCTACTAAAAGTCTCACACCATCTATAACCCCAAGCCCGACAAATACACCTGTGGTTGGACCTAATACTCTATTCATGGGATTTGATATTTTATAATATGGAAGAACAAATAAAAAGTAAGATTGAGGAATTATTCCAAACCACACCTGAGGGTGTTGGAGTGATGCTTGGTAATAAGATAACTAACGGTGAATACACTGGCGAGGAAAGTATTGTATTCACGGTAGAAAAAAAGAAACCTTTATCTGAGTTATCACCGGACGAAATTTTGCCCTCTGAAGTTGAGATCGACGGTAGAGTTTTCAAGACTGATGTTTTTGAGACTGGTGAGATTAGGGCATTTGCTTGTCCGTCAAGTATCACAAGTGCTTGTTATTCTTGGCAGTCAACTCCACCACAAAACAGACAAACAATAAGACCTTTGAAAGGTGGTGTATCTCTAACATCACAAAACCTACAGGGTTATGTGGGAACTTTAGGTTTTTTGGCCGTGGATACTGTTACTGGTGCTTTGGTTGGTATAACAAATAATCACGTCGTGATTGCCGATGCATACTACGCCAATTTCAGATCACCAACAGGTATTATACAAAATGAGAGTTCGGATAATGCCTATCAATCAGGTGATTTCCAACCCTCAACATCATCACTTAAGATTGGAGAAGTTTTGAGGTACGTGCCGATATCGGAACCACCTTTTTATAATCAAGTAGATGGTGCAATGATTTCAATATCCCAATCTGTAATGTCAGATTCTGAATCATTTAAACAATTCGGTTTGTCAGGAACATCAGTTATGCCATTTGCAACAACGTCTGAAATCGACGCACTTGTAGGAAACACATCAGGGTCAAGCAGTGGAAGATCAACTGGTGTGAAACAAGGTGCATTATGTGGTCTTACAATACAGGGTATTAATTATGTTACTGGGGTAAGTGGTTATAAACAACAAGGTGTGTCAACTGTGGCATATTTCAATAATTGTATTTCATTTACAAGACCAAACCCCGATTGTCTATATCCGATATATCCTGGTGATTCAGGATCTGCGTTGATTGCAAAAATAGGTGGTGTGGATAAGATTATCGGATTATGTTTTGCCGGAGGTAACACTATAGGAATTGCATGTAGGATTGATGAGGTTGCAACACAACTTGGAATATCTGCATGGAATGGAACAACACCCGAGTTTGTAGATCTAACGAGTAAAAAGTTGGTTACGGTGGTTGGTTTGAGTAACGATAAAACGATAACTTGTAGTGATCAAACACTATGGCAAGTTGGTATAATCAATGGAGTTAGAATCTGTTAAGAATGGGACAAATCAGATACATAACGATTTCGAGTGAGATATACGATGGGCGTGTTTGTTTTGCAAAATTTTTGGATAACAATAACGTCACAACTGATTTGGGACAACAGATTATTTCTTTTCAATTCACAACTGAAAGTGATTATGGTACTTGTTTCGTTTATGTACCCTCTGTTGATAATACATTTGTGGTTGATATTAGTCCCGAAATATGTCCAACTCCAACGCCAACTACAACTCCAACGACAACACAGACCCCAACACCGACAACAACTATATCCGCAACACCGACGGAAACCCCTACTGGAACGCCGACTGAAACACCAACTCAAACGGCAACCAACACACCTTCATCTACTGAAACCTCAACACCAACTCAAACACCAACAAATACTCAAACTCCTACACAAACTCCAACTGAAACACCCACTCCAACAACAACTACAACTTTAACAGCAACTGAAACTCCGTCAAACACTCCGACTGAGACTCCAACATTAACGCCCACAAATACACCAACAGAAACTCCAACTCAAACACCAACTAACACTGAAACTCCTACAAATACTCCTACGGAGACATCAACTCAAACACCAACTAACACTGAAACTCCAACTGAAACTCCAACAGAAACTCCAACTCAGACACCTACTAATACTGAAACTCCTACAAATACTCCTACGGAGACATCAACTCAAACACCAACTAACACTGAAACTCCAACTGAAACTCCAACTGAAACTCCAACAGAAACTCCAACAAATACACCTACTAATACTGAAACACCAACTCCAACAAACACTGAAACACCAACTCCAACAAATACACCTACTAATACTGAAACACCAACAAGTACCGTAACACCAACAAATACAGAGACTCCAACAAACACTGTTACACCTACTAATACTGAAACACCAACAAGTACCGTAACTCCAACAAATACAGAAACCTCAACGCCAACAACAACACCTACTCAAACACCAACAAGTACAAACACATCACCAAGTAGAATATTGTATTGGGATTTTTCTAACCCTATTTCATATTCGGGGACTTCCACTGTTTTTGATTTGGAGGGAAATAGTAATGGGACATTGGTAAATTCTCCATCAAGTGGTAGTACTGGTTGTGGAACCTATTTGAATTTTGACGGAGTTAATCAATACATTTACACCAACAGTGACCTACAATCATTCTTCTCGGGGGTATCTCCTAATAAGTCTGAGATTACATCAATATTTATGTGGGTTTATCCTACGGGCAACGGGGTAATACTTTCAGAGATTGGAACTCCAAATTCATTTGCTGGATGGCACGACTCTCAAATTGAGATGGTTGGAGGGGTATTAAAATTTGGAATGTGGAATGGACTTGCTATAGGAAGTGTAACATCAAGTATTTCAACACCACTAAACAATTGGTATTATGTTGGTATGACTTACAATGGAACAACTTTAACAGCATATGTTAATGGTGTTTCTGCGGGTTCAGTATCGTTTAATAGATTGGCCCCATATAATGCTGGTAGTGGTTTATATTATGCAGTTGCACACTCAGATGGAACAAATATGGGTGATGGTACATTTGGTAATTTCAGAATGGGGAGTTTAGAAATTTACACCACATCCTTAACACTTGGCCAAATTGGTCAAAATTACAATAATAGTTCTGCAAACTACATTTGCCCAACACCAACTCCAACACCCACAGCAACTAATACCCCATCTGTAACTCAAACATCTACTAACACTCCAACGGTGACTAGTACACCAACAACAACACCAACTCCAACAACCACAACGACGTTAACTTCGACTCCAACTAATACGCCAACAACTACAACGACGTTAACTTCGACTCCTACACCTACTAATACTGAAACACCTACACAAACCCCGACCAATACACAAACACCGACACCTTCTATAACAGCTAGCCAAACCCAAACACCGACAAATACGAGTACTTCAACAAATACTCCAACTCCAAGTATTACTGCAAGTCAAACACAAACTCTAACTCCAACTAATACAAATACCCCTACTCCAACTAATACAAATACCCCTACTCCAACTAATACAGGATACACAAATACTGCTGCAATATATTATGACCCAGGTAATACATCATCGTATCCTGGAACGGGAACAGTATTAACAAATATTGGAACAGATGGTAACGTCTCAGGGACCAGTGGTACATTGAGCGGTGTTGCATATGAAAGTGCAACGGCTCAAGGTGTCTTTAATTTCGATGGTGGTACTGATAAAATTTCATTTAATAGTTATAATTTTGGAAATACAATTACAACAACAGCTTGGGTATATCCAAGAACCGAATTTAGCATAAATACTTTGATGTCCAATTGCGGTGCCAACCAAGAAACAAACGGATTCAAAATGGGTTGGAATAATTGGAATACAACAAATCTGGCAATGACTTTTGAAGGGGGTAATGGTAGTTCGGGTGGAGCTCAATCAACGGCAATAAATACAATTACTGAAAATCAATGGCAACATATTGCATATGTTTTTGATAAAACAAATAGAACTATTAAGTTTTACAAGAATGGTACCGAAATAGCAACTGCAAGTGGAGGAACACCAGTAGCGAATATAGGAACCAACCAAACTTGGTGGATTGGGTCAATTGGGGGGAATTCATATTTTATGGATGCCAATTTAGGTCAATTCAGAATTTACAAATCATTAAGAACTACATCTGAAATTTTGGATGAATATAATAATACAAAATCTAGATACGGATTGTAATGGCTTCGTAGTAACAGTAACCCAAGTGTAATCATTTTCAATATTTTTTATTGAACCCTCCACTTATCAAGAGGGTTTTTTATTTTTTAAAAAAATATATTTTAATGAAAATTTATGTACAAATAGCCTCATACAGAGATCCACAATTAGTTCCAACAATTAAAGACATGCTAGCAAATGCAAAAAGACCCAAAAATTTAGTTTTGGGTATTGCTAGACAGTTCAATGAAACAGATGGATTTGACAACTTAGACGAATTTAGATCCGACAAGAGATTTAAAATTTTAGATATACCATACCAAGAAGCTAAAGGAGTTTGTTGGGCGAGACATTTGGTACAACAACTATATGATGGTGAGACTTATACATTACAAATTGACTCACACATGAGATTTATAAAGGATTGGGATGATATCTTAATCAAAATGATAAAGGGTCTACAGAAGGATGGGTATAAGAAGCCTCTACTTACGGGCTACATACCTTCCTTCGACCCTGACAACGATCCTGCGGGGAGAGCTCAAGATGCTTGGAGAATGGCGTTTGATAGGTTTATTCCAGAGGGTGCTGTTTTTTTTCTACCTGAGACAATACCAGGTTGGAGAGAAATGAAAAAACCCGTTACCTCAAGATTTTATTCCGCTCATTTTTGTTTCACTTTGGGTAAGTTCTCAGTTGAAGTTCAACACAATCCCGAATACTATTTCCATGGAGAGGAAATCTCTATTGCTGCGAGAGCATATACGTGGGGATATGATTTGTTTCACCCACACATTCCAGTAGTATATCACGAATACACTCGTAAAGGTAGGACTAAGCAATGGGACGATGACAAAGAATGGGTTAAAAAAAACCAAAAAAGTCATTTGACAAATAGAAGATTATTCGGTATGGACGGTGAAACTCAAGAAGGTCATGATGGACCTTATGGGTTTGGACCTATAAGAACATTAAAAGAATATGAGAAATATGCCGGTATTTTATTTGAGAAAAGATCAGTACAAAAATACACTTTAGATAAAAATTATCCTCCAAATCCTTACAACTACGCAACTGAAGAAGATTGGAAAAATGATTTCACTAAACTTTACAAACACTGTATCGATATTGGATACGACAGAGTACCTGAAAAGGATTATGATTTTTGGGTAGTTGCATTCCACGGTCCTAACGATGAAACACTTTTTAGGAAAGACTCAGACAAAAATGAAATACAAGGTTATTTCAGAGATCCTGACAAATATTGTAAAATTTGGAGAGAATTTCAGACAGATTTTATGCCATCGTATTGGGTGGTTTGGCCTCACTCAGAATCAAAAGGATGGTGTGAGAGATTAACAGGACAACTTACTCACAATCATGTAAGCTAATGAAATTTTCAGAATTAGCTAAGTTTGTTATAAATCTTGACCATAGACCTGAAAATTTATCACTCATAAACAAAGAGATGAATTATATTGGTTGGTCCTATGAAAGGTTTAGTGCAATAAACAGAAACAGTTATATGGGTTGTACTTTATCACATTTGGAATGTATCAAAATTGCAAAGGACAGAGGATACAAGAGGGTTATGGTAATTGAAGATGATTGTATATTCATGCCTTATGCCAAATCATTCTTAGAAAAATTAGAATCACAAATAGAGGGAATAGAGTTTTCAGTTTTCAACGTTACCCCAACACTCAATAGGAACGTAAACCGTAGTGAAAAATACAACCTACTATTGGATATAACAGAATTACCCCCAAGGAAAAATAATGACAATGCAGAAACTTTTGCGACCAACATGATGATATATGACGAGTCCGTGTACGACGAAATGTTCAATATATCAACAACTGCATTCACGAGTGGAGATTATTATTACCCTATTGATGGATACTTAGCACACTTCATTTATCCAATAAAACAGAGTTATTGCCCTATAGTGCCCATTGCACCACAGAGAAGATCCTATTCCGACGTATCCCATGGAATGTATAATAATTATTATACACAGGTTTACAATTGGAACCAATATTCACCTGTAAAAATTGATGATTATTACCTATACCAGGAAAGGACAGAGGAAATAAAAAGTACACAAAAACACATAGATTATAATGTCAGTTAAATTTATAACAGCAATATATTCAAAATTAAATGGAACAGATTTAGGTGGTAGACCCGCTAGAGGAAGTCATTACAGATATAGTTTATTGTCACTTCTCAAAATGACAGACTCTGTTTTTGTATGTTATACGACAGAAGATGAAAAGTCAGAGCTAGAAATCTTTTTCTACGATGTCCATAAGATTGATCCAAAAAAAATCGAGTTTAAAGTTTTTGATTTGTACGAGACTAAATTCAAAAATATAATTAATTCTAAAAAGAATATCGAACAAGTGCGAAAATCTGATAGATGTGTTGAAGTTCAGTTCTCGAAGTTTCATTGGTGGTGGAATGAAGATGGCTCTTATGATCATTACTATTGGATAGATGCTGGATTGTCACATTGTGGTTTGATACCCTTGAAATATCTAACGGATAAAGGAGTACAGAGAAAGTATTACGAGTCAAATTTATTTCAGAATGATTTTTTGAAAAATCTAATAGAATTTACTGATGATAAAATTTTTATGATAGGTAAAGAAAACGATAGAAACTATTGGTCTGGAACCGTCGATAAAAAATATTACACAAGCTATGACAGATCTATACATATCATAGGTGGTCTATTTGGTGGAAGAAAAGAAAATTGGAATTGGTTAGTAACAACTTTCGAAGATTACTTGAAAAAAGTTTTGGAAGATGCAGATGAAAATTTACCGATGGAGGAGCAAATTATGACTTTGATGTATTTCAATCACTTTGATAGATTTAAACGTAAACATTTTGACATATGGTGGTGTAAAGATAATTGCCCGCCAGGTACTGATCCAAATCTTTTTGAAAGAAATAAAAGTTTCTATAAAATATTAACAGAATTAAACAAAATAGATGAGTGACATTACAATTGTGACTGGCATTTGGGACATCGGTAGGGAAGATCTTACTGAAGGATGGTCTCGTTCATATTCTCATTACACTAAAAGATTTGATTTACTTTTAGACTTTGATGTTAATATGATAATTTATGGTGATGAAAAACTGCAAGAGATTGTTTCGAAAAAAAGGGACCCTAATAAAACTCAATTCATTGTGAGAGACGTTAGTTGGTTTAAACAGAACGAATTCTACAACAACATACAAACTATCAGAAATAATACTAAATGGAAAAATTTGGCCGGTTGGTTATCAGAGTCCACTCAGTCAAGACTTGAACTTTATAATCCATTGGTTATGTCCAAAATGTTTTTGTTACATGATGCAAAAATCATGGACAGGTTTAATTCCAAATATCTTTTTTGGCTGGATGGTGGAATAACTAACACAGTACATCCAGGGTATTTTACTCACGATCATGTATTAGATAAGTTGTCAAAATATATTACCAAGTTCTCATTCATATGCTTTCCTTATGAGGCAAACACAGAGATACACGGATTCGAGTTTAATAAAATGAATGAGATTGCTGGGGCTAAGGTCGAAAGAGTTGCTCGTGGTGGTTTTTTTGGCGGACCTAAGGAGACAATATCTGAAATTAATGGAATATATTACAATCTATTGAATACTACGTTGAGAGATGGATACATGGGTACTGAGGAATCTATTTTTAGTATCATGTGTTATAAAAACGCAGACCTTATAAATTATTTTGAAATTGAAGGTAATGGTTTGTTGGGTAAGTTTTTTGAAGATTTGAAGAATGACAGATTGGAACCTAAAACAGAGTTCAAGATGAATGGGATAGCCCAACAACCCTTGGACCCAAAAAAAGTTGGGTTGTATGTAATCACGTTTAATAGTCCAAATCAATTCGAAACTTTGATTAAGTCCATGGAAAAATATGATAAAAATTTTTTGGAAATGCCTAAAAAGTTTTTATTGAACAACTCAACCGATAATTCAACTTTTCAAAAGTATGAGGAGTTGTGTAATCGATATGGGTTTGAGCAGATAATACCTGAAAATGGCAACTTGGGTATTTGTGGTGGAAGACAGTTCATCGCGGAACACTTCGAAAAAACAGATTTGGAATATATGCATTTTTTTGAAGATGATATGTTTTTCTACTTAGACGGTGGGGTTTGTAGAAATGGATTCAATAGATATGCACCAAACTTATATTTGAAGACATTGGAAATAATGCATAAAGAGTCTTTTGATTTCATGAAAATGAACTACACAGAATTTTTTGGTGACAATGGAACTCAATGGGCATGGTACAATGTACCTCAATCCGTAAGAGAGGAGTTTTGGCCGAACAACAAAAGATTACCTGATTTAGGATTGGATCCAAATGCACCCAAAACAAGTTTTTATTTAGTCAACACCTATCAGGGGATACCATATGGAATTGGAGAAATATACTATTGTAATTGGCCACAAATAGTATCGAAACAAGGAAATAAAAAAATGTTCTTAGAAACAACTTGGGCAAGACCTTACGAACAAACTTGGATGTCTCACATATATCAAGAAATGAAGAAAGATAGAATTTACGCGGGTATTCTTCTTATGACACCAACTGAACACAATAGATTTGACCATTACGAAAGAAGCTTACGTAAAGAATCCTAACGAATATATTTATTTGTATGGAATTTTTTATATTGCAAAATGCAACACTGCCATTACTAAAAATGCAAATTGTCAAGGACGGTAGAAGTGATTATGTCACATTCATGAATTTATTGGAAGTGTCAAATATATTTTTCAGCATGATCAACACAGCAACAGGTATACCCAAAGTAGTATCAGCTCCTGCAAGTATTGTTGAAAAAACTTACGCTGAGCTTGGAACACCTACGGAGTATTATGTATATTTCCAATTTACCGCAATGCAGACAAACACACCGGGTAGATATGAAGGTCAATTCCTACTTAGCAGTGATGAAGGTAATCTGATTCTCCCAATTCGAGAACAATTGTTTATTAACGTGCAACCAAGTTTCATTTCAGAAGGTTGTTGCTAGTTTGACGATAGGTTTTCTTTTTTTATATTTATTGTAGATGAGTAAGGTAAATTTCACAATTGTGTGAAAGCCAATAAACCACTCGCTAAGATTTATGTTTACTAACGAGGAAATTGAATCGTTCCTACAGGGAAACGACGACGAACAATTTATAGTTGCTATTGAGTTTGATTACGTTTCAAACTCCATTTTCAAAATCAAAGAGATACCTGGTAAAGGTAAAGAAATTAGAAAAGATACTTTTACTCCTTTTGCTTGGGTTGGAGATCTAAGAAATATAAATTTCTATAATGGGTCAAAAATGGCACAAAAAGAAGCCATGTCCAAGTATGGAATTGTAATAGAGAAATTAGACACCCATGATAACGAAAGACTCGAAAAAGGTCTTACGTTTATGATAAAATCTTTGAAAGGTTACAGAGAACTTATACAATTCTTTAGAGATGGTAATTTTGACCCTTGGAGTGAAACGGCTAAAGATAAGATCTTAATTCTTCCTCCTGTGGAGCAATATTTTATTGTAAAAGAAAAAAGATTATTCAAAGGATTTAGCAATTATGATGATGTTACAAGATTGGTATTTGACTTGGAGACTGACGCATTGGATCCGAAAGATGGACGAATTTTTATGATTGGAATCAAAACTAATAAAGGTTATCATAAAGTAATTGAATGTTTGGATGAATCTCAAGAGAAAGGAGCAATTTTGGAGTTTTTGAATATAATCGATGAAATAAAGCCGAGCATAATCGGTGGATATAATTCAGCCAACTTTGACTGGCATTGGATCTTTGAAAGAGCTCAAAGGCTTGGTATTGATATGAGGAAGGCAGTCAAATCGTTAAATCCAAGTCATTCATATACAAGGAAGGGAAGTATTTTAAAACTTGCAAACGAAGTTGAGGACTACCTACAAACTTCAATATGGGGTTATAATGTCATTGATATTATTCATGCTGTTCGTAGGGCCCAAGCAATCAACTCAAGTATTAAAGCAGCGGGTCTTAAATACATCACAAAATTTATAAATAAAGAAGCAAAAGACCGTGTATACATCGAACACGCAGATATTGGAAAGATGTATTCTAAGAAAGAGGAATACTGGCTTAACATACATAATGGTAAGTATAAAAAAGTTGGTCAAGATAAAAATGTCGACATAATTTGTGAGAAAAGAGAAGATGTTTATATTCGAACAACAGGAGATAAAATTGTTGAAAAATATCTTGATGATGACTTGGAAGAAACTTTAGCTGTTGATAAGGAATTCAATCAAGCTTCTTTTTTACTTGCATCCATGATTCCAACAACCTATGAAAGAGTGTCCACAATGGGTACCGCAACTTTATGGAAGATGTTAATGATCGCATGGTCTTACAAACATGGACTCCCGATACCCGCAAAACAAGATAAGACCGAATTTGTTGGAGGTCTTTCACGACTACTTAAAGTTGGATATAGTAAAAATGTGCTAAAACTTGATTTCTCGTCTCTATACCCATCTATCCAACTTGTACATGACGTTTTTCCTGATTGTGATGTGACGGGTGGAATGAGAGGAATGCTTAAATATTTTCGTGACACTCGTATCAGATATAAACAACTTGCCGAGGAGTATTACACAACAGATCCCCAATTATCAGCGTCATATTCAAATAAACAATTACCAATTAAAATATTCATCAACTCGATGTTTGGTGCACTATCCGCTCCACAAGTATTTGCTTGGGGTGACATGTACATGGGTGAACAGATTACATGCACAGGGAGACAATATCTTCGTCAAATGATTCAGTTTTTTATGACCAAAGGCTACACTCCACTTGTTATGGATACTGATGGTGTGAATTTCTCGAGTCCGAATGACGTGGACACTCACAAATACATCGGTAGGGGTCTGAATTGGAAGGTTAATTTTGGTAAAGAATACACAGGTGCTGACGCTGACGTAGCGGAATATAACGATATTTTCATGAGGGGTGAAATGGCTCTCGACACAGATGGACTTTGGCCCTCTTGTATTAATTTAGCTCGAAAAAACTACGCGGTCATGGATGCCAATGGGAAGATAAAGCTAACAGGTAATTCTATAAAATCAAAAAAACTCCCCATATACATCGAGGAGTTTTTGGATCAAGGTATTAGAATGTTACTCGAAGGGCAAGGACGAGAGTTTATTGAATACTATTATGAATATCTACAAAAAATATTCGACCAAAAAATTCCACTCTCTAAGATAGCACAAAGAGCGAGGGTTAAATTAACTTTGGATGACTATAAAAAAAGACTAACACAAAAAACAAAGGCGGGAAACAGTATGAGTAGAATGGCTCATATGGAATTAGCAATACAAAATAATTTGAATGTAAATCTTGGTGACGTAATCTTGTACGTGAACAACGGAAAAAAAGCTTCACAAGGAGACGTTCAAAAAATGACCGCAAAACAAATCAAAGATACCAATCAGTACAATATCAACATGAATCCAAAATATAAACCTATTACAGAGGGTGTCGTTGTCAATTGCTATTTGCTCGATGATAATATTTTCGAAACGAACCCGAACCTTACAGGTGAATATAATGTACCAAGATCTATAACCACGTTTAATAAAAGAATAGAACCACTATTGGTGTGTTTTAAAAAAGAAGTCCGAGATGGTCTAATTGTTGATGATCCTGAACAGAGGGGTATATTCACCAAAGCTCAGTGTGATCTCATAAATGGTCAGCCATTTGAAGAGATTGATCAAGACAAACTGAAAGAAGATGTCCTTGATATAACAGAGCAAGAACTCGATTATTGGAATAAAAGAGGTTTGCGGCCTGACTATATGTATGAATTGGCCGATCCTGATTGGAAAAAAATGTCAGGATTGTTTCAACCCATCTGATGACAGGATGTACCAATTACCGTTTATAAATCTGAACTCAATACATGCACCTCTATCACAACTTATTTCATCGAAATCTTCGTCAATTCTACCAATATCTGGTAAAATAATTAGATGTGTTAAAGCTTTGACAACTACATGATCTGTAGTTGTGCTTTGTAACTTGATTGTTGTAGATTTATCTCCTCTTACAACAATACAATCTTCACCGCTTGTAATGTAATATTCTTCGTTATTAATTAAAGAAATTTCGGATGTTTCAATAATTCTTCCTTCGAATAATCTTTGTGAGGGTTGTGTTTTGATAATCGACATTAGATAACATAAATTTGTCTTGGCAACGCTCTGTATCTCATTTGTTTGTTAAGATTCTCAGCTGTCAGAGCTTCTTTCTCCATAACCTTTTCAGGACGCAGACGTTCTAATCTGAGTTTCAGTTCTTCTTCAAGCTTAGTTTTTTCGTCTTTAGATTCAGTCAGAAGGCTTTGGTAATCCATTGTAATTTCAGAGTCAGGTGTTTTGAGGTTACCACTATACTTTCCCCTTACTCTTGCTAAGGTCTCTTTACAGTAGGCGGTGAACCATCTCCTCACCCATTGCTGTGCTGGCACGTTAAGATCTTCCCACTCCAATGTTTCCAAAGGAACATCAGATGGAAGTTTTATTATATCAGGATTCGCTTTCAAACAAGCTGCTCTATCTTCGGGTCCTACGTCATAATACCAATACCACACACGATATTGATTGAACCCGAAGTTACCGAAATCGAACTTTCCACCTGGTACGTTGTAAAGTTGTAACAACTTTTTTCCGTCAGGTAATCCTGTAATTCTGTAAGTTAATTCCCCACCTAAAATACGGCTTTGAATATTAATTTCTTGGAGTCGCAATAACATGTCGAAGGCAGGCATCATAAAATACGATCCACTATATCCCATTTGTGAATAACCCGCCGGTCCTCCAAGACCGGGTCCACCTATGAATCCCATAGACCATGGGTCGAATAGTACGTTCGTTAACTCAGCTGATGAAAACCATAAAACTTCGTTCACCTCGCGTCCTGCTGGAATTTCATATAGTTGTGTATTTGCTGAAAGTGTGATATAATCTTTCTTCAGAACATAGGGACCTGATGTTTGTAGACCCACAATTTTCGAATATGCGTAAGTAAACTGATTTTCGAAGTCCATAGTTCTTGTTATCAAAGCTTTTGCTACAGATTTCTCATCCATGTTTAAATTTACAAGATTAACCCATTGAGACTCAATCAACCAATCCAAAGTATATTGTGTATAATCTTGAATAGACAATTCCATTAATGAGTCCATCATCTCATCTTCCAATTCAACTGAACGAAGTGGTGCACCGAGTAGATGTTTGACTCTAGTATAAATTCGACCTCTATCTGGTTCCCCGATTACTGGCATAATAATATAAATACTTTCTTAAAGTTATTTTATATCGTAGACCAATGAATCTGATGGAAATACAAAGTTGCCTGATATAATTCTTGGTTTCTTGTTAAACACTAAAACGTTCCTTCCTTTTTGGAAAATCATCCAATCTGTATTGTAGGTTTTTACTTTTCCTGTGCCTTTCAATATTATGTTAGGTTCCTTATCAATTCTTTCTCTAAATGGCTTAACTTGGCCAGTATATTCTTTTCCGTCTTTTTTTATTTTCAAATCAACCCCTTGAATCATGTCTTCCTTTTCACCCAGCCCACCCACTTTGAAAATTTCAACGGATGGTCCAAAAAATTTTCCCAAAATAGATGCCGTAATTTCCTCTCTTTTTTCACCAGCCGCATCCGTTTCTGTCAAGGATCTCATTATATTTTGAAGTGTTAAGCTTGATGGATCAAATATTTTGAACTTAAAGTAATCTATCGCTTTTACAAACCTCTTAACCTCCATAACCTGTTCAGTTGGGGTTTTTCCAACAAAATTTATTTGGGGTTTTTCAGGGTGAAAGTTTTGAATTATTTTATTAATATCTTTAATAAGAATGCAAAAAGTTGTGTAATTTGTGTTTAGTTTGTTGATAACTGATCTTCCTGGTTGTTCTAAAAAGTAAACACCTGACATATTTCCTTCGTTGTCTTTATCTGCCCAATTTTCATTGAATACCTCTTTCAAAATCCTGTCAATACTTTCTTTGTATATTTTTTCTATATCTTTGTTTATGTTGAACATTAGTCTGATAGTTTCCATTTCATTTGGTGTACATTTTTCAGATTTGCCTTCCATTATAATTTCCTTTAGTTTGATTGACTCGGCTAATCTTGTTTCGATTTTCATATCATACATTTTTGACACGAAATCCCAATTGACAACCTTCCAAAAGTTTGAAATATATTCATCTCTTTTGTTTTTGTATTTCAAATAATATGCATGTTCCCAAAGGTCCAATCCCAATAAAGGAAAACCACCACCTTCAATTATATTCATTAACGGATTGTCTTGGTTTGGTGTTGACATAATTTTTAATTTGTTTTGACTAGTCAAAACCAACCACACCCACCCCGATCCAAATCTTTCTTTGGCTACAGTTTCAAACTCTTTTTTAAAATTGTTGAAGGATTTAAACTCTTTTTTCAATTTATCCTCAAGTGGCCCATTCAATTTCATTGGCTTGGGAGAAAGCATGTTCCAAAAAAGTGCATGATTGAATGCTCCACCAGCATTGTTACGGATTGTTTTGTCATATCTTGAAATAGATTTGATTATCTTTTCAAGATCAAGATCACCATATTTTTTTTTGGCTAATGCGTCGTTTAATTTATCTACGTACCCTTTATAATGTTTGTTGTAGTGAAAATTCATCGTTTCAGCATCGATGAAGTTTTTGAGGGCTGAGTAAGAATAAGGTAATTTTTCTATTCCTATTTTTTTCATTTCTGTGATTAACAACTGAGTCTCTTCATTGATGTGTGTTTCTGTGATTTGTTTTTCAAGTTGTTCAATCTTCTGTTCTATTTTATTCATAACATTCGATTATTCTATAAATAATCCATAAGTTCGTTATTGTCTACGTTCATTAATTTGTTTCATGATTTCTTCTACAATATCGACATCATTTTTTAAATCACCCATGACCGTAGCAATAACTTGTTTTTTGTTATTTAGAATGTCGTAAATGATACCTTCGATAGTATTTTCAAATATTGGATAATATACTAACACATTGTTTTTTTGACCGTATCTATAAGCTCGGTCTTCAGCTTGTGAGTGGTCTGAAGGCAAAAAAGACAGGTCATTCATTATAACAGCTTCAGCGGCTGTTAAAGTAATACCAACTCCTGCAGCTTTAATGTTTCCAACAAATACTTTTACTTTATCATCGTTCTGAAATCTATCAACACTATTTTGTCGGTCGGGTTTGGACATTGATCCATCTAATCTTACTGCAGATTTACCGAAGTGTTCTATTATTTTTTCTAAGGAGTTTGTGAAATTACAAAATATTATTACCTTCTTTCCCTGTTCAATAATATTTTCTGCGAGTTCGATTGTGTTCAATATTTTTTCATCTGCAATAACTTGCCTAACTTCTGTCAGTTTAGTAAATTGAACGGTAAGAGATTTGCTTTCGTCAGGGTTTTTTTCATACCAATTGTAGTAGTCACCCATTACTTCCTCATATTTTTTTGATTTTAATCTCAGGTAAACAGGAGTAATAATTTTATCAGGTAGATCTAAAACATTTTCCTTTAGTCTCCTTAGTACCAAATTGGAGGTTCTGTCTCTTAGTTCCTCAAGATTGGATGCACCCATAACGTTCCAAACTTTTCTAGCCCCAACTTTGAATTGATATCCCTCACAGTATCGGATAACATACGCCATCCAGTTTTTTGCAACAGGAGAATCCACAAGGTTCAACAGATTATAATAATCTATGGGTCTTGAGGTCATGGGAGTACCGGTTAATAACCAAAGTCTGTCAACTCTTTTAACAAAGTCGTTGATTAGTTTTGTTCTTTGGGCTTGAGGATTTTTGATATAGTGTGCTTCATCAATAACAACCAAATCAAAACCGGCATTAAGAATTTGCGAATCATCTTTCTTTTTAGGGTCATGGAAATTTTTTATAATGTCGTAATTTATAATAACGAAATCATGATCTTTGCTGAAGTTCTTACCTTCTGAAATATAAATTGATTTTTTTGAGTAATTTTCGATTTCTCTCTGCCAATTTATCTTCAAACTTGCGGGACAGATAATCAGGATCTTCTTGGCCTTAGCTTCTAAAGCCGCTATAATGGTAGAGGTGGTTTTGCCAAGACCCATATCATCTGCAAGCACATATCTTTTATTTTCGACCAACTTTTGAATGGCTTCTTTCTGATGAGCAAGCGGTGGTCTATTTGAATATTTTTCATAATCTATTTTTACATCTTTTACTGTGTGGTCTTTTATCACTGCGGCCTTTGGTAACCAAAATTCATGAAGTGATTCAGTTTCAAAAAATTTACCCCATATATGATAAGCTTTCTCTTTCTCGGCTAATAACTTTTCCACCCAAATCTTTTCAGGTATCTGTGTGTATAATTTATCGTTTGCCAGTTTTTGTGCGAAATATGTGTCAAGCATCGCCCATTTCTTCGCAACCTTTGGTGGTTTGTCGTGGTTGTTTATAATATATTCAGATTGACTTCTCGTTGGATAAAATTTCCTGTTAAGTTTAAATTTGCGTTTGAGTTCTTGAATGTAATTGTTGGATCCTTCATAGATCTCTAATAAAGAAAGGGCTTTCGATTCTATTGATATGTCACTCATTTGTTCTCTACCTTATTTTTTTTAATCATGCCCCAATAAAATTCATCTCAACTATAGGACATATTTCTATCACACCCGACATCTTTATACTATCTGAGGCAATCACACCTAAACCATGTATTGGACTATTATTCAAGTATATTTTGGTTGGTGGGTTTATTTTCATATCATTTTTGAAAACAAATATAATTCTTTCCGATGTATTTATCAACAATGGAAAGACAGGTCCCAATTACAAGGTTAGGTAAGTTCTTTGGTGGAGAAGACTACGCACTTGATATCGGTATGGGTGAAGAGTGGTTGGAAGGTGACATGAATTTTACTTTGGTGTTATACAAGGTTGATAAGAAAAAGACAAAGACAGATGACGTATACGGAGAAGCTCTACAAGACGGTATTCAATTCTTACCTCCCGTTGAGTTTAAGGGATATGTTAAGGTTCTTATACCAACAAACACGATGCTGGGTGGGTCAAGAATTACGCAATCTGAACCGGGAAATATTCAGATTTCAGTTTATCAAAAGACCTTGGACGATTTAGAGATCTCTATAGATTTTGGAGACTACATAGGATATTATGAGACTGAAAATAGAGTCAGATATTATAGTGTTGTTGATGATGGAAGGGTTAACTCAGACAATAAACACACTTATGGTGGTTACAAGCCGTTCTACAGAACAATAGTTGCCACTTATGTAAACGATAACGAGTTCAGAGGTTTATGATTTATTTAATTTCAGAATCACAAGAGTCTTTGCTCCGTGACAACATACTTGGTCAAAAAGTTATGGTTTACTATAATTTACACAAACATACGTTCTCGGTTCAAAAAAATGGTATTGTTGTCTTACACGCCGATTACGTTTATTTGTATGACGTTGAGTTTCGTGTGAGAAAAGGTGGTAGGGAGAGAGTAAGAAAAGATAAATCAAAAAACGTTCATGCATTTGTGATTGGGACAATCGAGGATTATTGTGTGCAAAATTGTGAAAATATTCCAAACATGGACCAATCGGAAATTATTTCATATGACCCATACATTAATGATTCTTTTGTAATCAAATCTACACAAGAGCCAATATATCACGCATCAGAAGTTGCTTTGATTAACGCTAAAAATAAAATCCATTTAATAGAACCATAAATGCCGTTTCCCAAACAAGTAAAAAAGAAAATTGATTTAGTACCTCAGAAAGAGCTTTTAGCTCGTAGGGAACAGCTTTTGGATTACATTACAAGAGATGGTACTTTTTTACCCAAGTCTGTTTTACACGCTGATTTGGATAGAGGTATGTTAGATTTTGTGAAGAAAGATCTTGAGACTGTAACATCAGGAAAGGTGGTGCCAGTTGTTGATATTATAATTACAACTCAGAATTGGTCACAGTTTACTGAGACTTGGAACTTTAGTGATTTAGATAAAAACGTCAAGGTTCCTTTCATGACTGTTGTTAGAAATCCAGATGTCAAATACGGATCAAATCCATCACTTATTTACAATATACCGAACAGAAGACAGTATTATTTTGCAACAGTCCCAACGTGGGACGGTCAAAGGAAAGGAATTGACATATACACTATACCTCAACCAGTGCCAGTTGATATAATTTATAGTCTAAAGTTTATGTGTAATAGGATGCGTGAGTTGAACCAACTAAATAAGATTGTAATGCAGAAGTTTGCTTCTCGTCAGGCTTATACTTTTGTAAAAGGACATTTTGTTCCAATCATATTACAGAACGTTTCTAATGAGTCTGTCTTAGAATTAGACAAGAGAAAATATTATATTCAAAATTATGATTTTTTAATGATGGGATTCTTAATAGATGAGGAAGAATTTCAGGTAAAACCAGCAATTTCAAGAACGGTCCAACTTATAGAAACAAGTAATTTCAAAAGAAGAAAGCCAAAAAAGATATATCCAGAGAACGCAACAGAATTTCCTCTGACTTTTAATTTTAGTGTCGGTGAAACAGGATATACTGAGAATTTCAAATACACTGCGAATCTAAATTTTAATAGTAAAATAAACCTTGAAACTTGGGATGTCTACCTGAATGACTATTATTATGGTCAAGATGTTTCCACAATTCAAATCACATCAGGAGATACGGTAAGATTCGAGATAATACCTGAGGACGCATCTGCAGTGTCATCTTTGGAGTATATTGCTAAACTACTCTAATCCTCGCCGTAAAGGTCAGTCTTTTCTTTGCATCTCTCCATTATGAGGTTTTCCAAGAATTTGTAAATTTTCAAACCCCTCTTATCACAGTATCTTCTCAATCTTTCGTGAGACTCTATTGAGATTTTTATATTCTTTATCTCTTTGTTCGATTTAGGGGGTGTTTTCATAGGCAGAAAAAAGGCAGAATTAAATATCCTGATTTACAAATACATATTCAGGAACAAAGATTTTTGTCTTTAATTTAATATTTATGAATAAAATAAATTCAACTAGAACCTTTTAATAATGGCAACAGCACAAAAAGTATTCGTATCACCTGGTGTTTACACCAGAGAGACTGATTTATCATTCATATCTCAGAGTGTGGGAGTAACCACTTTAGGTATCGTTGGTGAAACCTTGACTGGTCCAGCCTTCGAACCAATTTTTATAACAAGTTTCGATCAGTTCCAAGCTCTTTTTGGTCCAACGTCCCCCGAGAAATTTGTTAACACTCAAATACCTAAATATGAAGCGGCTTACATCGCTAAGTCGTATCTTCAACAATCGAACCAATTGTTCGTGACAAGAGTTCTTGGTCTATCAGGATATGATGCGGGACCCTCTTGGTCTTTCACAACAATAGCTAATGTCGATCAATCAACAATTGGAACTTCGGGATCTCCTGTTGACTTCGCTTTCACCTTCTCAGGTAACAGTGGTGGAACAATTACAATAACTCAGCTCGCGTCTACATCGCCGACAGGGTCAACAGTACCAGACATTATCTTCGATACTCTTGATATACCTTACACTCAGAACGACGGTTCTGTCTCTTCTTTGAGAGAGGATATTGAATCTCAAATTATGGGTATTGCTAATGCCTCGGGTGCTACTTCAGGAGATAGTTTGTATGTGTACGGGGCTATTGATACATCTGATTTTGATCCATCTTCATACACTGTAGAAAACGTGTTTGATTGTAGTGATGTGGATAATTCAACCATAGTATACTCAGCAGAGACAAATGATGAGTGGTATTATGCAACATTTGACAAACCAGATCTTACAACAAATAGTTACACAGGGTATTCATTCTTAACCTACTGTTCAAAAGTAACTGGTGGAACTTCAGCAACATATGAAATTTTTTCAGGTGCTATGAGTGGAACTATTTATACCTATTCAGGTACGTCTTTCTCTGAGTACGACAACTTAGTTGTCGCTACTTTGAGGTCAAGAGGTATATCTCTTTATAACGCGACCACAGCAGGCCCGAGATATCAAGTAACAGGCTCAACAGATCTTGGTTTGGACACCTCTGGGTCATACTCAGGTCTAACTTCAAACCCGTATGCAACATTCGCGATAACAGGTGAGACATATGAAGGTGATGTTTTCTCAATCGAAACATCATTCCAATCTTCCGATTCCGAATACATAACCAAAGTATTAAGTGTTTCTAACTTTTCTAAGTCGAGGTTGGATATCCCCGTCTTTGTTGAGGAGATATATCAAACAATGTTGAACTGGTCATACAATAACGGTTATATCCGTGGTATTGTTCCAGACTTCGTATCACTTCCTGAAGCACGAGGTGGAAATATTTCTTCAATCGCAAATAACTTATTTGAATATCAAAGTCCAACAACACCGTATGTGGTTTCGGAACTTAGAGGTAATAAAGTTTACAATCTATTCAAGTTTGTTTCTATTTCTGACGGAGACGCAGCAAATACACAGGTAAAAATTTCTATCATGAACATGTCGTTCAACAACTCGACATTTGATATCGTGGTTAGATCTTTCTTCGATACTGATGCTAATCCTGTGGTTCTTGAAAAATTCACGAACTGTACTATGGATCCAGCATCTAACTCATTTGTTGCTAAAAAGATTGGATCGTCTGATGGTGAGTATCCTTTGAATTCGGCATACATTATGGTTGAGCTCTCAGAAGAATATCCTATTGATGCACTTCCTTGTGGATTCGAAGGATATAATATGAGAGATTATTCAGGAAATAATCAATCACCTATACCGATTTATAAAACAGCTTACTATTTCCCTGGTCAAGTAATTTACAATCCTCCTTTTGGTACGACAAATGGTGGTTCAAATGTTGTTACAAGTTCGGGTGATAATGTTAGAAGAACATTTTTAGGTTTCTCAAATACATTAGGTATTGATGAATCGCTTTTACAGTTTAAAGGGTATCAAAATATTTCTGATCATTGTGATACAAATGTTGAGACACCTTTCAATTATAGAACAAAAGGTTTCCACATGGACTCAGGCGCAACTGTTGTGGAAATTGCAAATACGTTTATGACAAGTGGTCAATCAGCTTTCGAAGTTGGTGTTGCAAGTTTCAACTCTGAACCTACCTCTCCTACAAACCCTTACTATAGAATCTTTGCTAGAAAATTCACAATATGTTTTGCTGGTGGATTTGATGGATGGGATATCTACAGAGAATCAAGAACCAATACAGATGAATATATCTTAGGTGCTTCAGGTTACCTCAAAGGTGCTTGTCCAACCTCAAGATATCCTACAGCTACTGGTTGGGGTGCTTTCAGAGACTATGCTTATGGTGACTTGGTATCAAATTGGGGAAACAGTGATTTCTACGCTTACCAACTTGGTATTGCGACTTTTGCTAATCCTGAGGCTACAAACATTAATGTTTTTGTTTCTCCAGGTATCGATTATGTGAATAACAGCGGTCTAGTTGAATATGCTGTAGACATGGTTGAGGACGACAGAGCAGATTCTATCTATATCTGTACTACTCCTGACTACGATATGTTCCTTCCAACAACATACGATAACATTGGTTTAATTTACCCAACTGAGGCGGTTAACAATTTGGAAGAAACAGGTATAGATTCTAATTACACTGCTACCTACTATCCTTGGATCTTAACAAGAGACACAGTAAATAACACACAACTTTACATCCCTGCAACGGGTGAGGTTTGTAGAAACTTAGCTTTGACTGACAACATTGCTTTCCCTTGGTACGCATCTGCGGGTTACACAAGAGGTTTGGTAAATTCAATTAAGGCTCGGATCAAGTTAACTCAAGAGGATAGAGACACTCTTTATCAAGGAAGAATTAACCCAATCGCGACTTTTTCAGATGTAGGTACTGTAATTTTTGGTAACAAAACACTTCAAATTGCTGACTCTGCTCTTGACAGATTGAACGTTAGAAGACTGTTACTACAAGCTCGTAAGTTGATTTCCGCTGTAGCAGTTAGATTGTTGTTCGAGCAAAACGATGAAATTGTAAGACAACAATTCTTGGATAGTGTTAACCCTATTATGGACTCAATCAGAAGAGACAGAGGTGTGTACGACTTCCGTGTGACCGTTTCTTCTTCACCTGAGGATCTTGATAGAAATACATTATCGGGTAAGATTTTTCTCAAACCAACTAAAGCTCTTGAATTTATTGATATTGAGTTTTTGATTACACCGGCAGGTGCTACATTCGAAAATATCTAATAAAATATAATGGGGGGATCAATGTCCCCCCTTTTAGCCAAGATGAAAAATGAATTTAGGGAAGGTTTTACAGAAAAGGGAAGTCCCGATATGAAATATTATGCTTTTGATTGGGACGATAACATAGTTCACATGCCAACAGAAATTATCCTGAAAACAAAAGATGGAGATGAGGTGGGTATGTCAACAGCTGATTTTGCTGAGTATAGAGATAGGATAGGAAAAAAAAATTTAGATTACAAAGGTGATATTATTGTGGGACTTGCTGAAAACCCTTTCAGAAATTTCAGAACAAGTGGAGACAAACAATTCCTTATCGACGCAATGAAAGCTAAAGTAGGTCCAGCATTTGACGACTTCAAAGAGGCAATCAATAATGGATCAATTTTTTCTATTATCACAGCAAGAGGTCACAACCCAAACACTATAAAACAAGGAGTATACAATTATATCATCAATGATTTCAACGGTATCAGTAAAAAGGAACTACTTAAGAATCTGAGAAAATACCGTTCTTTTGTGGGTGAAGGAGAAATGACGGATGATGAATTAATAAAAACCTATTTGGAGTTAAACAAATATCATCCAGTCTCATTTGGTAATGAGGATTCTGCAAAAAACCCCGAAAAGGCAAAAGTGGAAGCAATGGAAGGGTTTGTAAATTACATCAAAGCCATGGCTGCTTTATTAAACAAGAGAGCATTTCTTAAAAAAGATATTGCTAATAAATTCACACCTACTATTGGATTTTCTGATGACGACTTAAAAAATGTGGAAGTTATGAGAAAAAGGTTTGAAAAAGATTCAGATAATGTTGTTAAAACTTATTACACTGGAACTGGAAAAAAATCTAAGATGGAATAATGAATATTTTTTTTTGAGGATTAAGTAAATAGAAAAAAATTTTTAGGGATATATTTATACTTATAAAGACAAAAACAAAAATTAATATATTATGGCTGATTTACTAATGAAAATGCCGATACCTTACGAACCGAAACGTCAGAATCGATTTATTCTGAGATTTCCTTCGACATTAGGTATAAATGAGTGGTTTGTAGAATCTGCTGCAAGACCTCACATTTCAATTGCTTCTACAGAGATTCAATTTTTAAATACATCAACATATGTTGCTGGTAGATTCAACTGGCAACCAATCAATGTAACATTCCGAGATCCTATTGGACCATCTGCAGCACAAGCTCTTATGGAGTGGGTTCGTTTACACGCAGAATCTGTTACAGGTCGTATGGGTTACGCCGCGGGTTACAAAAAAGACATTGACCTTGAAATGTTGGATCCAACAGGAGTAGTGGTTGAGAAATGGATACTCTATGGTACGTTCTTGACAGATGTTAACTTCAACGCACTAAATTATAGCCAAGATGCGTTGGCAAACATAACTACAACCTTGAGAATGGACAGATGTGTTCTTGTATATTAATTCTTTAAAAAAAGTAAAGTCAGTTTATATTTAACCGTGGAGACAAAACTCCACGGTTTTTTTTATGGATAACCAAACACTACAATACGCAACACAAAACCTAAGTTTTCCACATGATGTGGTTCCACTACCATCGGGTGGTGTATTTTATAAGAACAAAAAATCATCTGTAAAAGTTGGATATCTTACAGCCAATGATGAGAACATCATTATGGGTGGGAGTAACAATCTTACTCTTGATCTTATAAGAGCTAAATTATTTGAACATGACATAAAACCTGAAGATCTTATGGAAACTGATATTGAAGCAATTCTCATTTTTTTGAGGAACACTTCATTTGGTCCTGAGATTATAATGACGGTTAATGATCCGAAAACAAATAAAACTTTTGAGACGACACTATCTCTTGCAGAACTTAGTATCAAAAAGGGTATTGAACCGAACGAGGAAGGTCTATTCGAAACAAAACTCCCTGTTTCAGGTAGTATTGTTAAAATTAAACCGCTCACACTTGGACAACTCAATGAGATTACCACAATGGTTGACCAATATCCTAAGGGTAGGACGGCTCCAAGAATTACATGGAAACTCGAAAGACAAATTGTTGAGTTAGATGGATCGAGAGACAGAGGTCAAATCTCCACATTTGTAAGTAAAATGTTGATTGGTGATTCAAAACACATAAGAAAATTCTTGGAGGACAACGAGCCAAGACTTGATATGCAACGTGTTGTAACAACCCCATCAGGAGATAAGCTGACCGTATTCGTTGGCTTTGGGGTGGACTTTTTTCGTCCTTTCTTCTGATTATAGAAAGTCTCAAATCGATGAATTCTACTATTTGAATACACTTTTGAAGATAACTTGGCAGGACTTCTTAGTGATGCCAATATTCGTAAGAAAATATCTTTTGGAAAAGTGGGTTGAAGATAATAAAAAAGAGGGAACTTAAAATTGTTCCCTCTTCTATTTATAAGAAAAGCTAATAATGGCACAGGATGATAAAATAGGATCGGCAAAGGAAGAATTTGAAAAATTCGGATCAATACCAAGCCAAATTGCGGATGCAGTACAGGCTTTGAATCTATATGCCTCAGATGTAAACCGAACTTTCGGTCAAATGAGACAACGAATTAGTGATGCCGTTCGTGAAATATCTCTCGCAACACCTGAGTTAAATAAACTCGACGCTACAGCTAAAGACGCAACTGAGACAATAATTGCTGCGTCATCAGCCACTAAAAGAAATGTTGTTGCATCGAGTGAAGCAATCACAGAATTATTTGCGACTTCGAAAGTGTTAGGAAAAGACATAGAATCTATTGTTAGTACTATGACTGACGTTGGTATTCAGTTTGGAAATTTAGAGGAAAACATGATTGGTGCTGTAAATTATGTACAGTCTATAGGAATGAACACCCAACAAATAATGGGAGACGTTGTATACAATGCCGAACTTTTGAATAAGTTCAACTTTGAAGGTGGGGTAATGGGTCTGACCAAAATGGCCGCTCAGTCAGCAATGTTGAGGGCTAATATGAGAGATGCCGAGAACTTTGCAGATAAGGTCTTTGATCCCGAAGGAGCTATCGAAACTGCAGCGGCTTTTCAAAGATTAGGAGTGACTACTGGATTGCTAGGAGATCCATTTGCTTTGATGAACGCATCAATCAATGATCCTGCTGGACTACAAATGTCTTTAGCTGAAGTTGCAAAAAAATTCACAGCGTTTGATGAAAAAACGGGATCTTTCAAGATTGACCCAGGTGGTATCAGACAGATGAAAGAACTTGCCAAGGCGGCGGGAATGTCTTATGAAAACTTTAGTAAAATGGGACTAGCTGCGGCAAACTCAGAAAGAGTATTATCACAACTCAAATTTACCGGTAATATGTCTGAAGAAGATAAGATGTACATAGCGAGTATTGCAGAAATGAAGGGAGGGGAATACCAAATTAAGGTCAGAGACGAAAAAGGAGAAGAAGTATTCAAGAATATTAAAGATTTGAATGAAGAACAACTAAAGCAAGCCATAGAACAAAATAAGAAAGAGCCTAAAACCATGGAGGAAATTGCAAGGGCTCAAATGGATACAGGAAGAGTCATGGCGGGTGATATTGCATCGATAAGAAACAGAATAGTATATGGAGTTGCAGGTGCTGATGGTTTGAGACAACTACCTGAATTGACTAGAAAATTAGGTGAGAGTGTCACAGATGCATTTCAAAAAGTTGCACCTGGTACCGAGGATATACAAAAACTTACAGGTAATGCTATAAGTGAACTTGGAAAGACAATGGTAGATGTAATCCAAGGAAACAAATCTTTCCAAGATGTTGGTAAAGAACTTATGGATAAACTGAAAGGATCAGGGGTGGATATTTCTAAGTTTGCCGATAAGATGGGAACCATACCTGAAAAACTAATGGATTCTCTTTATGAAAGGTTTAAAGATGACAGGACAGAGGTTGGTAAGATGATAAGTGGTTATTTGAAACCTGGGTCATCTCGCAGAGGTGAATTCCAAAAAGGAATGTCTTCAACGATGGATCTTGGAAAGATAAGTAAGAACGTGAATGTGACAGAAACCAAAAACGTAAATCACGACGGAAAAATTACATTTGAATTCAAGGCTGATGGTAGTATGAACCGAGAAGTTGTACGTACAATCGAAAAGTGGATTGAATCACAAGAAGGATCTAAAAAACTTTATACTTTATTATCAGGAATGAAAGATGCAACAGGACGTTCGATATTGGAAAAAGTTGACAAATAAAAAATCCTGTTTTCCCTATTTATTATAAAATTAACTAAATGCCGAGTCCATTAGATTACGGTAGTACCGAAGCTTTCAGAAAACGTCTTCTCACAAGAAATCTGAGACCTTACAAGTTGGCACCATACGTCGACCCGAGTCAAATTGCGTATTCTACAATACTTACGGACCAATCTGTAGTTGATGCTAGCCCCGACCCAAGCGGATATGGACTTTTTGTTTTTAACGACAGAATGGCTAGATTCAATGTTTATTCACCTGATACACCATTTGAATACTCGACCCAAACTGTAATAAAAGAATCCGAGTTTGAACCATATCCAAATTTCAATTCATCTTTCTACTCACCTGTAGATATCTTATTTGATAGAGATCCATTAGGATCTAATGGTCTTTTAAGTTCTGACTCATTTATTGCTAAGATTGGTGCGACACAACTAAAAAAATTATTCGAAGAAAGAATCGCTCTTGAGATTTATCAAAGAACAGTAGGAAGAGCAAATATTGCCGGAGCAGCAAGTGGAAGTAACCTATTTGGTGTATTAACTAATAGAATACCTTTGATAGAGCCAAACTATCAAATTACAAGACCAGCAAACCCACTGATTGCCGCAGCAGATCTGGCGGTTAGACTATCAGGTAGTTACATACCATTCTCACCAATACCAGGATCATATTTCGATACAGAGATTAGACTTGGTCAACCAACTACAATTGAACAAATTGAGAGAGCTTTTTCATTTATTCCTGAGTCGGGAATTGGGAGATTCTTTGCACGGCTATTAGGTGCACCACAATCGGGATCCGAAAAATTCCTACTCAATACAGGACCAGGACAAAAAAGTGTTCTATTCAGGAACATAGATATGAACAGGTTCAAGCCTGATTACGACAGAAACTTTTTCGATAGGCTAGCTGGGGCTATTGTAAGAGGTACTGCAAATAGTTCTAATTATTATGTTGGATCAAGAACATCTGAGCCGAGCATGGTATTTTCACCTTTGGGTGATATACCAACAGACCATTTTGGAAGAGCGGTACAATCACCTGTTTACGGTCCATCAGAGCTAGCAGAACTTTATGAAGGTGTAGAACAATCACCAGGTTTGGGTGCCGCTGGAGTACCTTACGTTGATGGTGGAGGTATTGAAGGAGGTATGACATGGGTTTCACCAAAGTATCGTAAGAACGCTGGAAAATATGTTGGACCAGGTGGAAAAGAGATGGGAGAGGACCCTGATTACGACCCATCAACTTATGATGACTCGAACTCTACGAGATTTAAATTTAGAACAGGTTCTATATTAGATGAAACACAACGAATTGTAGAAAGCCAACCACCCGGCAAAAAGAAATTTGAGCATGTTGGTAATGCGATAGACCAGGTAAGTAAGGTATTCAACGATGGATATAAAGAAATGACTAAAGGATCTAAAGTAATTTCTTATGTTGGTGAAATAGGTAATGAGGTTGGTGCTGAGTATTGTAGAGTATTTGCTAAAGACACTCCATTTTTACAATACAATGACCTACAAAAAACCGACGGTATAACAACCGAGGGAAGAAGATTTTCATACTCAATTTTCGATAAGACATACAACCTAAACATTGTTCCAAACAGGAGAAATGGAGGACAAGACTCAAGTAATTTGATTGGTGGTGCAAACGGAGCATACGCTAAAAAGTATATGTTTTCAATTGAAAACTTGGCTTGGAGAACATCTAAAATGTTTGAGGATTTAGCCGATTGTGAAAAAGGACCAAACGGGGGTAGAGTAATGTGGTTTCCACCGTATGGACTTTCCGTGAACGAAAACGTGAGTACCGGATGGAATACTTCAGAGTTTCTTGGTAGGCCAGAACCAATATACACTTATAAGTCCACATCAAGATCAGGCACGTTGAATTGGAAAATAGTTGTTGACCATCCATCAATTTTGAATGTGATTGTCAATAAGGTTTTAAAAGATCAGACCAAAAAAAATATCATAGATGGTCTCATTAATTCATTTTTAGCGGGTTGTACAAAGTATGACATTTATGAGTTAGCTAAAAAATATGCAACAATAAACAGATCCGATTTGTTTGAGATACAAAGAATGTTGACTAATCCATCTGTAACAAAAGAAGAAATAATTGAAGCAAATGCCCAACTTAATGTTGGTATACCTGGAGCAACTAATAAAGTAGGTACACAATCTGAAACAAAAGATCCGACACCGAATACGTTAGATCAGTATAAAAATTCATCAGTATATTTTGATAACGATATTCCTAAAAAAGGACAAGTCGGTAGTTACGGAGGGTATTATACGGTCTATACCTCACCTGCAAACCAAGCCACATATACCAAAAACGCAACAGGACCTAATGGTCAGAAAGATCCGAATGCCAAACAACAAGTCGAAAACATGTTTAGGGATGGTGTAATTGCTAGTTTCAATGTGATTAATAATACATCAAACTTTTATAATGAACTCAAAAAGATTTTGGAAGACGGATATACTGTTCGCATTGTTATCAAGGGAGGTGCTTCCGCCCCAAATACAGTTAACTATAACAAAGAATTAAGTGAAAGAAGGGTTAAATCTTTGATTGAATATTATAAAGAGACAGACTTAAACAAATTCATTACGAGTACCCCCCAAACACTAATTTTCAAGGAAGAATCTGTTGGTGAACAAGGGGTTGTCGAGGTCAACAGTAAGGGAGTCCCTGTTGCTGGTGTGACATCCGTGAAAACTTTAAAAACGGAGCAGATTAATTGTACTGATGGTGATGGAAAAAATAACAACGGTGTTGTTAACAAAGACATTTACACAAGAAATGCGATGGCTTGTAGAAGAGCAACAATTACAGATATTACTGTTGTACCAAAAACATCTTTACCACAAAATAATCAGACAACAACACAGACAATAAGTCCAGCCGTACCTGACGGACAAGCACCTCAAGTTGTGACAGGTCCAACCCAAACAAACGTACAAGGACCAACAGAAACAATAACTGAAGTCCAAAGAGATAATATTACAAAAAGAGTGTTGAGAAAGTTTTTAACGGAGTGTGATTATTTTGAGGTTATCAAAGAGGAAACGCCATTGGTGTTTGACAACTTGAAAGACAAGTTACAATTCTTCGATCCAACTTTCCACTCTATGACACCTGAAGGACTGAATACAAGACTTACATTTTTACAACAATGTATGAGACCCGGCGAGTCGATTCCAACAATCAAAGAAGTTAATGGACAAACGACAGTACAATATGATCAGGCAGTTAATACAGCTTTTGGTGCACCACCAATATTAATTTTGAGAGTTGGTGACTTTTATAATATTAAGATAGCCCCAACAAGTTTAGGTATTACATATGAACCTTTATTATTGGATATAAATCCTGAAGGTATAGGTGTTCAACCCATGATTGCTAGTATCCAACTTGGCTTCAATTTTATTGGTGGAGCCGGTCTTAAAGAACCAATTGACAAACTACAGAATGCGTTGTCGTTCAATTACTATGCGAACACGGAGATTTATGACGAAAGAGCAGACGCGACTGACATTGAAAGTGCACAAGCTTTAGATGCGGAATTTATTAAGAATATACAAGCAAATGAGACACTCAACAATTTGAATGCACTAAATGACCCAAATGCATATAATGGAAAAGGGAATAGCGAAACAATCGGTGTAATCACAAGAAGATCAATTACTGACTCACAATTAGACCAAGGTGACATCAACTATAATGATATAATGAACTCTCTATTAAATTCTTCACAAACGTTCTTTACAAACACAATCAACCAATCCAAAACAATTGTCAATCAATATGGTGGTGTTATGTTACAACAGTGGGGATATGAGAGGTATTACATGGAAGGGCTGATAAACTCAAACGGTGTTACAACTAACAACTTGGTAGGTAAGTCCCAAAACATCGAAAAAAGAATTAATAAGTTCTTTACTGATTATGAAACGAGTATCAACAATGGAAGTAATCAATTTATAGAATATTTGGAAAGTAAAAACTTTGCATTCTCACCTAAAATCATAAGAGTAATAAAGAAAAACTTTTCAACTTTTGTGAACGAAAAACGTTCGAGTTACTATAATGCGATTACACAAACAATACAAGAATCAACACAACAACAATTGAATCTTACTGCAATATTGAATAGACTGAATGTTTTATTCCAAGATAGTGGGTCTTTATTAACCGATGGATATGCTTTACAGAACGGCACAATTAAAATTTACCAATGTGCACCAGTTAGTCCATCAACATATAATGATATGAAGAGTGACATCACAAAAGTTGCGGTGGCTTTAAAAGATTTTAACGAAAAACTTTCTACTATTAATACATACAATACATCGAGTGGACAAATCCAAGGGACTGTGATGAGAAATGGTCTTAAGAATCAAGGGGGGCTCGAAACAAACGTTTTTATACCTTTAACAAATCCAAACAATCCCGTTGGGTCAGGATTATTTTGGGAGGCAAACGGTAAGACAAACAAGATTGGTTACATGATTTTGAATAATGTGATCTTGAATGACAAAGAATACCAAAACTTCAGATCAAAAATGATTGATAATGTCATCAATAACGCAGAATTCAAAGGTAATCAGGAAATTCAAAGAGTATTCGACGAATATTGGAAAATAAAAGTTAAACCAGTCTATGATGGTGAAACTAAAGCCACACAGACATTGATTGAGAAATTTTCAAAAGATCATGTTGCTGACTTTATGAAGTTCACGCCCTATAATAAGGGTATAGAAAGAAAGTTTACGTTTGAACAAGTTCTTACACCAACAAATAATCAAAAGAATTCTATTAAAGATTTGGGAAAGACGGTAAACTCAAATACAAGTAATAAAACTTGGAACAACAAAGTAAAGTTTAATTAATGGGAGGACAATACTATAATCGATACCAAGAGTTTCTCATCAATGGTGAGCAAACCGTCGTGCCCTTTGTTAATATACCCAATAAACCAACCGACAAAGTACACATTTATAAAGTTAATAGAAGTAGACTTGATAAAGTTTCAGATGAATATTATGGATCACCATATTTTGGATGGTTGATATTACAAGCCAATCCCCAATTTGGTGGATTAGAACAGAACATTTTTGACGGTGCTTTCTTGGTTGTCCCATTTCCATTAATCACTTCACTTCAGGATTATAAAGCGGCTTTGGATAACCAGTTCTTATATTATGGCAGGTAATAGTGTATTCACAGGACAGGACGGAAATATCTATGTAGATTTTGACGTTCAAAATTTTATTGTGGTTGATCCTAATAAAATAGTTGACAACCAAGGAAAGATTAAAGAGAGATCTGTTGCCCAAGAAAACTTGGTAATGTATGCTAACTTGGAAACAAAACTGTTACCAAGAACCAAATTAGCCGTAGGACAAACAGTTCAAGATCAAATTAGTACAGTTTCTATCGCAGAAATAAATTTCATGAAACCAGGTGGTCAAAAGTATTTGACCAATGATTATACAAACGAAATTACAGGTCTCGGGGTGCTCAATAAAGGAAGTAATAATAAATCTTCAGCCTCTTTCGTACCACCAACGGGACAAAAACCAGTAGCAAATTTGGAACCGGGTCTACCAACACAAAATCAAAATGATACTGGATTACTTGGAATCACACAAATCAACTGTAAGATAGATACATCATTTATACCTCAGGTTACAATAGAGTTGGAGGATATACAAGGAAGAGCTTTATTTGAAAAAGGAGATTTATCACCATACGCCGCTTTTTTCCAATTACCATATCCACCATTCTACCTAACTCTCAAAGGTTTTTATGGACAAGCAATCAGATATCAATTGAACTTGATTTCGTTCAATGCAAGATTCAATACTTTTTCGGGAAACTATGGAGTAACATTACAATTTTATGGGTATAAGTTCAACATACTTAACGAAATATCTTTACAGTCGATACTGTCAGTTCCACACATGTATCAAAGTCAATACACGATCAGTAAAAAATTGTCTGATTCAACAAAATCAGCATCGATAACTCAATTTGAGGAAGGTGGTACCGCCAAAATACATGAAGTCTACAGAGATTACAAACAGAAAGGATTGATACCAAATGATTTCCCCGAGCTAGCTCTTGACGAACTTTTGAATAGATTGGAGTTGTTTGAGCAGAACTTAGTAAATTGTTGGACAAAAGAAGACGTATCATCACTAACTGAAAGTAAAACATTCAGTAAAGACTTGGACACTTTTTTAGGGGTAATATACACAAACAAAGATTCTTGGTTTGAAGTCAATTGTGATCAAGAGAAGGCAATTATTGTTAAGGGTATGGGTGAAACTTTGTATCCATTAAAAAAAGCAGTACAAGAAGGAACTAATACAAATGGTGTAACTCAAAAACAAGAGGTTGATAGTAAACTTAAAAGTCTTGTAACAGAAAACAATTCAAAATTGGCTCAAAACTCAGTATTCGGATCAGAGGGTGGAAAAGATAAAAACTTGGAAGTTAAAAGCACCGTTACATATGAAAACATGTTTGTGGAAATCGAATCTAGTTCAATAGATTATGTTGCCACTTTCAAAATCAGAAAAAAAGTAGATAGAAAACCTGAGACATCAGAAGAAGCTGAGTTAAGAGCCCAAATTGCTAAAGAATTATTACTTAAAATAGAATTCAATGATCAAGGACAAGAAAAAAGTGACAAGGTAAAGTTGTATGTCTTTGAAGGTAATGGTAGGTTCACAGGTTTAATAAATAAAATGTATGAAACTCTGAACTCAAAGGCCCAAGCAGAAGAGGAGAGAATCACTGCGGTTTTGGCTGCTAGACTAGAAAGTAAGGATCAAGGTGTTGGATTCAGACCATCAATTAAGAATATTATTACAGTTATAATGGCTTCGACCGAGGCTTTTATCAGATTACTCGACGATGTACATAAAAAGGCTTGGGATCAGAGGGAAGATCCTGATAGAAGAACAGCTGTTTTGAAATATCCATCTTCTGATGCTAAGGACGATGTACAAATTCTCAACAAACAAAATTTAGTTCCGATATATCCATGGCCACAATATTTTGTACAAGACGATAAAAACCCCCAAAGATTCGTGATTCAATATCCAGGCGACGCCAGTGTTGTAGACTCTACTAAAGCATTTGACTATAAAAAATGGCCTGAGGTTGAATTTGTTGAAGAGTTCATCAAAGCGACAACAGAAAGAGGACCACAAGTGCCTGATACCACAACGAAAGAAAACGAAGAGGAAGAAATTAATAGATTAACACTAAACGGAATTGAATTTCCACAAAGTAATTTACCTTATTTTTCCAAAGAGGAAGTCAAGTTTTTCTTTGAAATTTGGGAGAGAACTTATTTGAATTCACATTATAATAGATTTCAAAGAGGTGGTAATATCAAAGAAATATATGAAACGATTGGAAGAAATGAGGCAGATAATATTATTAATGCTTTGGGTATATCATCACCCTTCCTTATACAGAAGTTGAAAAACTACGGTTTCAACTTCGAAAACTATTTAGGTGTCTTATCCCATATATCAAATCAAGGTACTGGCCCTTCAATACAAAAATTAATTAGAGACATTTTTGCAACATCGTATATTCAAAGTGAGGTGGAAAGACCTTTTGAAATCTACGATAATAGCACGATACAGGGAGCAAGTCCAACGGTGAATAGAGGTCTTACTCAAACAGACCTAAATAATTTCAAAACCCTTATTGAAACAAACGTAAAGCCCGACTTTTGTGACACATATCCTTTCACCAATATAAGTTGGGACCAGACAAACTTAGAAACAAGTGCAAAGGGTTTGGCTGGATTATTTTACAACACAAAGAATACTTTATTTGTAAATAATGATAAAAAAGTTATCACTAATTTTATAGAGACGACCACTAATGAAAGTATTAGACCTGTTACAAGCTTTAGTTATAAAAACTTCACTCAGCCCGTTGTACCACAAAACAACCTTAATATATTTTATCAATACAGAGATAAACCATCACAATTTCTTTCTACGGAAGGAATCTGCGTGGGTTCAAATGGAAATGATTATGTCGCCCAAACCACATCTATCCTTAATACATCTTATTTTGTAAACGCCTTACAGAACGGTGTTGCTGATTGGCAGGCCAAAAAAGAATATCCATTTGTACAAGGTGCGTATCTGTTATTGAACTCACTTCCTTTATCTACGTTGAGAGGAACCTACAAGAATAAGGGAGGAGTTGAGAGTTTAGATTATATTGCTTCTTCAATCAAAAGATTCGGAGGTGTCCACAAATTACCATATCCTTGGATTCTAAAGTTAGGTTCAATCTACCACAGATACAAAAAGTTTGTAAATGATAATGTTGACATACTTGATACTTGTTGGAAAAATTTTGACTACGTGAACAATTTCGATCCGGTAACGGGTAGAGTTGACAAAGTATATGAATTGAGTTTCGAACCGGACACTTTATCCAAAGTATATTTACAAGGATATTATTTTAGTACAACAACACCTCAAGCGCCAATTTCCTTCACAAGTCAAACCATACAATCAGGATTTTATCCTAAATTGATAAACGACATGAATGTGTTCTTGAACGGTGAGCCGTGTTTTTCAACCTATTCCGATGAAGAAATACAATTGTATGTTGATGTGACTATGAAAGTAGGTAACATCAATGAATCTAATGTGGATCAGACATTTGTGTCGGCGGGTACTCCATTCAATATCTTCAGAATGAATCCGTGGACAACCACAATAAAAAATACTTCAACGGGGACTTATTACACTTCACCCTCATTCGGATCGATATACAATCAAGTTCCATATTCAATTTTTGATACAACATCGACTCAAGGAACGTATAAATCAACCATCAATATTTTAGATAATTCTGCAATATACAATGGTAGTGTGAGATCATTTTGGGGGGCACCAAACTACGGTTATTTTGATATTCTAAGAAATCCAAAGCCAAACCCGAATGAGTACATGACTTTGGTCCAACCAGAAGGTGAAGTACAACCTATGAGTTTGGGTTTTACTTATTCAAGTATTGAAGAAATTTTTGCAGTTTTCAACAAAGAACAGTTAGAGATAATGGAACAAAAGTTCCTCGATTTCAGTAAATCGGTTTATAACATAAACGATAATGTTGGTCCAAGCCAGCCCAAGATTACCCTGAATGTTGATACAAATGACCCCAATAGATACTTGAAGAATTTTCAACTTATGGTAAGAGAGTTTTTTGAAATCAGAAGTCCCGAAGTCAATCAACCAATAAAAGATTATTTGAAAAGCGCCATAACCCAACAATTTGGTAACGTAATATCAATCTTGAATAATTTTATGGAGTATGATGTTGTACTCAGAATGGGTAATCCATCAAACTACAATAGAAAATTGTTTGACAGTTTCAACCCTGACTATAAAACAGGGTATATTTTTGTTGACAATACCTCCACACCATCAACAACTACGTCCGTAGATTTTAGATTGGTGGATCCATTCAAATTCGAAACATATGTGACAGGATCCCTGCCTACCCTTGGTGGTAATGTAACCTTATCCGCATCTATTGCGGCAAATCCTGAGGCTTGGAAAGAACTACTTTTACAAGTGGGACCCACAACAATCCCTGAATTAATATTTAATGACGACGGATCATTTATAACAGATTTTTTTGTAGACAATAATATTAGGTTTAATAAAAACAACGTCCTTATATGTGCACCACTTATAAGAATATATGCCACTCAGAAACTAAGTGACAAATCTCTGAATTCAGTTTCATTCCAAAATTTAGTCCGAGAGTATTCTAATCAGATGTTGGAGTATCACAAGAACGTTTTCAATAATTTATTTTCAAACTTACAGAAAGGATTACCTGATGTTAACTATCCTGTACAAGGTAAGATCAAAAGTGCAATTTCAGGTGATCTAGTAAAAGCACAACTTTATGAAATGTTCAAAGCTCTCAATGACAAATGGATTTCAGGGAATGCCTACAACGAAGAGACACTATTACAAGATTTCCTATTTGTAGATAGAGCATCAAGAAGCGTTGGGGATAGTATATTAGTAGACGTGTTGGACCTTCCAAGAAGAGTCAGAAATCTTAATACTGCTGCAAGTGTTTTTACATTAATCTCAGGTATTCTAGTTGAAAATAACTTCTCAGTTATGCCATTACCAGCTTATGTTAATTTCTATAACATACAAACACCTGATGGTAGGAATCCTGTACCTAAGACAGAAAGTTCTGCAGACTTTGCAAACAACTTATGGGGTACATTTTTGAACGTTGATTATAGAAACTCACAACCAAAATTGGTCTGTTTTTATTCTGAGAAACCTTCTAATTACCCTGAATTGGGAAGAAACAAAGATTTCCGATATAAAAACGATGGATTCAATTGTAATAGTATAACGGATAATCCAGTGATTTCAGATGACGGAAAAGAAACAAACTACGCCCTCTCCAACAGATGTGTAGGATTTAACGTTGATATGGGTATTAGAAATCAAAATGTTTTCAAACAATTTACAATATCACAAGATATAGGTAAGGCAACTACCGAAAGTTTAGTCGCAGTCAATAATTTAGCAAATCAATCCTCAGGTAGGGATGTAGTTTCGAATAACGTGTCATTGCTGAACATATACAACGAAAGGAGCTACGCTAGCACTGTGACATGCTTGGGAAACGCACTATTACAACCCACAATGTATTTCTGTTTAAACCACGTTCCGATGTTTAACGGAGCATATTTGATAACTTCGGTTCAACACACAATTAGTCCAGGTGTTTTTGAAACAACATTTTCGGGAGTCAGACAACGAGTATTTTCAAGCATAAGACCTAACAATTATTTGATAAGTTTGAATAAAAATTTATTACAAAAACTAACAACCACGGATCTGAAAACAGCTACCGTCAAACCAAACATAGGAGAGGTAAATCAAACGAGCGACAAAACGAATGCTGCTCAAAACAGTTGTGTAGAACTAGTAACAACAGGTGTTACAACGTACCAAAAGGATTATAGTGTCACTGCCGCTAACGAAACGAAAACAAGCCTACAAACTTTCGTAAATGAAATGAAAAACAATAACAATAGTTCGTCTTCCGATGAAAAAAAGAGATCACAACTTGCAATGGCTGTCTTTGTGTTCAGTTATGTTTCATCCGCTAAGGGAGAAGAAATGAAGTCTTTCGGAAACAATTACACAAATGTCAGTCTACAAATAGATTGGGGTGTAGGTAAGTCTAACAAATATTTTCAAAAACAATTCTGTTGTGTCAACGTGGGAACTGATAAAGGTCAACAATCCAAACCGTTCGCTAGATTTGAAACCTTGGCTAAGTTTTTAGGATTTATGTTCGACTCTTTAGATCAATCATGTAAAGCTACTGAATTCGAGACTGTGTCGGCGAACTCATTTATACCAACGGCTGATGCAATGTACAATTACTATAAGAGATTTTGGCCACAGATTAGAGACGAGAAACAACAGAAAAATTTTGAAACGAACCAAGGAAAACAAGTCAAAGCCAAGATAGAAGAAGCAATGACAAAGATTGCAGCATTATTCCCAACTGCAGGAATACCATACGTTTCAACGGCAAACCCAACAACGACTACACCGTCAGGACAACAGGTAAACTCCAATGTTACACCTAACGCTACCGATAGAACAATTTTCTCAAACGCCAGGATTCCAAACACTGGTATAGTTTATGTAATTAATGCAAATGTACAAAATGATGGAAAGTTAAAAATCAAAGGAGTTATAGGTCCCAACACCCTTAGCAAGGATTACCCTGTCGACATCTACTTAGTCCCATTAACAGGAATGGGTGGTGAAGTAAAAATTGGATCAAGTATTATGGTTAAATCAACCACAGGTGGTAACTCCTTCGAATTTATAACACCTAACTCTTATACGAGAGAACTTAGTGCCGCGGCTAACGACAAAGATAAAATAGGTATAAGATTCAAAATCAAAGAATATCCTGAATATTCATATAGTATTGTACAAGTAGTGTTACCATTAGGATGTCCTGGTCTGAACTTCATTGCTAATCAATTGATTGACGAACAAGACTATCAGGAAATACTTGAGGACCCATGTGGTGTGTGTTACCCTAATGGAACCAACGGTAGGGAAATAATTCTTTACGGTAAGAAATGTACATAATTGTATTTGCAGTATATTTATAAATAAAAAAAGTATGAACATCAAAGAAGCCTTAGACAACTACTTGGGTAAGTCTACAAGATATTCAGAAATGGATAATGGTGACGGTACAAAACAAGTTTGTGATTTAGATACTGGTGACTGTTATACAGTTCGTATAAAAGATGGACTTATTGAAAGGGTTGATAATACCATAACGATAAATAAAAAAGTTAGAGTTGAGACACCACACGGTGTTAAACAATTATTAAACGGATAAGAAATGAGCTTGGATAAGAAAATTTTAGCTGAGATTGAAAAATACAATAAAGTAAATCGTTACATAACAGAACAAGAAGCTGCGGCTGTAGCTGCCCCTGAAGATCCTATTGCGGGACAAGCTCCTGCAGATCCCGCTGCAGCAGCACCTGAATCCGCGGCTACCCCTGAAAAGATAGACGTAGAAAATGATCCTGATGTCGAGAAAATTGACATGAAAGGTAAAAGTCAAGAGGGTGAAGAAGAGGGTACTGAAGAATTGGATGTAACAGAACTTGTAGATTCACAAAAAAAAATAGAAACAAAGCAGGACGACTATTTTGAAAACCTATTTAATCAATTGAATTCACTTGAACAGAAACTTTCTGAGATGGATAGTATTATGGCAAGATTGAATTCAATCGAAAACAAAATTGAAAAATATAGAACAAAAACTCCTGAAGAAAGACTTGAACTAAGAAGTTACGATTCCTATCCTTTTAATCAAAAACTTTCACAATTTTTCGACGAAAAAGAAGAGGAAATGGAAAAGACAGGTAAGAGGGACTATGTACTTACACCAGATGATGTAACAGACATCAACCCTTCAGAAATCAAGGATACATTCCAACCAAAACCAGACAATGTAAAAGATTTTGGTTATTAAAAGTAATATACACACAAGAGGGGATTAGGAAACTAATCCCTTTTTTATTTGACAGATACCCCAAGTTCAACTATATTTTACATACATTAATAAACAATTTAAAACAGAGTAATCATGAGTGCATTAGATGCCGTATTGGCACAGTACGAAAAAAACAAACAGTCATCGGGCGGGGCCCAATCAAAAATGTCACAAGAGGAAAGAATGAAGAAATACTTTGCTCTTATTCTTGAAGACAAAGAAAGTTCAGGATCAAGAAAAATTAGAATTCTTCCCACACCTGATGGATCATCACCATTCAAAGAAGCTTGGTATCACGAAATCCAAGTTGGTGGTAAATGGCAAAAGTTCTACGATCCAGGAAAAAACGATAACGAACGTTCTCCATTGAATGAAGTCTACGAAGAGCTGATCTCAACAGGTAAGGAGTCAGACAAAGAACTCGCAAAACAATATAAGTCACGTAAGTTCTACATCGTAAAAGTTATAGACCGTGACAAAGAGGATGAGGGACCAAAGTTTTGGCGTTTCAAACACAACTACAAGAATGAGGGTATTCTCGACAAAATCATCCCGATTTGGAGAAATAAAGGTGATATTACTGACCAAGATAAAGGTCGTGATCTTATCATCGAACTGACAAAATCAAAAACACCTAAAGGTAAGGAATACACAACAGTATCAACTATAATGTATGATGATCCGTGTTCTGTTCATCCAGATAAAGATGTGATGAAACAATGGGTCAACGATGAATTGACATGGTTAGATGTTTATTCTAAAAAACCAGTTGAATATCTCGAAGCAATCGCAAGAGGTGAAGTTCCACGTTGGGATAATGAAAAGGGTGGATATGTTTATGGTAACGATGAGGTATCCACGACATCTATGGGTGGAGGAAAATCTTCGACTAACGCAGACCTTCAAATAGATTCTGAGGTTGATGGTGATTTACCATTCTAATTCTTATTATGTTCCCGACATTTGTGTCGGGAACATATTTTCAATACTAAAATATGAATATCAAAAAAAAAATGTACGAATCTCTCGTAAGGAAATATGAGAGTGAAATCTTGGAAGCTGAAGCTGCTTTGATGGTTTATATGGAAAACTCTGTGGGTATCGGAGAACATCCACAACTAATTGAAGAGATGGACAAGTTAGTTGATAAACTTGCCACTGCTTCAGATAAGTTAAATACATTACAACAATTTTTTAAGTATACTTATGGCAATCAAGAAAACTGATTTTAATTCCGTAAAGAAAAAATTCTCAACCTCGGCAAAGTACAAACCACAAAGATTTTTGGATCTTGGATCAAATTTTTTGGATGCAGTAGGACTTCCCGGTCCTGCAATTGGTCATATAAACATGTTCTTAGGTCACTCTGATACTGGAAAAACTACTGGAGCAATAAAAGCGGCAGTTGACGCTCAGAAAAAAGAAATGCTTCCTGTATTCATAATCACAGAACAGAAATGGAGTTTTGAACATGCTAAACTGATGGGTCTTCAATGCGAAGAAGTAGTCGATCCCGAGACCGGAGAAATGGATTGGGATGGTTTTTTCTTATTTAATAACAATTTTAGCTATATTGAACAAATCACTGATTACATCAATCAGCTCTTAGATGCTCAAGAGAAGGGTGAATTGAACTACAGTTTATGTTTTATTTGGGACTCAGTCGGATCTGTTCCTTGCAAAATGACTTACGAGGGTAAAGGTGGAAAACAACACAACGCATCAGTTTTGTCAGATAAAATTGGTATGGGAATCAATCAAAGAATCTCGGGCTCAAGGAAGTCTGATACAGAGTATGAGAACACTCTTATCATTATCAATCAACCATGGGTTGAATTACCTGACAATCCATTTGGACAACCAAAGATAAAAGCTAAGGGAGGGGAATCAGTTTGGTTAAACTCCTCTTTAGTATTTCTTTTCGGTAATCAGAAAGGTGCTGGTACAACAAAGATTACTGCGACCAAAGACAAGAGAACAGTCAAATTCGCTGTCAGGAGTAAAGTATCTGTTATGAAAAATCATATCAATGGTTTAGGGTACGACGATGGGAGAATTATCGTTACACCTCACGGTTTTTTGGCGGGTAAAGATACCACCGAAGAAAAATCTTCTATAGAAGCTTACAAAAAAGAATATGCAGACTATTGGAAAGACATCATCGGAGCTGAAGGCGACTTTGATTTGAAAGAAGAAAAAGAAGATTGACAACCTGTAAAATAGATTATGTGACTAAGACATTATTGGTGGATGGGGATAACCTATTCAAAATTGGATTTCACGGGGTCAAAGAACTATTTTACGACGGTAATCACATCGGAGGAGTATATCACTTCATTAATACATTACGTAGATTTTTAGAGGAGATAGAATACGATAAAGTTGTTGTATTTTGGGATGGTGATTCAAATTCATCCACTAGAAAAAAAATATATCCTGAATATAAGGCCAATCGTAGAGTTAGCATGAACGAATACAAATACGAGTCCTATCTTACACAGAAGGGTAGAGTAAAACAGTATTTGGAGGAAGTTTTTGTTCGACAAGTGGAGATAAAAGATAACGAAGCGGATGACCTGATAGCACACTATTGTTCCGTCGCTACAAAAGAAACAATTACAATATTCTCAGCGGACAAAGACTTGACACAATTAATAAGTCCAAGAGTATCAATTTACTCACCTGTGTCAAAACAGATACACAAGTTCGGAGAAAAAATAAAATTCAAAGATATTGATGTACCTCACGAGAATGTCATAGTGTGTAAAATACTGATGGGGGATAAGTCAGATAATATTGATGGTATTGAAGGTTTAGGTGAAAAAACATTGGTGAAATTATTTCCACAAATGTTGGAAAAATCATGCACAGTCGAAGAAATTATTGATAATGTACGAAATATCCCACAACAAAAACCTATAAAAGTTATCAATAATATTTTGACTGGAAGAACAAAAAAGGGTATACTTGGAGAAGAATACTACCGAATAAACAAACTGATTGTGGATTTAAAAAATCCACTAATTACAGATGAAGGAAAACAACTTGTTGAGTCCATTCATACTGAAGAACTCGATCCCACAGATAGGGGATATAAAAACTTGATGAAATATATGATGGCAGATGGATTATTCAAATACCTACCAAAAAACGATGAAGCGTGGGTCAATTTCCTCAAACCATTTATGAAGTTGATACGAAAAGAAAAACGAAAAAACAAAAACTAATAAAACATGAAAGAGCAAGATCAAGTTAAGATGGAATTCCTTCTTACACTTAATGACAACATTGTCGTCCAAAGATTTTTTAACGTTAGAGGTTACAATCCAAAGGCAAGACTATCAACCGACTTGTACGAGTACATGTATGGAGTTAAAGAAACTCTTCACCAATACCTGAAGATGAAGACTGTTGTCTATATGTTAGACAATAAGGAGGCAATCATTCATGACCAAAAAATCATGGAGACCTCTTTTACAGAAGGACCCGAAGTTTTTCATCTTTATGTAAAAGTTGGAGATGAGACAATTTGTCATAGAATTTTTGATGGAAAAAATTATCCTCCAAAAGTTCGTTATACAGTGGATGTAAGACCATATTTGAAAGAGATCCTTTCATCACTGACTGACATTTTTTCAAAAACAGAATTAAATCACGAATACTGTGGAATTGAGTTAGTATAGGAGGTATTTATAAATTCAAGGGTAGTGGGGACATACATATATGCAAAAAAATTTCGATTATTTAGGTAATACATTTCAGGTTCAATTAATCAATCAGATTATAGAAGACAAGGAGTTTTCACAGACGATAGTAAATGTCTTGGAAACTTCTTATTTCGACAACAAATACTTTAAAATGATTGTTGCGATGGTAAAGGAGTATTACACGAAATACCAATCCACCCCAACCTTCGAAACCTTGGAACAGATTGCTAAATCTGAAATCTCGACTGAGATGGTCCTGAAAATAATTTTGGATACAATCAAACAAGTAAAAGACGCCCCTTTTGACGGTAGCATTTTTGTACAAGAAAAAGCTTTGAAGTTCTGTAAACAACAGGAGTTACAGAAAGCAATGAAACAAGCTCAGAAAATAATCGATGAAGGTGATTTCGAATCCTATGACAAAGTTGAAGAACTAGTTAGAGATGCTATCCAAGTTGGAGAACGTGAATTGGGTACTGGAGATGTTTTTGCTAATTTAGATGTGGTTTTAGATGAGGATTTCAGATCACCAGTACCGATGGGAATTAGAGGTATTGACAATCTTCTTAAGGGTGGACTAGCAAAAGGTGAGATTGGTGTGATACTTGCGCCTACCGGTGTCGGTAAAACAACTATCCTGACAAAAATAGCTAACACAGCATTTAACATGGGTTTCAATGTTGTTCAAGTATTCTTTGAGGACAATCCAAAAATTATACAAAGAAAACATTTTACAATATGGACAGGTATAGAGCCTGATAAACTTGTGTTACACAAAGAAAAAGTATTTGAGAAGATAGATGAAATTCAAAACTCAATGAAAAACAAATTGATTCTAAAAAAACTTCCATCTGATTCACTTACAATGTTACAAATAAAAAATCAAATCCGTAAAATGATAGCTGATGGTAATAAAGTAGATTTGGTTGTATTGGATTACATAGATTGTGTAATGCCCGAAAAAGTTTTGGGTGATGAGTGGAAAAGCGAAGGATCAGTCATGAGACATTTTGAAGCCATGTGTCACGAACTTGGATTAGTCGGTTGGACTGCAACACAAGGTAATAGAAGTTCAATTTCATCTGAAGTTGTAACAACCGATCAAATGGGTGGATCAATTAAAAAAGCTCAAGTCGGACACGTAATCATTTCTGTAGCTAAAACTCTTCAACAGAAAGAGTTAAATTTAGCTACGATTGCGATTACTAAGTCTCGTATTGGTAAAGATGGTGTCGTTTTTGAAAACTGTAAGTTTAACAACGAACTTTTGGAAATTGACACCGATACTTCTGTAACCTTTTTAGGATTTGAAGAACAACAAGAACAAAAAAAATCGGATCGAGTCAAAGAACTTCTCGATAAAAGAAAGCAAAGAGAAGAACAAAAAAAAATAAATTAAATATCTCTTCGTTTGAAAAAAAAACTAAAAAAAACGGAGATTTTTTTATTCAAAATCGGGTAGATTAGATGATGGACCTATATTTATCATTTAAAATCCTCGATTTTTTCATAAATTAGTATTTATAAAAATTCACAAAAAAATGGACATTTCAAACCGAATTCTCTCAGACATCACAGTGTACATGAAATACGCTAAGTATATCCCTGAGTTGAAGAGAAGAGAGACTTGGCAAGAGCTCGTAACAAGAAACATGCAGATGCATATTAAGATGTATCCCAAATTAGAAAAAGAAATTCGTGAGAACTACATGTACGTTTACAAGAAACAAGTTCTCCCATCTATGAGATCAATGCAATTTGCAGGGAAACCAATTGAGATATCACCCAACAGAATTTACAACTGTGCATTTGTTCCAGTTGATGATTGGAGAGTATTCTCAGAAATCATGTTCCTTTTATTAGGTGGAACAGGTGTTGGTTACTCAGTTCAAAAACATCACGTAGAACAAATACCAGAAATTAGAAAACCAAACAAAGATAGAGGAAGAAGATGGTTGGTAGCTGATTCTATTGAAGGTTGGGCAGATGCCGTTAAGGTTTTAGTCAAGTCTTATTTCTTCGGTGGTTCAAAGATTGAATTTGATTTTTCTGACATAAGACCGAAAGGTGCCCGTCTTGTCACATCAGGAGGTAAAGCTCCTGGTCCTCAACCATTGAAAGAGTGTCTTATCAAACTTGAAGGTATCTTAGATTCAAAAGAAGATGGAGAAAAACTAAGACCGATCGAAGTTCACGATATGGTATGTCACATAGCTGACGCAGTTCTTGCTGGTGGTATCAGAAGAGCGGCACTTATCTCTTTATTCTCTGCATCGGACGATGAGATGATTGGATCTAAGAGTGGATCATGGTGGGAAACAAATCCACAAAGAGGAAGAGCTAACAACTCTGTAACTCTTATGAGACATAAGATTGATAAAGAATATTTCATGGATTTATGGAAGAGAATCGAAGTAAGCGGAGCTGGTGAACCCGGTATTTACTTGAGTAATGATAAAGATTGGGGAACAAATCCTTGTTGTGAAATTGCACTTCGCCCATTCCAATTTTGTAATCTTACAGAGGTGAACGTATCAAATGTCGTATCACAAGAGGACTACGAATCAAGAGTTAAAGCAGCATCATTTATTGGTACATTACAGGCAGGATATACTAATTTTCATTATCTTAGACCAATATGGAAAAGAACAACAGAAAAAGACGCTCTTGTTGGAATCTCTATGACAGGTATTGGATCAGGCGCGGTTATTGGACTTAATATGAAATCTGCGGCTAAAGTTGTCAAAGAAGAAAACGAAAGAGTTGCAGACCTAATAGGTATCAACAAAGCGGCTAGATGTACAACTGTAAAACCCGCGGGTACAACATCACTTACACTTGGTACATCTTCAGGTATTCACGCTTGGCACAATGATCACTACATCCGTAGAGTGAGAGTAGGCAAAAACGAAGCAATATATTCTTACCTAAAGAATAATCATCCTGAACTTATCGAGGACGAATATTTCAGACCACACGACACAGCGGTCATTGGCATACCACAAAAATCCCCCGATGGAGCAATAATCAGAAACGAATCACCAATTCAATTATTGGAAAGAGTAAAAAAGGTACACCTTGAGTGGGTAAAAGGAGGTCACAGAACAGGAAGTAACACACACAATGTATCGGCAACAATCTCAATCAGAGAACACGAGTGGCCGGCTGTTGGGGAGTGGATGTGGGAAAACCGAGATCACTACAATGGACTTTCAGTTTTACCATACGACGGTGGAACATATATCCAAGCTCCATTTGAAGATTGTACAAAAGAAAAATACGAAGAGTTATTAAAACCACTCAAAGACATTGATCTTTCAAAAATTATTGAAGTTGACGATAATACTGATCTCTCAGGCGAAGTAGCTTGTGCGGGAGGTGCCTGTGAAATTGTAATGGCATAATGACAGACGAAATAAAGAAAAATCATGACGGGGAGAAGAACGAACTTCTCCCCTCTGATTTTTATATGGAAGGTACAAGAAAGGTTTATACTGAATATTGGCACATCAAAAGGGGGGTTTGTTGTGGATCAGTATGTAGACATTGTCCATATGAACCTAAATACGAAAGAGGGTCTATTACTTTAATTGAAAAATAATCCAAGTATATTTATGACTATATGGGAGACGGTACTACATATGGTATAAATTTTCCTTTTCGAGATTCTTTGCGAGGTGATTACTTGGCTCTGACAAATACGGTTAACCAAGAAATCCGAGCTGACCTTATTAATCTTTTACTCACAAGGAAAGGTGCGAGATATTATTTACCAGACTTTGGGACAAGATTGTATGAATATATCTTCGAACCTATGGACGGTTTGACCTTCGACGCAATTGAATCAGACATAAGAGCAAACGTTGAAAAATATATTCCAAATTTAATTCTAAATAAAATAACTATTGAACCGTTGGACCCCAAAGAAGAATCAGAATTTCAAGTAGGTACCGACACACAAACATCCCAAATTTATAGATATCCAGGAAAGGGTACAGCTGAATACACTGCTAAAGTGAAAATAGATTTCTCAGTGCAAGACTCGACATTCGCGACCAGTGATTTCGTAATAATCAATATTTAAAATAAATGGCTAATCGTAGAATACCATATACAACAAGGGACTTTGAAGGTATAAGAGAAGAACTAATACAATATGTAAGAACGTATTATCCTGAACTTATACAGAACTTTAATGATGCCTCTGTGTTTTCTGTATTCTTGGATTTGAACGCCGCGGTAGCCGACAACTTACACTATCACATAGATAGAAGTATACAAGAGACCGTATTACAATACGCACAACAGAGGTCTTCAATTTATAATATTGCCAGAACTTATGGACTAAAAATACCGGGACAAAGACCCTCTGTTGCTCTTGTTGATTTTTCAATCACAGTACCGGCATTTGGTGACAAGGAGGATGAAAGATACTTAGGCCAATTAAGAAGAGGATCTCAAGTTGTAGGTGCTGGACAAGTATTTGAAAATGTTGAAGACATTGACTTTGCTTCACCATACAACTCTCAAGGATTTCCGAACAGATTGAAAATTCCAAACTTCGACTCGAGTAATAGAATTATAAACTACACAATTACAAAGAGAGAAGTTGTCGTCAATGGAATTACCAAAGTATTCAAAAGAGTTATTGGTCCTGCAGATGTAAGACCATTCTTGGAAATATTTTTACCCGAAAAAAACGTGCTTGGAGTGACAAGTGTTCTTCTAAAAGATGGTACAAGTTACACAACAGTTCCAACGGTCAACGAATTTTTAGGTTTTGAAAATAAAAGCTTTGAGGTGGACGCATTAGCTGAGGACAGAATATTCATAGAAGATCCAACAAAAGTTTCGGATCAACCAGGTATCAAAGTTGGAAAATATATTCAAACCCAAAATCGATTTATAACTGAATATACACCCGAGGGTTTCTTGAAAATGACATTCGGTGGTGGAACTAATACTTCACAAGATGCATTGAATCAATTTACAACTTTGGGAGTACCATTGAATTTACAACTTTACCAAAACAATATGTCATTGGGTTCCGCTTTGAGAGCTAACACTACTCTATTTGTTCAATACAGGACAGGTGGTGGTTTATCAACAAACTTGGGAACAAATGTTATTAATCAAATCGGAACAATAAGTTTTTTTGTTAATGGTCCCTCCGATAACATAAATCAACAAGTTACAAGTTCACTAAGATGTAATAACGTAACTGCCGCGATTGGTGGTGCTGGACAACCCACAGTCGAAGAAACAAGAAATTATGTTGCTTTCAACTTTTCTTCACAAAATAGAGCAGTCAGCGTTAACGATTACGAAGCTTTAATAAGAAAAATGCCCTCTCAGTTCGGAGCCCCTGCTAAAGTTGCGATCACTGAGAATAACAATAAGATTAATGTTCAAATACTTTCTTATGACACCACAGGTAAGTTGACATCCATTGTCTCGAACACTCTGAAACAAAATTTGGCTAATTACTTGTCAAATTATCGTATGATGAATGACTACATAGCAATCGAGACTGCTGAGGTTATTGATTTGAGTTTGGATATATCTGTAGTACTTGATTCAACACAAAACCAAGGACAAGTCATCACAAATATCATCAACAAAGTGTCAACTTTCTTGGATCCTCAAATTAGAAATTTGGGTCAGAACATTTACATATCTCAGCTCAATAGTCTTATACAAGACGAGAACGGAGTAATTACCGTGACCGCAATAGACGTGTTTAACGAAGTAGGTGGACAATATTCAGGGTTCCAAACATCGATGGCATATTCAAATGATGTAACAAAACAAATTAGACCTGTTGATGACACCATCTTTGCTCAACCGAACCAAGTTTATCAGATAAGATATCCAAACAAAGATATCAGGGTCAAAGTCAAGAACTTCCAAAACGTTCAGTTCTCTTAAGTTTATTATCACCCCGAGTCAACTATTATTAGATTGTACGCCCTTTCCTTAGAAAATGGGTGTTAAACTATTTATGAAAAAAGTCAATTAATGACCAATTCGTATAGAATTAAAACTCAAATTGGACAAGACCAAACCCTAAATGTAAACATAGATCAAGAGTACGATTTCTTAGAAATCCTCTCTATGAAGATACAAAGTGAGGACATCTACACAAGAAACTGTGCGGACTATGGTGTTGTTGTTGGTCGTGTAGTTGCAAACGGTGGATACGGCATACCAAACGTAAAAGTTGCTGTTTTTGTACCAATACAAGAAGAAGATAGAAACAACGATATTATAACTTCTCTATATCCTTATAAATCGACAGGGGATAAAAACGAAGATGGATTTAGATTCAATCTTTTACCATACGAAAAATCTTATTCGACACACGTTCCAACTGGTACTTTCCCGTCAAGAAATGATGTTTTAACAAATCCGACAGTAATACAAGTCTATGACAAGTATTACAAATACACAGTGAGAACCAACGAGAGTGGGGATTACATGATTATGGGCGTTCCGTTGGGTAATCAAACTGTGTTCATGGATTGTGATCTTTCCGATATAGGTGAGTTTAGTTTGACACCACAAGATCTCATAAGAATGGGAGTTGCAAATGAAACTCAACTTAATGGAAATAAATTTGCGTCATCGCCAAACCTCGCATCATTACCACAGATTATTTCATTACAAGCCAATATAGATGTTTCTCCACTTTGGGGACAACCCGAGGTTTGCCAAATTGCAATCAACAGAGTTGATTTTGATTTGAGAGAACAGGCCAACATCGATATCCAACCAACTGCCGTATTCATGGGGTCTGTTATTTCTGCAAGTGACAGAAGAGTACTGAGAAAAAACTGTAGACCTTCAACTGAAGCGGGTAATTTATGTGACTTAATATCAGGGCCAGGAGAGATCTTATGTATCAGACAGACGGTCGGACAAGATTCCAATGGTAGGCCAGGTTTAGAAGTTTACGAGTTTGACGGAGGTGCGAAAGTGATAGACGGAGATGGAACTTTTTTAGTCGATTTACCAATGAATTTGGACTATATTGTGACCAATGAATTTGGAGAAAAAACAATCTCTTTAGACCCAAATGTAGGTATACCAACCAAAGGAAAATATAGATTTAAAGTAAAATGGGAACAAGACCCTGATTTAGGAAAACAAGTAAAGAGGGCATATTATCTAGTCCCGAATGTTAGAGAATATGGTTGGACATCTCCAAATATAGATCCCGCAGATTTCTCGGATCCTAAAAGTCCAATATACACACCAAACTATAGTGCCAACACACAATGGAACCAATTTCAAAAATCATATGCGTTTTCATTAGATTGGAATGATTATTCAAGTCCTCAATCAGCAATAAATTGCGAAGATACTTTTTATCAATTTGGATACAATAAAGTTTATACTATATCTCAATTTATAGATGGTTACCACAATGGTGCAAACAGAGGAAGGTTTATTGGTATCAAAGAAATTTTAGATTCTGCGTGTGATTCAACTAACAATAGGTTTCCAACTAACGACGGTGTTAAGAATTTCGATCTTATATTCATTATTTTTAACTTCTTTTTTTCATTTATCCTACTTCTTTTATTCCCATTGTTGGTCAATGTTCATATTGTTGCATTCCTGTGGCCTATACTTAAAATTCTTATAACATTTGTATATGGAGTAATTGCTACATTCATTTTCGTCCTCTGTAAAATTATTGATGCTATCCCATTCGTGAATATAAATTGTCCAAAACCGCCATCATTTAAAGATATATTCAATTCGCTTGGAAATCCATTCAAGAATATTTCTTTACCTACAATAATTTATCCTGACTGTGAGTTATGTAGTTGTAAAGAAGAATCACCCGAGGAAAATGCAAGCGCTGCAGCCTTTATACAAGAGTCATTAAAGACAACGTCACTTACGCTCCTGATTGATTCGCCAAATCCCGTCAGTTATGGAAATATATTTGACGAACAATATTGTCAAGATGATCCTTGGTTCAAATATTATTCAGCCAACTATTTGAATTTAGAAGATCAAGGAATTGCATGTAGAATCGAAACAGTAGAAAATGCCATGGCTTATCAGCAACAAAATATTCAAAGAATCGTTGCAGGTAATAATCAGGGAATAGTTGGACAAAGAACACCCGCGACAATATGGATGCCTGTAGGAGACCAAACAAACAGACCAGTATGTTCTATGGACCTTACTTTGTCAGAGAGATTGAATCTCTTCAATATGAAGGCTAACTATTTCAATTCGACAGGGGGATGGAATCAAGTTAGAACATACGTTGCCTCTGACATAACCGCAAACTCAGGTTTATTTCATTATGATAATACAATAACAATTCTTTGTGATGCGGCATCTGCCGAACAGTTTATCACAGGAAGAATGATGACATTCCAAAACCCTTTTAATTCTTTGGATCCGAACACTAGTCAAGCAGAAACTAATTTCTCTGGATTTAGTTCCTCTACAGGTTATGCCAAAAATTTGAGAGCGGTGACTGTAAATTATGCAAACCCTGATTTTCCAGATCAGTCACTGAGTCAACAATACATCGTGAATCAAAGTGCGGATACTATACAGAACTGTTGGGTAGGATCTATCATCACAGTTGAAGACGGTGAAAAATGGTTTTACACTGATTGTGATGGGGTATACCATTCTGGTGATACCCCAACTACAGGTTCTATTTGTGTTAATGATCTATTCCCATACGAAGGTGTTAATATTACCACAGCGACCTGTTCCAATCCTAAATATTTGATGTATACCAAGGCTAAGTCGGATTGTGAGTATTTCCAAGTGATCACAGCAATGACTTATCAAAATTTCGCCTCATTGAATCCTCCCACATTCTCAGGTCAAAAAAGTTTGAATGAGAGGTATATTGGTGGTACCATGTATCTATGGGAAGAGCATCACCGCAGAACCGGTTTCTTGGGCTTAGGTTCAGGTGCTAAAACTTGGTTACCTAACACAGCGACAAGACCTTTCTTTGCAATCCCTGATAATAAAGAAATAGTAGTTGTAATACTACAGAGAGGAGTTGATCCAAATAGTACAAGACAGACGACAACTGTTGATATATCAAGAATATGCGGTCAGAACTACGGATCTGTTTTAGTAACATCAAAATACAAGTTGAATATACCTATTCAACCTGGATTGGTCTTACCAAGACATGATCAATATCAATCCAATGAAGACAATCCTATATTTTTTGATTCTTACATATTTGATACTGGTAATAATTACTCGGGTTATACGACAAATATGCACACAAACTATTCTTCTTTGGATTCAACCAAAGTTGGTTACAACGGTTTTCAAGTATCACCCCAAAATACATATTCAATTTTGACACCAACCCACATTAACATAAACACAGGTAGTGGTGGTGGATATGTGAAATCGAACACTTCGGTCAACATTTTTGGAATGTCGAGCTATCCAATTGTAATCAGACAGCCAAATTATCTTTCTGATGCATTCGCATGGGATCCTTGGTATCGAATCTTCGGGTCTTATTATAGTAACCAACCGTGGTCGCAAGGTAAAAAGATGAATGGTTACTGGAATGATGAGTATGTTGAGGGTGGATCGTATTTCTTTTCATCTGTTGGAGGTAGTTTGGAAGAGGGTTTAGCTTCAATTAGATACGATAGATTTGTTTATTTCTCACCTGCATATTCAACGGCAACAACATTGGATGTTCAGGCAAGAACACAAAAAATTGTGATGAGAACTGATCGACTACCAACATCGACATCGAGATCTGGTTATCTTAACAATACCTACCTTTTACACCAAAACACAAACTTTGCATTTTATTTTATAACAGACGAAGGTTTAGTAGAATCATATGATGCGGAAGGGTCTTCATTCTTAATTAATGATGCGGCCGAAGAACTAAGTCAGTATGAAGACCAATTTGCATCAACTTTTTCATGTCAAGGGTTAGTACCACTCAAATGTTATTCAGGGGATTCTGAAACTTTTGGGATTTACCCCAAAACAGATAAATGCTATAAAAAAACAGTTATAAAAGGTGGGTGTTATGTCTTCGTTAGTAAAGTTATACTTTCACTTCCAAACGACTTCAAACAACTTGCCGAGTTCAAAGCTAGAACTAGAGTTAATTTTGCGGCATGTAGAGGTGTTTTTGGACATACTTTTTTAAATAACTGGGTTAATGGAGTGTTATACCATTTCCCATTTAGGAATTTGAGATTTTTCAAATCACCTAAAGATCCTGTAGATCCTAATGGACCATATAATGAATATTGTAATGACGTGGTTCTATTACATAATCAAACAAACAATTTCTACTACAGATCATCACCGTTCAATGGAACAACATTCGTAGGTAAACAAAGGACTGGATCACGTGGAAGAAACGACAAAGAAATACTTTTTCCAACCACAATTATGGATATGGGACCGAGAGACGCCTTCACTCAAGAAGTTACATTGAACGCTGATTTCTTTGGGTATAACATGAACAAGGTACCGACAACTTCATTCAACAATCCTCAAGATATATTGACATTATTCATATTATCGAGACAAGTCAATTCAAGTTGGCTTGCAAATATTATTGGACTAGGAGATGGATCCGTGAATTCGTTTTTCTCAAGAACAAAATCTAAAATTGACGGTGACTATGCACAAATGATTTCAATTAATTCAGAGATAGGGGTGCAAGAATTCAATTTTGAGGCTTACACCGCTCAGTCGGGTTCTAATGTAAATAATCCATTCTATATTGGTCAAGATAGATCTAAGGAACCTGTGATGGGTATATTTTTTTCTTCAGAAACACAGACTAGAGATTTAATATCTCCGAGAAGGTTGATAAGAAATGATAACGTTAATTATAACAATGCTGTTTACGATTATTTGGGTAGTAATTCCCAACTGATACCATACTACAGTTGGACCACCAAAGATAGTAATGCAATATTTGGAACAGAGAAAAATGAATGGAAAACAAATACCATTCAAAAAAGTTATTACCAAAGATTTAATCGTACAGATATTAACTCAAATTATTTTATGGGTGAAAACCCTAAGGCGGACTTTATGAGAGGATACATCTATAATAGAAGTAATATCCTGTTTCAGCCTAACACATTGAATGAAGCATATCAATTTGAGGGTGATAAGAATACATCCGATTCACCGAGCTATGATCCTGTAAATTTAAATACTTATTTCACTGTTGGTCTTCCTTATCACTTCTACTTCGGATTAGGTGTTGGAAAGTCATCCATGAATAGATTTATTAAAAAATACGTTACAACAGAATGAACGGAACAACAACCATAGTACCAAGTAGGTTGAGATTCAAATCTGCACCAACTGTAGATCAAAGTCTCAAAGTTTCAATTAAATCGAAAGAAAACGAACTAACAGAATATGATCGGATTGCCTCTGTTAACCTCGCCGTTTTGTTCAATGACGAAAGACAAGCCTCAACAACTTTCAGACCTACTTTTAAGGTCAGCCCGATTTACGAAAACTCCTACACTGGCACAACTGAATACATTCCATTTCTATACAACCTATACTATGTTGATGCTCAGAAATCTTTAGTGAATGGTATTTGGAGAGGGTTTCCTCAATATTATGAGTTTGAATTTTTTAGACCTAACATACAGGATCAACATATCAGTTATGTTGCTAAAAGTGCTTACACTTATAATTGGACTTATTACTTAAGTTTACCACAAGAGAACAATTATACAAAACAGATGTTTTGGACGGATGGAATTAACGAAATTGAATGGCTATCAGGGGATGGTATTCCTTTTGTTGTTAAAAATATGAAGTTTGATGGTACAAATTACATTTCATTTATTTGTATTAGTGAACACAACTTACAGATAGGAGATTATGTAGAATTGTCTTTAAAGTATGACGGAAATAATCTATTCCAAGTTAACACACTCGGTGATGGTACATTTGGGTCAGAAACTTACATATTCAATCTAACAAATGTTGGATATACTGGTACGACATTTGCAAACAATGCAAAGGGAACTTTCAAAAAGATTGTTGATATAACAAATTCAGGTGAATCAAAGTCCACGTATTATGTAAAAATGCACAAGATTATCACAAACGTTAATGATATTGTTGTAACAAAAACTGGATTTGAGGAAGTACCATTTACCGCAAACAAGAAGTTTGAATTTTCCTCGTTAACCCCAAACAATATATCAAGAATTTCCCAAAAGAACGCATCCACCGTATACACATTCACTGCAAACTACGACCTGAATATTGATAATATTTTGGACAATCAGAAAAGACCCCTAAATGAGATATTTCTCACAATTATCAATAAAGGTTTTACTGGATATTTCAATAAGCCAACACAAGAAACAGGACTAAAAGAAGGTTGGGAATTCAACATAACAGAAAGAAACAATTTATATTGGGACAGTAACAACCTCAAGTCAAATTCCAACATCGGATATTCTTCTTATACAAAAACTAATGGATCAACTGAGGAATTTTATTATAATAAGGATCTGAAATCGGGAGACACAATCTGTGGAGATTGGTGTGAATGGAATGATGTAACTCAGTCAGAGAGAATAATATCACCATATTATCATAAGATTAAATACAACCAAGATGTATTCAAAAGTGAACCAATCACAAATACAAATCCAAGCGGATATTATTACCAACCACATATTGGTATGGTGATTAGAGTATTTTCAAATTATATTGAAACAGGGGAACTCTACAACGTTGATCAAATACCTTTTTGGGCTTTTTATTCAAACGCATATGAACAGTTTATGTGGAGAGACATTTATGAGTATGGTTTTATCGATGAGGCGGACAGAGGAGTTAATTATCCTTTTTTAAATTTTTCACATTATCCATTCAACGCATCTCAATTTAGACTAATACCGGACGGAGGGTATGATCTTGGAGGAGTCATAAGCGAAGGTCCCAAATTCGGACCGTTGAGTGGGTTTAGCATAAACACAGGAGATAAAGTAGTCAAACCTATAGTGGATGAGTGTGAGTAAACAAATATTGTTATCGGGTATTACCAACAATAGTATCAACATTCCCGTAAATTTGGATTGGGAGTATCTTGATACTGAGGCAGATATTGTTGCCTTCCAAGATAATGTTATCGAAGAATTACTCAGATCTGACAAGGATTTTGAAGTCAACAGATTTGCTCACGCTGATTATCAAACATCCACAGAAATAAACTATGAATTCTATTTCTACGAGGGTGCTGGTTTGTCCAACGTAAACAATTGGAAGATTGATTACAGAGCCGAGGGTTTTACAACACAAGAAATATATTACTATGCTAACTCATTTAAAAACTCATTTTTCAAGTTAGACCTTTATGATAGTCCGATTGATACTCAACAAACTAACTACATCACAATTATTATACCCACACAACAAGGTGAAAGAATGAATACTCTGATGCAGACAACGGATGTTTTAATCAGAAAACCTAAATACATATTAAACTATGTTGGTGATAAAGAAGGGTTCTTTATTTATTGGTTGAAGAAAAGAACTTTCTTAGATATATCAAGATTTTTTATGTCTGCCAAGTTTTTTGATGGAAAGACCGGTCAATTTGTAAGAATGATGAATAGACCACAGTCATCAATTTTAGGTAACAAATTTAATTTCTCACAGAGTGAGTATTTCTACTACAGAGTAGATTTAGATTACGCTAACAGAACTTATCAAGTATTTGATACGTTCAACATAGAACCTCAAAGGGTTGGGGGCCTAACACCCATAAAATGGTATGAATACATAAATCCATAATGCCCGATTACAATTACATTATATCACCCGAAGTTATCAGTGGAGATCTGTTCACGGTCAACGTATCAGGCAGCCCTGTGGGAGTTTATTCAGCAATGACACAGGTTCTTAGTTCGGGACCAGGTGGATCTTCACTTTTGACTGGATTAACAATACCCATACTTATAACTGAAAATGTTGTAGATTGTGGATACTACTCACCTTTTGATGGTGCTGTGCACCAAAAAGATGTTGTAACAAATTTCATCTTTTCATCCACGACATCTAACCCATACATTTATAATGTTTACAACACATCAGACGAGTTCAAAAAGTTTATTGAGTTATCAACCTATACAATTGATTGGGGAGATGGATCATCCCCAAATAGTTTCAATCAACTCACCCCCGCATCAATATCTCATCAATACCCCACGGTTGTGAGTGCTTATACAATTACTTTGACTCAAAATAATCCTTGGGGTACAAATATTGTTAAAAAGGAAGTAGTTACCCCATATAGAATAGCAACAATTATCAATCCAAACGGAACCGCATTTTTTGTATCAAACACAGGAAGTTGGACCTTTACACCTGTAAGTTACAATTTCATTTTTTCAGGTGATGCTGAAAACAACATACAGGATCAAGTATCTTCAACGTTTACAACTGTACCATATACGGTCTCGGGTGTAACAAATTCGAGAATACAAGAGCTTGCTCAATATGGTCCTCAGAAATTTATCGTTGGGGCACCCGTAATTAAAGACGGAGGTATATTCGGAGTTATAAATAATAGGTCCCCATTATTTACAGCATACACAATACACAATGTGGATTACTACGACTTTGCCAATGGAGAAACTAAATTCTTCGTCCAAAGTTCAGGATTCACTGAAAATGAACTAACAGCACAATTCTTTTTCAAGAATCCTGCATTACAGAAGGCTGTGGGAGATGCGGAGATTGTTACTAATATCTACATAGAAAGGGGAAAGAACTCCGCTTACGAACAAATACAAAGACTTGGAGAGGTAGATAACTTGGGAGACTTAATCAATTATGGTTACAAGTTTTTCAACGTTGAAACCAAATAAACAGATAAACTATTTATAGAAAATAAAACAAAGAAATGGCAATAGCTTCATACGGGACAATAAGACCAGCTGACTGTTCACCAGATGACATGGAGATAATTTTGAATTATACTCCCTCAAGAGACGTAACAAACAATTTCGTTTTGAAAAAACTCGATGCTAAAACTCTATTACGTCCTTATTTCAGCAATCAACAAATCGGAGGGTCCCCTGTAGAAATCTTGGGTGGATTATACAACTTAACCCTTCCAGCGACAGAATTCAATGCTCTTGGGATTTACACACTTTTGATTAGACCTGCACAAATAAGAACTGTAATTGTGGATTGTGGCGTTCTAAGCGCATTACCAAACGTAAAAGGACTTGTATTAGACCTTAATTTGATACCTCAGGAATATAGAAATAAATTTGTTCCTCAAGGTCTTGTTGGATTTAGAATAGAATATCTGAATAGTGATGGTACAAAAATACCTAATTTCTTTAGAGTTGTTACATCTAATTTCTTTTGTGAGCCAGTCGTCACAAATCAGGTAAATACCCAACAAAAATCAATAAGATACAGATACACTGATAGTACGGCAAACTTAATGTTCCTAACCCTATCACCTTCATCATCACCAACAAACAAACCAAACGCAACACCATATATCGGACAACCCGATCAAGACATCGTTTTAACAAACACCTTTTTCAATCCTGTAACAATTGATATTGAAATGGTTGAATATGACGTGTCAACGCTAGCAATCGCGCTTTACGGAAATCAGACTAAATCTATGGATGATGGAATTTACACAATCTATGACTTTAACAATAATATCTACAGACAATACAACTTGTTTGAAATCAGAGACCAGTTCAATGATCTTCTATATGAAGTTAGACAAAATAGGGGTGATAATATAGATTTCAGTAAAAACTTCAACACGATTATTAGTTAATGCCACAACGAGAAAAATATTTTTATCCACCAAGGCCAGGTAGTGGTTCTGCAACTCCCTTTGACAACATTGTAGGTTTACAAACTGTTGAAGGTGGCGGGCTTACGCAAGGTAACTTCGAGTTCACAACAAGTGTTGTTGAAAAAGTTACGAGAGAATTTAACATTGGAGCATTTTCCTCACCCATTAGCTTAGAAGATTTGGAGATAGAGAGTTTGGATGAAAGCAGATTGATATTTGCTAAAGAATTCAGAGTTTATCCAAACTTAGATTTAACTGAGGTTTCGAATTTCTCAATGTATGGATCGTTATCCAAGAGACTTCAAGTATCGGTGACAAAAATAATTAATAAATTTCCCGCCGCATTGGACGTCAGGTTCATGAATGAACAATCAATTACTGGATTGACAGCCTATAATATTGTATATGATGGTGTCAATGATGAGACTATATTCTCAGTTGATGTTGATAGACTAGCAAATCCATTTTCCATTGATTATTCTATTTCTGCAGCAACAAATATTGTTGCTCGAGAGATAGTTACCTCTCCACTTAGGAATTTGAATAGTACTTACTTGGATTATTGTATTGCAATTGCAAACTCAGGTAACACAGATAATCCTTATGATATTTTCAAGGTATTATCGTTTGAACCATCAGTAAGTTTAGCATCAGGTACTTTGGTATTTTATGTTTCAGGATCACCATTCGGGACGACAGCCACAACTTATACAACTAATTACCATATAAGACCAAACGACTTAGTAGTTGATGAGGTGTTTGCTGAATCTTTTGATGAGGTAGAAAAATTCCTGTTAAATAGATATATTCAACCACCATATACAGCGGTTTTTCAAGTTCCGAGCGAGGATGAAAACGGTCAGTTTTATAATAATTTTACATCAATCACTTGGCCATTACAAGGCACATGGAATTTAGACATTATAACAAATTCATTTGATGAATATCTCAGACAATTATTTTTCGTTTCAGAGGAGTTAGATTCATATAAAACAAATCTGATTTCCCGTTTCTTGATACAAGATTCTTTCAAAGAGTTCGATACCAAGGATAGAAAGGTTGAAAAAATTCTTCAGATATATGGTAGAAGTTTTGATGAAGTTAAAAAGTTTATTGACGGCATGGCAAACATGACCTCGGTTAACTATACGATCCAAAATGACATACCATCACTACTACTAAAAAATTTGGCCGCGACATTAGGGTGGGAACCTAATATATCACCAATTACCAACGAAAACTTTTTAGACTCAGTATTTGGACAAACCAACGCGCCCGTCTATCCAGGTTACGCAAGAGCTCTTACACCAACAGAATTGAACTATCAATTTTATAGAAATCTAATTTTAAATTCCGGATATCTTTTCAAATCAAAAGGTACAAGAAGATCCGTTGAGTTTCTGTTAAGATTAGTGGGAGCACCTGACGCTTTGATAGAATTTAATGAAAACATATATGTTGCCGACCAAAGAATAAATCTTGATCAATTTGCAGTTCAATATGCAAAGATTTCAGGAGGTACATATGTAGATAATGTGCCAACATTATCCTCAACGGTGACTTACAAGTTTCAAGGAGAAACTTACAGTGCATTCACCTCAACAACAATTTTTGAACAAGTGAATTTGGGACTTGATGATTTTCCTATGGATACAGAGGGTTTTCCATACGCGCCCCTTCCTACACAAGACTATTTTTTCCAAGTAGGTGCTGGTTGGTATGAGTCCACACCACAACATAGGAGTCCTGAGATCCCTGTAGAGACAAATGTATTCACAGGTACGAATCCAACATTTCAAACCCAACTTGAACCATTTACTTATGGACAGATTTATTTGGAAAGATACAGAGATTTTCCATACATGACTGAAGGGTTCAAACTTCGAAAAACTATTGATAACAAAAAATCTTGGTTGACAGATGATGAAGACCTTAGAATATCAACAGAAGGTGGATATGAAGCATTTTACTACATCGACAAAGAGAAATTGGTGCTAAACGTAAAAAATGTTGATCTTTTTCTAAATCCTGGACAAGGGTTAGTATATGATGTGTGGAATCAATCAAGATTGTATGATTACCCAATACCTGAGACAGGAATGACAACTCCATTTCCTACGCCAGGAGGTGTCGATTGGACATTTATAAACCCACAACCAAAGAAAAAAACCTTCTTCGAGTTCGCACAAACTTTCTGGCAAAATACAATCAATGTTAGAAATAGAATGTACATCACTGATGGTCACACTGGCGGGTATCCAACTCTATCATCAATATTTTGGAAGTATCTTGAACAAGAAAATACAATTGGTATACCAAACAACAACTACACTTATCAGAAATTAATAGATTATGTTGATGGTCTTGGTCCATATTGGATAAAATTGGTTGAACAAATGATTCCAGCAACAACGATATGGAATTCAGGTACAAGATTCGAGAATTCTATTTTCCAAAAACAGAAATTCGTCTACAGAAGACAAAGAGGATGTCAATTTATACCCGTACCTGCTGAAGCCTGTTATATTATAGGTTCAATGTTCAACTACGACTGTTCAACTGAGTTTGTTGAATTCAAAGTTTTTCCTTGGTTGAACGGAAATACCACTGTATCTAATTTCCAAGGAGTATTACTACAAGCCTTACAGAATTATTTGACTGAGGAAGGACTAACACTTAATGATTGTATAACTAATACACTTTCAACAACATGGTTTGTCGACCTGAAGTTAGGTAATGAACAAATAATTAAATCCACTTTCTATCAGGGGGAGGGATTAAATGACGTACCGACTAACAGCCTTTGGAAAAATAGTTTAGCGGATAACTTGGACAATTTATATCAGTACGGATTGAATTACTTTTTGAATGGAAACACACTGAACGTCACAAACATGGATTGTATACCAAAAAACTTACAGACAAAACTCCAACTGAATGTTGGAATAAACATATCAATAAATTGTTTACGTGGCTGATTTTAATTACATACTATTTGTCACTGGTGATTGTCAAAACAATTCTTCAGGTTCCATAGAGGCCGGTTTCTCGGGTGGAACACCACCGTATACGGTTACTTGGTATTACCCAAGTAATGCTGGTAGTATAGAGGGTATTATGGCAATAGATTATTTAGCGTATGACTACGACTACATTGACCCACTTTCGCCAAAACTTACGTTCTCACAAGTTAATAATCTATCCGCAGCAACATACCCCTTCAGAGTAAATGATTCTACCGTTCCTGTCAACTTAGAGTTCACTGTCAACGTACCAGTATCATCGGGTAACTGCGCAACAATAATCGATGTCTCGGCAACAACCTGTAGTCTGAATAATGGTACAGTTTCGGCTGAAGATTCATCTGATTACTCTGAGACTTCTTTCTTTTTATACACGTTTGAAGGAGAATTATTGCAATCTGCAACAACAGACTTAGAAGTGATAACTTTCCAATATCTCTCTGCCGGAACTTACTATATTGCAGCTGTGGATTATGGTGGATGTACAGGTAAGACACAAACCTTTGTTATAAATCCATCAGTCGAGGTTGATTTTGGTTTTTATATTATACCCGACACCCAATGTGGACAACCTTCAGGAAAATTGATTATCACAGGACAAACAGGTGTACAACCATGGAGCTATATTTGGAACGATGGATCCACAGGAAGCACAATATCAGGTCTCACTGCGGGAACTTACTCTGTAAAAGTAACAGATTCATCAGGATGTTCTAAAATCAAAGAACAGTCAATTGGACAAGTCGATCCCGTAGGTCTCGGAAGTTTTGTCGTCGACAATATCCCAACTTGCTTGAACACAGATGGTGTAATAACCATGACAATAACCGGTGGAACAGGACCATACTATTATTCAGCCTCAACGGGACAAATTGATGTATCTTATTCACAGTCATTTACCCTGAGTGGAGTGCCTGCTGGATCTTATAACTTTTTAGTTACGGACGCAGCACTATGTAAATTCAGTACGGGTATCGATTTGGCAACAGAGAATGGTATATCGGATATAATTCTTACTATTGAACAAAGCTCATGTAGTAATGCTGACGGATCAATACTAATTACGGCTATAGGGGGCACCTCACCGTTTACATATACATTGATTTACCCTGACTCATCAACTGAAACGATAACAACTAACGCCGCATCACAAACATTTAACGATTTATCAGGAGGAACATACTCTATAATTCTCGAGGATTCAAGTGGGTGTTACTTTTTAGAGGAAAGTACAATACTGTCTGACAATATCTTCACTTTTACCGCAACCACTACAGGGACTACATGTGGAGGAAATACTGGAATTATTTTAGTGGAAAAATCTTCAGGAGGAACATCTCCATTTGACTATTCTTTAGATGGAGTTCAAAATATAATTGATACAACTGCTAGTGCGGTAACATTTACCAATGTCTCATCAGGACAACACCAAATTACTATTACAGATACAGATGGATGCACACAGGTTCAACAAGTTTTTGTTAACGGTAGTGTGCCCTTGATATACAACCTATATTCTACATCTTGTGGACAAGGGTCAGATGGTTTAATTACAACGTTTATATCTGAGGGAGTACCTCCATTCGAATTCGAGTGGTCAGATAATGTATCGGGTAATCCTCAGTCTATAACCGCCACAGGTTTAACAGCAGGAACTTATTCTGTTACAGTCATAGATTCAGGGGGATGTAGTCAAACAAGAAATGCAATTATAGACTGTAACAAGAGTTACGTGTCTTACAGAACTTACTTGGTCGGAGAACAAACATTCTCATATGTATCGGGAACAAAAAAAGGTTTGGGTCAAATCATGAATACTGGATTTGACGAATTAACCACAGGAAGAACAAACTGCCAACTTGTGTCAGCCACATTTATTGCAAAAGTAGAATTAGAACCCGAAGGAATCGAATTAGATCAAGATTTTTATGTGTCTACAAGTTTGGTGGACGCTCCACCTGATTCATTATGGTATAATACAGTTCAATCTTTACTTGAAACAATTCCTGGAATCGGACAAGTGACAGTAAATGAACTTACAAGCGAAATTACAATCGAAACCGATAGATCCGAGGGTTCTTTAAATTGCGAAGAAGTTATAGTTGAACTAATTATATTATACGATATTAGGTGTTTGTCATGACAAGAGTAGAAATCACATCGGTTACTGGAGGTACATACCCAATAAATGTGTATGTATCAGACATTTATGGTAATTATGAAACTTTAATTTATACAATTACCTCAGGTAATCCCATACCTCCCGAGACAGGTGTGACACTCTCAACAGTATTTGCGACCGCCCCCGCTATACTTCTCAAAATGCTTGATGCGAACGGCTGTGAGAGAATCCAATTGTTAGAGTGCAGATTTGGATGTTCGTTTCTAATTACCATACATACAGTTTCTTGTGTCACCGATATTACAATAAGCACTTCATCATGTGAGGTAGGTGGACTATCGACCGTTGAAGCTTCCTGTGTATCCACACTGAGTTTATCCGAGTCAAGTTGAAAGGTGATGATGGCTTAACAAAAATAATTGTAATAATATCAATGATAAATTAGTGGAAAAGGGTATTTATAAAAAAAATCTTGGATGAGTCTTTACTCGATATTCGTTGTCAATAATGCCCCAGACTGTGATAATTCCATAGAACAACAAGTTACGGTAACAGGTTGTACAAGTTACATAGTACGACTTGCTTCGAGTTCTAATGCTTTAGGTCCATTTGATGTATATTATTCTTCTTTTCCCATAGGTCTCACAGGAGCAACTTTAGCTTACTCAGCTCAGACGAGAACAGATATGTTCAACGGTGTTATTATTACTTTCGAATGTGTAACACCCACACCTACACCAACTCCGACACCCACTTTAACTCCATCTCCAACTGCTACAGTTGGTACTAGCCCAACACCAACACCAAGTACGACTGAAACTCCGACACCCTCACCATCACCGACTACAACACCAAGTGAGACACCAACAAATACACCAAGCGCTACCACTACTCAAACACCGACTACAACACCTACTCCAACAACCACACTTTCCGCAACACCGAGTGAGACGCCAACAAATACACCAACACAAACAACGACTCAGACACCCACTGAAACACCATCGGTAACACCGAGTAACACCCCAACAGGAACTCCAGCAGCTACCTCTACACAAACTCCATCTCCAACAACAACCTTAACCGCTACGCCAACTGAAACACCGACTCAGACACCAACTACCACAACAACGCCAACTCAGACACCATCTGAAACACCAACTAATACTCCAACACCTAGCAATACAGAAACACCAACACAAACACCTACCAATACCGAAACACCAACTAATACTCCAACACCTAGCAATACCGAAACACCAACACAAACACCTACCAATACCGAAACACCAACTAATACTCCAACACCTAGCAATACCGAAACACCAACTCCAACCCCAACTCTAACTAATACTCCAACAACAACACAAACACCTACCAATACCGAAACACCAACTAATACTCCAACACCTTCCAATACCGAAACACCAACTAATACTCCAACTCAAACTAATACTCCAACAACAACACAAACACCTACCAATACAGAATCTCCAACACCAACTAATACTCCAACACCAACTAATGCTGCTTTACCCAACTACCTATTCATTGAACCAGTAAGTGGTAACGTAGAAATAAATTCATGGATGTTATCTCAATCATCACCTGGTTTATTCCGTGGTTTCGCGAACGGTCTTGCTCTTTCTACAGTTCAAGCAACCTTTAATACACAAATGAATAACTACATATCATTCTCAGGTTGGGGTGGAAGTTTTCCTAGCATACAAACAGCATACTCTCAACCAACTGGAGGCGGAACAGACGATTATGGGAACGTTATCAATGCTTACTTATTTAAAACAATCCAAGTCTCTGCGGCTACAGTACCTGGAAATGCTTGGTATACGTTCATTATTCCAACAGGATCAACAAACGGCCAAAGAATCTCGCAGATTGGATTCAACAATGCGTCAGATCCTAACACACTAACAACAGCCAATATGACCGCAGCCATCTATAATCTAACTGTAACAAATACAGGTTCAACAATCCCTGTGGGTGTGTATAGAGTATACACAACATATACAAATGCAACATTTAGATTTAATGGCGCAACTAACGATATTTACTTTAAAGGTAATACATTAATATAACACAAAAAATAAATAAAAATGAGCTTTGAGTATCGAAATCCCACTTCAGCAGTTATCTTACAAGGCGCAGATACCGTCACGTTAGATAACAATACAGGTACCAACTTCAGCGTGTACTCCATTGGAGGCTACATGGAAGTTTTTTCTCATCAGGACCTCGAATTTACGATTCCTGATGGTAGTTCAGGTACAATTTTGTATTCAGGAAATACAATACCAATTAATTTCACATATGGAACACCGCTTTCTTCACCAAACGCAGTGACCATAGAAACCGACGAGATTTCTTGTGGTAGAAGACGTTTAGGTATGATGGTATACGTCATCTCTGCTGAGACGACGTATCAATATGAGATAGACAACTACGCCGCATTGTGGGATGCTGCGGAAGCTTCGGGTTCATTGGTTGGAGACTCAGAAACGGGATATCAGTGTTATACAAATACAGTTGCAGGTCAAAATTTCGTAAATGTATGGACAGGATCTACAATTGAAGGTGTTGGTGGGGTTACTAGAGCAAATGCACGTTGGAGAATTGCAAATATGAACGACACCGTAATTACAGGTGGTACATATTTTTCTGCGACTACAACTTTAGTTTTATCAGATAATGATGGAACATCAGTTTCAATTACAGGGTTTACAGGCACAGTAACCGGAGGAACTTACAATAGTGGGACATCTACACTTACTTTGAATAATAGTGATGGAACCTCCGTACAGGTGACAGGGATCAATTCAGGAACAAGTGGTAGCTCAGGTTCATCAGGAACAAGTGGAACTTCAGGTATAAGTGGGGTTAATGGTACTTCAGGCTCTTCGGGTTCATCAGGAACTGATGGTAGTTCAGGAACATCAGGTTCATCAGGTACATCAGGATCTAGTGGAACAAGTGGTTCTTCAGGAACATCAGGAACTGATGGTAGCTCAGGCTCTTCGGGTTCATCAGGAACTGATGGTAGCTCAGGCTCTTCGGGTTCATCAGGAACTGATGGTAGTTCAGGAACATCAGGTTCATCAGGTACATCAGGATCTAGTGGAACAAGTGGTTCTTCAGGAACATCAGGAACTGATGGTAGCTCAGGCTCTTCGGGTTCATCAGGAACTGATGGTAGCTCAGGCTCTTCGGGTTCATCAGGAACTGATGGTAGTTCAGGAACATCAGGTTCATCAGGTACATCAGGATCTAGTGGAACAAGTGGTTCTTCAGGAACATCAGGAACTGATGGTAGCTCAGGCTCATCAGGAACTGATGGTAGCTCAGGTAGCTCAGGTAGCTCAGGTAGCTCAGGTAGCTCAGGCTCTAGCGGTACGAGTGGATCTTCAGGATCTAGTGGAACAAGTGGTATTGAAGGCGGTCAATTATTTACAGTAACTAGTGCAGGTTCAAATTATACTATTAGTGGATATGCTGGTAACTTTCCGACTCTTACTATAGTAAGGGGACAGTTGTATTACTTTAATGTAAGTGCTGTTTCAACAAGTCATCCGTTTGCTTTAAGATTATCATCAGGTGATACATCAGCTGTGCCGGGTACAACCAACAACGATCCTGTAAATGGAAAAGCTAACACTAGTGTTTTAATAATTTATAGAGTTCCAGCGGATGCTCCAAGCAGTATAGTATATCAATGTGCTAATCATGCGGGTATGATTGGTACTATTAACATAGTAAATCAAAATGGTTCTTCTGGTACTTCAGGTAGTTCAGGAACATCAGGCTCATCAGGCTCATCAGGAACTGATGGTAGCTCAGGAACATCAGGAACTGATGGTAGCTCAGGTACTTCAGGTAGCTCAGGATCATCAGGAACTGATGGTAGCTCAGGCTCTTCGGGTTCATCAGGAACTGATGGTAGCTCAGGCTCTTCGGGTTCATCAGGAACTGATGGTAGTTCAGGATCTAGCGGCACAAGTGGATCTTCAGGATCTAGTGGAACAAGTGGTTCTTCAGGAACATCAGGAACTGATGGTAGCTCAGGCACATCAGGAACTGATGGTAGTTCAGGCTCATCAGGCTCATCAGGAACTGATGGTAGCTCAGGAACATCAGGTTCATCAGGTACATCAGGATCTAGTGGAACAAGTGGTTCTTCAGGAACATCAGGAACTGATGGTAGCTCAGGTACTTCAGGTAGCTCAGGTACATCAGGAACTGATGGTAGCTCAGGTACTTCAGGAACTGATGGTAGCTCAGGCACTTCAGGTAGCTCAGGCTCTAGCGGTACGAGTGGATCTTCAGGATCTAGTGGAACAAGTGGTTCTTCAGGCACATCAGGAACTGATGGTAGCTCAGGCACATCAGGAACTGATGGTAGTTCAGGAACATCAGGCTCATCAGGCTCATCAGGAACTGATGGTAGCTCAGGCACTTCAGGTAGCTCAGGCTCTAGCGGTACGAGTGGATCTTCAGGATCTAGTGGAACAAGTGGTTCTTCAGGAACATCAGGAACTGATGGTAGTTCAGGCACATCAGGAACTGATGGTAGTTCAGGAACATCAGGCTCATCAGGCTCATCAGGAACTGATGGTAGCTCAGGAACATCAGGTTCATCAGGTACATCAGGATCTAGTGGAACAAGTGGATCATCAGGAACATCAGGAACTGATGGTAGCTCAGGCACATCAGGAACTGATGGTAGTTCAGGAACATCAGGCTCATCAGGCTCATCAGGAACTGATGGTAGCTCAGGCACTTCAGGTAGCTCAGGCTCTAGCGGTA